TTCATCCCTCAATTCATAGACTTCAGGTTCTGTCCAATCTACATTACAAGCACATTCATATTCAGAGTGTGCATAGCATTGACAACCTTTACCTGGATAGTATCTTTCTTCATTCATATTTTAATCCTCCTTGAGTACTTCTTGAGCCTTCTTTACAGCATCATCTAGGTTATCAAACTCTTCAACATCTACAAACCACTTCGATGGCTTCCTCCTCATTCCAGCTATCTCCCTACCATAAGATCCATCAAGGATAAGGACTTCCCCTAAGGCAAACACAGGGATATGAGCATTAATATAATCATTAGGCTTATCAAAGTCCTCTTCTACAGCCATTCGATAAATCTGCTCCTTATTAAACTCATCCCAGTCCTTAACCATAACAGCATCATAGACATTGCCATCCTTAGGCTTTGGGACCTTGGTAATAACTGCGAATATATAATTCATATTACTTGTATGCTAGAATTTCTATTCCAATTAAATTACCCTCTTCATCTTTATCAATAACAATAGTTGGATTAAAGAGCTGCTTTGAACCTTTAATCTGTCTTACAGACCTATCATCATCTTTATAGAGTTTAAAGTACATCTTATAATCTTTATCAGATTCATAGATACAGGCCTCTACTTCTGACCATTCCTTCTTAATCTCATTCATATCTCCTTTTTGCCTAATTTCAGCAAGAAACCAATCACAGAATTCCTTATGGGTTGCATCAATTTTCTTTTTCATGCCTTTATACTATAGGGCTCTTTAGGACACTTCAAGCTTTTTTCAATATCCCATATCAAGGTTCTGGGCCTGTTTAGTTAACTCATCTAATACAACAGCTCTTTTCTCCTTATCTTCATCATCCATATGCTTTAGACAAAGATTGATAATATGCCTACGAAAGGCATCATAATCATAATCATAGATTCCCCAATCATCAAATCCAATCTCTTGAACTGTTTTGCCTCTCATATACTTCTCCCAGATAGGAACAATATCTTCAGGCAAATTCTTTAAGATCTCCTTCTCAGGGATCATTCCATTAAACCTATGTTCTTTGAGCTCTGATAAAGGGTTCATTGAGGCATTGTTATAATATATAGGATTAATTAATAAATTGCCATGCCTCTTTAATGATTCCAAAACGTTTATTGATATCAGAATGATCATTAACGACACCATCAATAATTGCAAAACAATGCCTATTAGTAGCAACATAATATCTACCACTTGGATAGGTCCTAATAAATTTTTGTATTGTCATAGAGGAGAATTTAAATTTTTTAAATTTAAAATTATAAACTCTTTTAGCATATGCAACCATCTTATGTGGCCAATGCCCACAACTACGACGACGCTTGGTTTTTACTGCAATATAATCTGCTGTTTTATATTCAACACCAGTAACAATTGCAAAGCTTATAACCGTGCAATTATTAGTGTCCTTAATGCCAGAAGCCTTAAAGCCGCCATCATTACAAAAGAAAGGAAGTGGTGTTTGTTCTATCATGTATCTATAATATAAAATTATAGAAGGAAATACAAGAAAAAAAAATAGGAGCCTCTGCTTGACTAAAGCTTTAGCTCCTATTTTTCTTTTATACGTTCCTCTCACCATCGCGCTGGTATCGTCAAGGCAACGAGTCTTCTTACTTTTTCTTTATCTCTCTGCGTTCCAACGGCTTCGGTATCCGTACTCCCACGACTTGAGACATGCGTTTGGTAGCATTACTAAAGAAATTAGTGGTATGAAAGACTTTTGTTCCGGATTTTGTTTCTTTCTCAACGGGTGCCGGCATGGAGCCAGCGCGCCGTCTAGTCTGTATTTATCAAACACTGGGATCGAAGCTTACCATAGGTCTTTGGCTCCCCCAACGAAAGTAAAGCTTACTAATCACCAACGGACAACTCAGCTTTACTCCTCTCTAGGATTATACCTACAACTAGAGAGCGGTTAAATTTTATAAGCCAGCCCCTTTGGCTGAGGGCTTGTATTGTTTAAGCAGCCACTTAAACAATACTTGGTATATAAAGATACACTGGCAATATTTGGCAGGACCGGGAATCGAACCCGGAATCTTTGCGTTATGAGCGCAACGACTTAACCGTTTGTCCATCCTGCGTTAAAATGTACTATCAAAGATCAATTCTTATGTTTAAAATAATAACTCTAATTGTTCAGAATTGCAACTATTATTTTCTATTTTTAATTTATATTCTTTTATAATTTCCTGATCCATTCTGTCAGCTAATTCTTTAACTAACTCTTTCCAGTAGTCTCTTTCTTCTTCCAATGTCATAAATTTATTAAAGACGGAGGATAATAATCTTCTATGTCGCTAGAGTTATCACAATATCGTCTCCATGCATGAATCCATATTTTAGTATTGGGATTAGTTGTATTTTCAAATACATCATAAATAGTTCCCTCACAAGTCTTTAGCTCATTAAGAATTTCTATTAATTGTTCTTTTGTTAACTTATCAATATTCATTTTATTCTTTTTACAAATTTAGAACTTCTAAAATCATTAAAATTTGGATGTGTATCATTATCTATTATCCATGCTTCGTCTACATCATCAACTAATGCTTCAAAATGTTTACGTGTATTTTCATAAGAAATTTCTATTTCTTCTGGATTGACAAATCTATCTCTTGCAACATTAGCCTTCACTGAGGTTTCTTTTTCCACTTTGATCCAAACTAATATAACTCTAAAACCTTCTGATTGGGCTTTTGTTATTAATTTTAAAAGCTTATGATAATTTTTACCAATATTTTCTATAACGATGTTAGCTTTATTATTGGTATGGAGAACGTCTTCTCGGTATTTGTCAAATTTTGGAGATACTCTTTTATGTAAAGCATTAACAACTGCTGGGTCTTTTAAATTTAAATTTTCCTTTTTGGCTATCATTTCTAACCAATGATCAGATGTTAACACTTTAATATTAGGAAGATTAATTAATCCGTGTCTAAGGACTGAAGACTTACCAGATGCCGGCATTCCGTAAAGAATAACCATATTGTGATACCTCTTTTCTGGTGTTACATTTTTTTCTTCTGTAAAGAATTCTTTAAATTGCATACTATTTTATATTTTTTATAACTTCTTCAGGCATAATACCTACTACCCAAATAATTTTAATATATTTATCCCTTTGATTTATTTTACTATTAATTTCCATATAGGTACTTTCTGAATTGATATTATCGTCTATAACTATAATAGTTTTTCCACTAGCATCGGGCAAATTAAAAAACCCATTAGGTACTAGACGTTCTTGAACCCAGGCTTTATTAGTTGCAAACCCTGCATCTCCAGCTGGTATTTTATTTTTATCTATTACCTTTAAATCGATTATATACTCTGCAACCTTTTCTAAAGACAAAGGTTCTTGTTGAATGTTTCCATCCTTGCCTACTATATCTAATAATTTTTCTAAAGCATTTTTAGCTATAATACTACGATTGGGATATTTATCATCTTTAATATTGGACTTAACTAATGAGTTAAGAATAAACTTATTAGACTTATATATCTTATACAAATCACCAAAGGTTTTCTTGCTTACCTTATGAGAAGGTGTATTGATTTTACTTCTTACTGCTTCATTAAAAGGACTTTTAGATTGTACATAATATAAAACAGCATCTGGATTGAACTTTAATTGTTCATTAACAATGCGGACTGTATCGTCTACAACAGATTCATAGAAATCTTTCCAAAGTCTTTGATGAAAAGCGTTTTTAGGTTTTTCATCTGTATGTCTATACTTGGCTAAATGGAAAAGAAATACTCTTAAATCTAATTTATTAGGTTCAAAAGTACAAGCCGCATGTACGTTTCCAGCTCTACGATACGGTTTTAAGACTCCAATAGAATTTTCTTTATCATTAGAAAATTTATATTGAGTCAATTCATCTTTTAAAATGTAATGAGGTAGCTTAGATGAAGGTAATTTATAATACCTGTCTGCTACCCCATCACTGGAAATATATCTTTCTGTAAAGAATTCTCTAAAATTCACCAAATTACTTATTCCCCTCCAGTGCTAGCACCGTTGTCATCTTGTTGAAATTCAATGACATTGCCTTTAGCCTTGAGGCTAATGATATGGTCTGGATCAAGAATAAAATCTCGAATTGCCTGGTGTAGAAAGTTGAGCTTGATCTTGAGATTATCACAAGCCTTCTTGAGTTCTCCGCGAGTATCTTTTTTCTCTACCCCATTTTCAATGGTCTTCTTGTTAATCTTGTAACCAAAGAGATGCAACAAACCATTGTTATTATTGACTCGGATACCCTTACCATAACTGGTATAGGTGTCCAATTGCTTCTGAGTACGAGCTTTTGGGTTGCGATAGAGATTGAGAAGGTGCTCCTTGGCTTGCGCTTCCAATTCTGTCTGAGGCTCATAAGCTTCGAGCTTTTTATAATCCTCTTCCTTAGCCTTTTTATAATCAACATTCAAATGTACCTGGTAGTCTGCAGTCTCCCCGAGACCCTTAGATTTATACTTAAAGGCTGCAATAGTCTGACCCTTGCTAAGGTAATCAAGAAGCTGTGTGATAAGCTCTTGTGTGTGTTGAGCACCTTTCTCGGTGGTGATATCTTCATTGTAGATAGAGGAATATGCTTCTGTCAATGTGGTATTGTTATTTTTCATGTATTAATAATATCTAATAATTAGGGAAAGGTCAATCAAAAAGAACCCCTAAAAATTAATACTTGATATATTTAAAATATTTATTAATATAAAAACAATGTCTAATAACATTCTAACACGAGATCAGAAGAAATCCTTAGCACAGGATCTCTTCCAACAGGGTAAGTCCAAGACTGAAATATCTAATCTGCTGGGTGTACCCAGGTCAACCATATTTGATTGGGTGAGCCCTCGTAAACATCACACGGTAACAACTATTGTAGATGAATACTATTCAGAAGATAGTGAGTTGGGTGAAGATGATGTATATGTTCCATTTGATCCAATTGCTAAAAATCCTAAATTATCGATTGAGGAATTGGCTCCTATTGTTTATCCAGCTCCGGAGAGATCTAAAGTTAGACAAGAAGCTAATAAAATTGCTTGTGTTATAGGAGATACACATTTTGGTTGTGAAGATTGGAATACTTTAGATCTTTTCTTGCAAACTGTTGCAGAGACTAAACCACAGCAAGTTATCCTTAATGGTGATACTATGGATATGTTTGCAGTTAGTAAGTATCCAAAGGATGCTAGATATAAACAAAGTCTTCTTAAAGAAAGAGAGGCATACCATAAATTCTTAAAACTTCTTCATGATGTTACAGAACCGTTTGGTTCCTTAATCTTTGAGACTAATGCTAATCATTCAGGCAATTCCGTTGAAGGAAGGCTTTGGAGATATCTTAGTGCTCAGTTAGGAGAGTTGGCCGAGATTGCTAAAGATGAACTTTCTTATCAAAATCTCTTCTTCCCTAAAGAGTCTTGGAGTAGAATTAAATTAGTTGATGAAGTTGTATTACCTACAAACTTTATTGTCTATCACGGAACTGTTGTTAGAAAAATAGGAGCTATGTCAGCTCGTGGAGAATGGGAGAAGAAGATGACGTCTACTATGACTAATCATACTCATCGTATGGGCATGACGTGTCAAAGAATTCCAGCAGCAGGGCTCAGGGGTGACATCTATAATACTAACTATGAAAATGGTTGTGCTTGTAAGATGGATCCGGATTATGCACCAAGTTGCAACTGGCAAAATGGATTTTCAATTATCAACTATACAGATGATGTAATAGGTGTTGAACCGGTGGTTGTTCACGGGAACAAAGCCACTGTTAATAGTCTAGGAAAGACTTTGAGAGTCTGAGAAATGTCTTTTGAAAGAAAGACTTTTTAATTCTGCTTCACCAGCTGCTTTCTTTTTTCTAGCTTCCTCTTCGCGTTGAACTTTAGTATCTTCAATATGCTTTTTAAGTTCAGCGCGAAGAGGACCAAATAGTTTTTTAAAATCTTCGTAAGTACCTGGTTTGTTTAAATCTTCTAATTCTTTTACAAACTCTTCTGCTTCTTGTTTGCTAAAAGGGCCATAAGACTTTTGACCGTCTACGACTTTATAATCTTGGCCACCCCAATAAACAATTTTAGGCATTTTTTTCTTTCTCTTCTTCTGAAGGATTGGATACTGTAAGATTGTCAACTAACATAGTAAAAGATCTTGGAAGATGATCTTTTGCTACCATGTCTAAACTATTGTAAAGTTTTTTAACTTTTTCCAAATCACCTTTCTTTAACTGAGAAGCTATGATAACTAAATCTTTAATACTATCTATATAGCGTTCTAAAATTACTTCGTAGTCTTCATTACCGTGCCAGACTTCAGCAAAGGTATGTCTGACTCCATCATTCATGAGCTCTTCAGCTGCATGTAAAATTTGATGTGCAAGTTCTGTGTAATTAAAAGACTCCTGAAGAGTAGCCTTTGTTTTATTTACTTTGACATAAGCTTCTGAAATTAAATCTAAATCTTTCTTATTCATTATATACTATTTATCTTCTTAGGGGCCTTAACCACCATAAAAGAATAAATAAAAAGCTCTTGTCCGTCTTTTTTATTTTCTAACCTACCTCGAGTACGCTTAGATTCTATAAGAGTTTTCTTTGCCGTAACTATTAAATGTGTTTCACTAAACTTAATTAATTTTTGTTCAAGTTCTTTTTGAGCCTCTTTGTCATTTTTATGGAAACTGGTCCATTTTTCTGTAAGATGATCTACTGGTTGCACCCAAATACTTACGCTTATTTTTGGGTCAGAAATTAAATGTATTTTGTACAACCACGCCCTTATCAGAATTTAAATTATATTTTGGAAAATAATTTTTAATTTTTTGTTTCGGATTATAATCTTTAATTCTGTAAGGATTGCTTTCTGTATAATGCCACCCATAATCTTTCAGGTGAGCTTTGATTTCCCCCATAGTCTCATAAGGGGAGCACATAGTATCATACCAAGCTACCCCCGACCAGCGTTGCAGGACATATTTACTCATGCGCAAACATTTTTACTAAAATTCTTTACAGCGCTACGAGCTCCAATAGGAACAAAATAATTTTTATTGGCTTCGTAATAGTCTGCTGATACGATTTGAATTTCGCCACAATCTTTAGACCCGTAGCACATAATACCTTTGCGAGGTTTTACATTATTATGTTTTTGTGCACATGATGCACAAAACACGGTGTTAGGGAGAATAAAGAGACGTTCTTGTTCAATTGGGTTATAGCAGGTTTTGCAATTCATATCCAAGTATAATATAGAATATTATTTGGAATGGAAAGTTCTTTTTTTCTTTTTTTTGAATTTTTGGTCCTTAGGAAGATTCAAAATCTGTTTTCTATATTCTTTATACCAATTATAATCTTCTGAATTAAGGATTAATTTTTCATTCCTTGTCATCTGTAATAATGTGTGAAATCTTTTCTTCTACGTCCTTTTTAATCTCTCCAGATAATCCCCAAGCAGATGGTGATGACGTACAATTTGCCATAAGAGCTGCCAATAAAAACCACCAAGGACTAGCATTTTTCCAAAAAATAACATAGAAAAAAGGCATAAATGTTAAGCTGTACATAAATACACAATATATAATATAAGTGATATATTTCATTCTTATTATTTTATAACAATAAGAACGTATGTCAAATATTATTTTAATTTGGTATTTTTATCTGTTTCTATTTTACCCGCTGTGAGTATATGTTTAAGGGTTACAAATACTATTTCAGCTTCTTCTTTTTCTATTAAACCTTCACTAAGACTATCACAAACTAAATCAAAAGTATCATTAACATAACCTTTAATAAACTTTTCTTCTTTTTTAGTCCTTTTTAACATGGACTCATATTCTTTGGCATATTTTAAAGAAAGTTCTGCTATTTCATCTTCATCTACTTGAATAGTACCATCATCTAATTTGGCTCGAATATCTTTTAAAAAATCATCTTGTAAATCTTCGTAAAAAATCTTTGCAGCATTTTGAAAATTTGCTAAAACCTTTTCCTGGATATGCTCTTCTGAGGGGTGAGAGTTCACATTAATACTTATGATATATCTATGTATATTAAGTATTATGAAGGTTTTAAATATTTTTTGTCCAATTCATTGTATACGTTAAATAATGCAGATTGAAGCTTTCTCCAAGGTTTTTCCCATTGTTTCTTTTCGTATCCTTTATCGGTTTCTTTGGATGCTCCATAGAGTCCTACAATAGTTTCTATGAAATCTTCACTACGCTTTAAATATTCTGGAACTTTAAATTTTTTATATTCGTAATAATTTTCCGGTGGGTTACTAAAGAATCTTTTTAAATCTTCTAATATAAGTTTTTTTCTTTCTTCCCATCCCTTTACAGGGTAACCTTCTGTTTTATTAAACTTTTGATATTTAGAATATTCATTATCAAAATAATAACGAATGTTACCAACAACTTCTCCTATCTGAACTTCCATTTCTCCTGGGTCTGTATAATAATCCACTTTATCCCATTCTAAGCCATTCATAATGTCTTCTGTGGCTTGTTCATATCCAGGACTACGTGTTTTATATCTTTGAACGCCGTGTAAAATTTCATGAGAAATTAAAGCATAAAGATCTTTTAATTTACCACCTACATAATCATTATTAATGACTACTGTAGGTTTTTTGATACCCAAAGCTCTATTTTCCTTATCCGCTTCAAAAATATAAGCTGCTAAATCTATTTTTGCTTTTGCAAAATTTACATATACTATGGCCTTAGTATCTTGCTTACCTTCTTTTTTAGCTCGGTTTTTATATTTGATATCACTTAATTGAATACCGTGGATTCTTTCACCGCCTATGTATATGTCTTTAAAAATTATAGGTTTACCGGCTATCTTATATTGCCCTAAATCTAACATTTGTTTAGGGGTAAGACGATGAGGGTTATTAATACCTACTTCATCCATTAATGATATTAATTCTTTATATTCTATAATAGCCTTTTTAACTTCTTGATCCTCTTCAGGAGTCAAAGCCATTGCTTTAGATTCGCTTAAAAGTTTTTGAATTGTTAAATTAAAAATTTGGGTCACTAGATATTTATTCTAGATATCAAACAATTCAAAAATTAATAATCTAATATAAAGAATCTCTCTGTATATATAGAGATATATAATCTCTGGAGATTTTTTAATAAAATAATATACTAACCAAAAGTAATACATTATCGATGATATCCTCCTCCGCCTCGATAACCGCCTCCTCCATATCCTCCGCCTCGATAACCGCCTCCTCCATATCCTCCGCCTCGATAACCGCCCGTATTACCATAAACAGGATAGCTACCTCCACCTCGATAACTACCGGCATTGCCATAAACTGGATAACTACCTCCACCACTATTGTTTCCTCTATATGAGGTTGTATTTATATTTCTTGTAGATGTAGCAGACACTGTAGTATTGCCTCCGGTATAAACATTATTAATGGTAGTATTACCGTTATTACCATTATTCCAACCAAAGAGACTGTTGCCAGATCCGTAACCACCACCCCAACCACCCCAACCTCCGTATCCTCCGTAAATTGGATAATATCCACCACCATATACCCCTCCGGTACCATAGCATGCTTGCGGATAAACTGTGACTCCTTCTGCATTTACATATGGAGGAGGGTAATAAGCACAAGCCGAAAGATATAGAGCTAATATCACTAAAATAAGTTTTGCTATGTTTTTCATTATGAATATATATTATAGATAATAATAAGGAAGAGCAAGCTTATCTAGGAATAATCACTGCCATATCTTTGACTTTCAATTTAATATTTTTTAGTTTGTTTGCCTTTGACTGTCACAAAGCCCTCTACTTTTTTAGAGGGCTTTGGAAAGTTCTCAACATACTTCTTATAGTCTTTAATACGAGGTTTGGATCCTTTGCCAGCCATATGATTATGCCCTCTCCTTCTTAGGGAAGAGGGACTTGAGCGTGTGTTCGAAATCAGCTCCGCGGTGCGTAAGAGCTGCCTCAGCTCCGACCCAGAACTCACTATTGAAACGAGTATCATCCTCAAGACGGGTGAGACCGCGTCCAAGGTTAAGACCTCCATGAGTCATATTCTCCTGGATGGTGTTGTAAACCCTCCAGAGATCATCTCCCTTATCCACATCCCTACGAACTCCAAGGAGAGCATCTGGCTTAATGGAGGTAGGAAGATTCTGGCGATAACGGAACCTGATGTAGTGAGCGAAGCGCGCCAGGGCATTCTTCTCTTCCTGAGAGAGAATACGATCGCGGAACTGATCAACCTTCTGACCAATGACGCTGAACTGCTTAATACCCTGCTCCATGGTGCTCATGAGAGTAGAGAGCTTATCATCACCGAAGCGGTGCATGGCTCGAATATTAAGATTAGCTCCTGTGGCAATCACAAGACCATTGGAACAAACCAAACGGAAAAAGCCCATCATAACCTGAAATCGCTTGGAGCGATCGTGGCTATTGATGATGCTGATCTGAGGCATACCCTCTCCCACTGTGCTACTGTCCTTGTACTGGGTCTGGATGAGGTCCACCTTGTGCATCCCGAAACGGTTCCTGCTCTGGCGAACATCACGGATGGTCCAACCGGAATCGATTGCCTTCTCGAGGAACTCTCCGGTGTTGATGAAGCTGTAACGATCAGAAACGATCGGTGAAGGCTCCGTTGCGGCGATTGCGGGCGCCATCTGAATTGCTTGATTTAGTGTGTATGTATCCATATGTGTGTGTTTTATTTGGTTGTTAATGTTTTGGTGTTATTGTTAGATCTATAATATTCCCAAATAGGGGAAAGATCAACCAAAATATTCACATTGTGGATATTTTACTTCTTTTTAGAAGTGAACCGACCCTTTTTATCTCTTTTAGAATGTGAACCCTTTTTGCGTCCTCTCTTAGGTTTTTCAATATCTTTAAAAAAGATATCTTGGATTTCATCTGGACTAAGTTTGCGATATTCTGGAAGATTAATATTGTCTGTAAAATTTAATCCTTCATTTGCTAAGAAATTAACTCTCTTAATAAGATATTGCTTATGGTTAGAATGTCCTTCTTCTGCAAGATATTTAAGTTCTCTAAATAAATTAACAATATCGTTTTCAGAAAGATTGTAATAATCAGCTTCAACTAAAGATTTTTCATCTGAAATTAATTCAATATTTATGTTTGCCCACTTATTTATATTAACCAATAGTGTTAAACCCGGAATCAATTTAAGTAAAAGACCAGAGACGCTCTTAATAATAAAAGATAAAAATATTTCGATATTTGTTTTCATATAGTTTGTTATATTATAACAATAAGACCTAAAAATCAACCATTATAAGTAAAAGTTACAATAGCCTTTTGATATGTTTTACTATTAACCTCAAAATCAATGACTTTAAATCCTCGGGATACAAGTGCTCTTTGAACTTTTTCTATTTCTCTATTAAGAGCTGTTTCCCTTTCACCGAAAGTAGAACCTGAGAAAGAGATATTAATTTTGTATTTGTGTATCATGTATCTAATTATGAAGAGAATCTCGAAAATCAAATATTAAGAGTTGATTTTCGTTAAAAGATTTGCTAATCTGGTGATACAATCAGAAAGATCTTTAATTTTTTTTTGGTGTTGGTTTTTATGAGGTATCGGTATTTTAAGTACTACATTACCAGCTATACTGCGATTTACATTTGATTCAAACCCTGTCGGGTAGCGTTGTCCTGCATCATTACTATAATTGGAATCCATTATTGATACTTAGCCTATTTCTGGGAACATAAAATTATTAAGGAAATTTTTAGCTTCTTCTTCGCCGATATCAGCTGCTAATGCTTTAAATGTCTTATCGTTTTTCTTTTGTCCAATACAATAATCATTTTGCTTTTTTATATTTTCCTTATATTTGTCTTTATACAATTTAAGATTAATAAGATAGTTACGTATAATATATCTCGAACTATTCATAATATAATCAATTTCATTTTCATCTGGTGTAATACAGATAAAATTTTCACTAAAGAAATTAGCCCATTCTGGTAATTTTCTTTGAGGTGACTTCAATATACTTTTAAATTGTATAAGAGATTTTTGTATAATTTGATTTTTATGAATAGGTGTTACATCAAGAAAGAACCCAGTAATCTTGCCACCAATTTCAATTAAGTCTGCACCTAATATAGGATAATCAATTGTGGGTTGTGGAAATACGTTGAGGTGTACAATACCAATTCTATCAGTTTTATAATACTGAAGATGGGCATGTCTTAACGCTGGATTATGATGTTCGTAGTAATTGTTAATCCAATTTGGTCTAATAAAATTACTAGGTCCTGTTTTTGAATAACCTAAAAGACTATTAAAGTCTTGTGTAATGGTATCAAAATACTGTCTTAATTGGTCCATATATCTTCAAATAACTGAATATGAAATTTAAAAAATCCCTTAGTATGCTCTACAATTTCGTCGTCTGTAGTATCATTTGAGGTTTGATCTAAAATATATCTTACTGTAGTAATAACTGCACCTGGGTTTTCTGAAGCATATGTTTCATTATAGGGTGCTTGAGACTTGGCAAGAATTCTTCCTCCATAGAAATCTGCCAACCATCTGAGATAGAGATCACCCTTTAAGAGATCTAATTTTCTAGACCAAGAAAAAGATAACCAATGTGATGTAATCTTTCTTACTTGTCGATTACCTAAACCTATGTCTTGCACAAGTTTATCAATATCTTTTTGAATATTAATACTTCTCTTGAGTTCTGGATTGTTAATAATTTCTTTAGAGATAAGTCGTTGTTCTACAACCTGATAGATAGGAAGGAGATTAATTAATACATCCAGTAGGTGTTCTTTTTTAAAAGAACCTGTTACAAATGATTGCATCAAAGGGTGTTGTTCCGACTCACGATGTAACTCTGCAGTCTCTTCTTTTAAGCGTTGTTGTAAATTTTTATCATTCATACAGCTATTATATTAAAAAAAATTGCTATGTCAAGTAAGTATTTGATAATATGAATCAGACTATTATTAAATTATTATCTTATATTAAAAATAATAAAGTCGTTAAAGGAAGTTTTCCGGTATATGTTTTGAATATTTCACAATGCTGTACAGACGATAAGGGTAATCAAACATCTACTCCGATTACCATACCACAAAATTAATCTTAAATGAGTATTTCGTTAAACACTTCTACACCTTTATCGTATCAAGACTGGGCTAATGAACAAGGCAGTTCTGGTGATACATCTCAAAGAGTCTATTTAGATTATCTTAATTCCTGGTATCAGAATAGTAATACTAAAAATTCATCTTATACGATATCTCAAAGTGTTAAACAACAATATATACAATTAATAAAAGATCTGACCCATCTTTTTAATCAAGACGAAAGAGATTTGTTCTTATCAGATATTGACTATACAAAGGATGAAGATCTAATTTATGTTATTCCTTATATTGCACATAAGCTCAAAGAGATATCTCAAATAATAATATCCAAAAGAGAATTTTTAAAAAGAACTAAAACCAGAGATAGTTTAAATGGTTCTAATTTAGGTTTAGAAAATGTTTTATATGAATATGTTTTAAACAATTTTACAAAAAAAGATTATTCATATACTAGAGTTCCAGTATCACCATTAGCATCATTTTATCCGGAGTTGTCGGAAGTTAAAGAAGATTTCTTTATAGAAATAGAAGAATTATATGATAAAAACAATTACCATGATTCAGATCCTTCAATTTCTATAGATGAATATATAAGCTTTACAGATGCAGAACCTTTTACTGATTTATCTGATTCAGAAATAAACGGATTGTTATCAACTCGATTCCTTTCAAGAGTTGCTCCTACTCCTCTATCTAAAATTTTTAATCAATACCTTACATCGTTTTCCACTCTTTCGACTCTAGCCCTTTCTTCTTCTTTTACATCTTTAATCAATAATCAAATTATAGGTTCTCAAAAATATCTAGGAGAAAATGTTTATGGGTTAACTGCTGTACCTTTAACCGAGGATAATAGACCTCCTGATTATATAATGAATTTAGATTTCCAATATGGAAATAATTGGTTCTATTGGCCTAGTGGCGATAAAATTACTAACGAAGATGTTTTTACTAATATATTTGAACCTCTTAATATTAATGATTCTAATTTTACATTGAATCGTTATGTTACAGGTAATAGCTATTTAGATTCCGATTTAATCTTTACTGATAAAAATGGAGTCATAGAAGGTGCTTGGTTAAAAGGTATATCACAACAAACAGTTTATGATACTCTTGCTAAAACATTAAAGGCTAATGACACTACTTCATTTTTATTTCCTTATGTAGGTTTTAAATTAGATTACAAGAGTTTAGATTTTAAAGAATATAGTATAAATGATGAGTCTCAACCTTTATTTGAAGTTCTTGATCCTACTATTAAACAAAAGATATTATCAAAATATTACACATCTTCTACTCCTTTGTCCTCTGGTTCAGATCTTTATCTCAATCAAACTAGTTTAGTAAATCAAGGATCTTTAGCTGGTAAATTTTCTGATGTTGCAGACAATATTATTAAAAGAGAAAATAACTTAAGAATTAATTCCGTTTATTCAGACAATTCTTTAAGTGCAACAGAACAAGCATTTTTATATAAATTTGATTATACTAATTTACCTATATCAGTAGGTGATAATAATATATATTGGCCTTTAACTGTTATTGATAGTACTACATCTAATGTCCCAGCAACCCTAGATAAAGAAGTTTGTTTACCCATTGCGTTAAAAGACATACATAACGGATATGCTATGTCCGGAGCTGTTGCAGGTACTACTTTAAATGAAGCAGATGTAATTTATAAATTAAATTTTGGTGTAAATAACGATCCTATTGAAGCCGCTTGGTTAGGAAGTGGTTCTTTGAGTCAACTCGACATTGTTAATTCTATTCCAGTATACGACACTCCAGCTACACATTGCGCTAATTACATAGACAGTTCTATACAAAGCTCTCTCAATTTTAAAGTTAATGAAGGAGGATATACTTCATTTATTTGGTTAGGACCAGATACTCCAGCAGAAGATGTATTTTATTATTGTAAACATTCTAGTGATTGTGCTTATGGTAAATCATTTCCTCATGATTTTTATACTAATCAAGATTACCAAAATCCAAATCCTTTAAACAATACAAAATCTTTTCCTCTTAATACTCATCCTTGTACTTGCAAAGCTGTTAATCATTCACCTATAGGCAATCAAGGACAGACTCTTAAAGATTATTATGGAATGGCAGATTATCTTTTCGCTGATCCTTTTGGTCTTGGTTCTAGTTTTAAAATAGATAATTGGATTGATACTAGAGGTTTAAATGTTTATAATAGTCCTCAATTTTCTTTTTTCCAGATAGATGGTACTAAGGATTTAGATATAGGTTTTGGTACTGGTAAATGGCAAACTGGGAACAATAAGCCTATGATATTAAAGACAGGGAGAAGATATACCTATTATAGGAATCCTCTTAAAATCAGTACAGCATCAACAAATGCTACTGTTCCTTATCTTGTAATAAATCATGTATATAATAATTTAAGCATCAATTGTCCTAATAATTTTTCTGGTCAAGTGGATTTAGTTGTATTGTTAGACAATAGTAGAAGTCAACGATTTGATATTGACACTGTTAAACAATTATTAAAGTCTTTGGCGGTCTCTATAAACAATACTCAAGCTGATGTTAAAATATCTTTAATATCTTTTGATAGTAATGTTAAACTTTTATCATTTTTAACTAAAGATATATATTATATATTAGATAAAATAAATCAAACTAATATAGAAGATTATCCCAATTTCTCTACAAATATATCTGATGCATTACAGTTAGCTCAGACAATTCTTTATACAAATTATCCTGCAGATAATCGTTGTTCTGTTTCAAATTTATCAGGAGCTTGTATAGATTTAAACGAAACTATAAATCAGGTTGCAGAATTACCAAGTTATGATAATTGCCCTAGACCAAATGCTTCTAAAAAAATTCTAATATTTAGTGATGGTCAAGAAACTAATAACATAGGTCAAGCTATACCAATAGCTTTACAAATTAAAAACACAGGCGTAGAAATAACCTCTATGGATATAGGTTACTATGCAAGTTATAACCAAATAATGGAGACCATGTCTTCTGATGGTTGTTATTTTAATCTACGAAATTATCTATTAGACTCAGACGGTGATTTGAATAATTTTATTCAATATTATTCTTTAAAATTATTAGGTTGTGGTCCTGGGATACCTTCTTGGTATAAGGCTATATTATCTTCAAACGGTAGTTGGACACAAACTTTTATTCCATCGGATATGGTTCTAAGACCTGGAGATTATATCAAATATAGTCATCGTTCTTCAGTTATACATACAGATGCTTTGAAAGGTAGTTTCAATACACCTAGTATATCATTTCCGATTAATGTCAAATTGGATGGCTGGGATTATGGTACTAACCAATATAGTTTAAGTGCTGTAGGAGTTAATTTTGGAGCTAAACCTTTCTGGGGCAAAGTATATGTAAATACGGATTCGGTTAACAATTTTAATAAGCAAACCATGAGCTTTGCAGGTCAAATTAGATTTGTAAATGATTATGTTCCTATAAGCCAACCAGAAATATCTCAGATGGTTTTAAATAATAACTGTTATATAGAATATATAAACAGAAGCAATCGTAACATTGATTGGAAAGAATTTTTACCATTTACTGTTCCTACTTTTAATATTCAATGGAATAAACTGATTATTAATAAAGAGGCTCCTAACTCTTGTTATAATTTGACACCTTCTACTCTTTTAAATTTAGTAACTTATTCCACAGACGAAAAGAGTGATTTAACATTAGAAAGTTATTCAGATTTCAAACCAGCAAAGTATAATTACTATTCTAGAAATCCATTTAAATATACACAAAATTTATATAATATTAATTTTTGCAATAATAGTTTTTTCCCGGTCGTTTCTAGTTTAGTAACAGAAGCAATGGAACCTTATGCTAATTTAGATAATGTGCATTTCCCTACAGTTGCTACAGTATCATTCCCTTCTAATATGGTTTCAAAAACCCAGACGGGTGGTTATATGTCGCCAGATAGATTTGGTACTTCTTATTACAGAGGTAAAGGATATAATATAAGTTTAGATCTTAATAGTGTAACTTATTTCAATTCTATAAGTGCTGAATTGTTGTTTTTAGATATAGAGAAATATGGTCCAAGAAATAGAGGTTTATCAAAAAATGATCAACTAGCACCGGTTATTATTAATCATGTAGATAATAGTTGGATGTTTCAACCATACTATGCTGGAAAGGTAGCTGGTACTATTATAGATACAGTTAATAATCAAAAATTAGTCCCTTATCAATCTAGTTACGAAATTGATACTAAAAATCAAATAGGTCTCAGTACTCAAAGTGATAATTTTCAATTTTGGGATCCTAATAATTTTAAAGTTTGGACTGGAGGGCCTAACTATCCTCCTACTTTCAGAAACGAATTAAGTTTTAATTCATATAATGATAGAATTACTTCTTTACTAACTAATAAGGGCGTCTTAAATCAGTGGAGAACTGATGTATTTGGTAACAATTACGGGTTATTTAAATCTTAAATATAGGACTTAATAATAAATATATAAGATGGAAGATCCTTTAGCAAATGTTAAACCAGTGCCTTTAATTAGATGGGGGTACACAGATGAAAATGGTAATTTAACTGGTGAGACAGGTTCTTATATAAATGGAGATACCATCCCAGCTCCAGTAACTTCTGCAGCATTTCCTACGGGAAATGGTTGGTTGGTACCTTCTAATTTATATGATTATTATGGATTTAATTCTGTAACAAATATAGTTAGTGGATCTTTTAATTCTGATGGTGCTGGTCAAACTATAGCTATTATAGATGTATTTGGTAATCCTAATGTACAATCAGATCTAGATACATTTTGCGCTGCGGCAGGAATACCTTCTACTAATATTCAAATATATTACCCTTTCGGAACGCCTTCTAGCTATGATTCAGGATGGGCTTTGGAAACAAATTTAGACGTGCAATATGCACATGCTATGGCATTATCTGCTAATATTGCATTAATAGTGGATCCAGACGGATATCATGTCTTTAAGTGTATTGATTATGCTATTAATACACTTAAAGCCAATATATTATCCATGAGTTTTTGTTATCAAGGATATGATTATCAGGTTGGTCATTATCCAGATACTTTATTTGAAAACACAAGTGCACAATATGTTGCAGCTGCTGGTGATTGGGGTGCAGAGATAAATTGGCCTGCTGCTTCACCATATGTATTGGGAGTGGGTGGTACTGTACTATATGGTGGTACACCTACACATTATAATGTTTATCAAGGAACATATACAGAGGTTGGCTGGTCTGGTAGTGGAGGAGGAATTAGTAATATAAATGCTAGACCTTCTTATCAAAATGGCTTTAATTCTTTTGTAGGAAGAGGAATACCTGATGTATCATATCATGCTGGAGAAGTTAATGGAGCTGGCGTAGCTGTTTATATGACTAACCCTAATACCAATCTTTCGGGGTGGTATTCTACGGTGGGGACCAGTGCTGGTGCACCTCAATGGGCTGCTATTATAGCAAAAATGAACAGTGCTGGTTTAAATATTGTAGGTAAAGAAAACATAAACACCACTTTGTATAATTTAGCTAGTTCCAATTATTCTAAGTATTTTATAGACATAACCAGCGGTAGTAATGGATATAGTAATTCAATCGGCTATGATTTGGTTACAGGTTTGGGATCACCTAGAGTCAATAATTTAGTTCAATTTCAAACAGTTACTTCTACACCACCAGTTACTTCTACACCACCAGTTACTTCTCATAATAATTTTGATGTAATACTTCCTCCTACACCAACACCAGCAATTCATGTTAAAAATTTTTCTGGAGTCTATTGGAATGCTTTGGATTTTAATATCATAGGAGAACAACTAAAATTATCTAAAACTCCAGTTACTTTTAGTAATGGTATGTCTTTTAATATATTTGATGGTCTCCAAAATTTACAAGATATCACATTTAATAATAAAAACGGTATATTCTTAACTACATTAAACCAAAACGACAATATATTATCAGATAATAATCTACCGGAAATCACAAATAAATTATCTTTAATAGAAAGTCCTTTAGCAGATATTGATGGTAATATTTTCGGTGTTAGCGACAGCATGTTGATCAATACATATTTCTCTAACATCAATGAAATTAATAAATTAAAATTTAATTTTTATAAGTCACAGGTATATATAGAAAATAACCAAGGACAAATTTTAACTATTGTGAATGATGAATTAAAATTCACTCCTTTAAAAAATTCTGCTAACATAGATTCTAGTCAATTATTCGATTACCTTTTAGGAGATCGTTATATTTCATTATTCTCTGCAGGATCTAATTTTAATAACATAGTAGCAAGTGTTGATGGTGTTTTATCTCTAGTCAATATAGACCCTACTTCGGCTTTACCAACTAATGCAGTCTTTTATTTGTCTTCCTATCAAAGTAAAACAAAATCTTTTGATAGTGTGGCAAATAGTTTTTTAGTGAAGTATCAAGCATCACCATTAAATGTTCAAAACGGTTTACATGTATATTCTAAAAATACAAATTATCTTCAAAATTATCTTGGTATATTCCCTACAGAAAATTTCAATATAACATCCTCTGGAGCGGAAACTGATTTATATTTTCATCCCTTAAAAAATTATCAGACCACAGAATACAACTATAATAATTTATCCAATAATAGAATATATACGAAAATATATTCTGGTACTAATCAGTCTGGTGGATTAAATTCTATTCACCTAGGATATCAAACTAATACATTAAAAATGGAATTGCCTGTAGGTGATACCTATTTTTTCTATAGTCCTACATCAAATATTGTTTCTATTAATGAAGCTGGTTTTATTGAGAGTGGAGCAGTAGGAGGAGAACTACCAGGTGTTTCAGATAGAATCTACACCAATGCTTATAGTTATACAGAACATACAACTGGGTTGAATTTGTTTTCTTCTAATGATGTGAATAATATTTGGTTGTGTTCTTGGTTATGTAGAAATTCCGATAATTCTTTAGTATGGAAAGATAGATATTATAATTCAGCTTATTATACTTCGGATCAAGCATTATCAGCGACTTCTTTAGTTTATAATGATAGATTAAATCCAGACCTACCGTATATCTATGATATAGTATCTCAAGTAAATTTAAAGCCAGGAATACTTTATAAGTATCATCACACAGGGAGATCAGATAGTAAAAACTTTTTACCTTCTTTAAATTACAATTATGTTAACAATAGTCCTTCTAATGTATTGACTATAACTGATTGGTTGTCTTCGCCATTAATAGACAGTTCTGTATTTAGTAATAATGGATTGGTTTATAATAGTTTGCCTACAGATTTTAAAGACAATTATTTTAATTTGACTGGTGAAAATTATGCAGTATTTCCGGCTACAGATAGTTTATTGCCAAATGATAAATTATCAGTTTCTCTCTGGGTCAAAGCTGATGACTGGAGTAATATTAATGGGTATCAAATATTTGGTAACTATTACGGTAGCGGATTTGGTTTAATAAACGAATCTCGTTTACAGGCTCCTGTTTTAACAATTGTTAATAATGCTACTAATAGTATACACAATCTAAATTATAGATTCTCCGAAATATCTAAAAATACTATTTCTTTAAATACTGTAAACAATCTAGATCCAAATTATCATTCCTTTAGTATAGTTCAAAGATTACCAGATTATAGTTATTGGGTCTTTGACACTTTAAATTTTAGAGCTATAAAATATGATCCAGATAATAAAATTATTATAGACAGAACTATTCCCAATGCTTCTTTCTTAAAACAGATTGATCAAATAGAAATGAATAGTGTTGGTTATTTCTATATATACGATAACAGTATTAAAAAATATATGTTATTAGACGCTAATTGTAGCTATGTGTCTCTTGTCTCTGTTTCTTCTTCTACTAACCGTATAGAAATAGATTTGAACAATAAGTTGATAGAGATTTATGGTAATGCCTCAGTTATAGATAACAATAATAATATCTGGGAAATAATAGGTATTAACCTCTATAAGAATAGAAATATATTTGGAGTTGTAGGGTTATCTAGACAAATAACTTGTGATCGAGAAAACAATCTTTGGATTATATCTAATGATGAAAAATATACGAAAATAGATTCTAAAGGTAATTTTGTATTTTCTTATAGCCTAGGTTCTAATTTATTAGATCAAAGTAATTGTCCGGTTCCTAAACCAGTGCAGATTCCTATTATGAGTTCTTCTTTAGAAGAAGATTATCATTTCCTTTCAACAACTGACAAAGAACCAGCTTATATATTAGCCCAGGAAAATTTATTAAAAGTAACTACACAGGATTCTTATACATCTTATCCGTCTACACAAAATAAGGAACGCAATAGATATATTAATTTTATAGATTCTCCTTTATTAACTAATAAATGTTCTTTATCTTCTTACCATGATGATTTAATGGTAATGATTGATTCCACGGTCAATGAAGCTTATCTTATAGATCAAAACGGACAAGCTGTATCTCGAATAAATTTAGGAGGATTAACTAATCCTCAAGATTCTATAAATTTTATTTCTAAAGGTGATTTTACTGGATATCAAAATTTAAGAAAATATTATTCAACCAGACATAATTTGTGTTGGAAATTTAAGGTTGCAGATGCGGATAATAATTATGCTAGATTAATATCATTAAATTTTGACCCATCTTCTCTTTCTCCTGGGTGGCATCATTTTAGTTTGGTTTTTGATAGTACGCAGGGATTTGCTCAGTATATGGTTGATGCCATTGCAGTAAGTCATACTAATTTCTTTCCTAATACTCAACAATTACATTACGATTACAGAACATCTTTACTTCTCGGAGCAGCTTCTGTAAAAAATACTATTTTAAATAACTTTTTAAATTCTACACAAGGATATCGTTTTGTGGGATCTGTTGCAGATTTAAGAATGTATAATATATATTTAACAACCGGGGAGATGCAACAAATATATCATTCATCAGAATTTGCGCCAGAGTTTAAAACTTTGAATTGGGATATGCAAATAGGCACTAGAAATTATGTAGAAGAAATTAAACATTGGTTTAAATTTCAACTCCAGGGAAGTAAAAGTAAATATTATAATATTAATATACGTAATTTGAATGTAAGTGATAATGTAAAGGTTAGTATACAAAATGCTATAAAAAGAATTTTAAATAAATTCTCACCTGTGCATACATCTCTTTATAAGATTAATTGGAAATAAAAATGGAATTACATAAAACCGATCCTACTTGCGCTAATATAGATTTAATAGATGAGAATTCTTGTGTTGGAAATTCTCTTGATATTATTAATACTAACGTTGTAGTGCTGAGTTCCAATCTGTTAAGTTTGTCAAGGGATTTAAATAATTGGCAAGCACTTTGTACTACTGTGAATCAGTTTAGTGCTACCATGCAAAACATGAGTTTAAACATACAGCGAATAATACAAAATTATTACGGAGCTATTAACACGGTGCAAACATTAAGTGCTTCTTGGTCTGTAAATGAATTCTCATTATACTACCCCAAAATCCTCAATTATAATACATGGTCAGCTAGCCCATCAGCTAATATGTTATTAGATTGGGTCAAACTTAATTTCCCTACTAATAACTATTCTCCATATCAAGTGATTAATTTGTTTGTTAAATTGTATTATGATAATACCTTTAATTTTAAATTTTCAGAAAGTTATTTAGAAACCTGTAAACCTAGTAACGGAACTGTATTAATTCAATGTAAACCTTGTCCAGACCCTAGAAGAACCATAGGTTGTAACCAAGATATTAAAGGTCAACATATTTGTTCTGATGCCAAAACACATTGTACTAATACAACGCCTGATACTACTGTAAATTTTTCTTGTCCTGGTTCAGGAGGATCTAAGCTTAATATTAAATACCAAGCAAGTGATTATGATAGGTTTGTATATAAAACTATATCCTATGAATTGATATCAAACCCAGATCCCTACAATCCAGGTAAATTTGAATGGGTTATAAAAAGCTAAATATATATGAATTATACATTTTCTCAAATTTTATCTTCGTCTGCTATAGGTGATAGTTTATCAGATATAAATACAAATTATTCTAATTTAAATGATTGGGTTAATGATATTCAATATAGTTATAACAATGAAATTATACCAGTAATTGGTTTCTTTTTTGATAATTTAAATTATATACAAGATTCTCTTACTTTTATTCAAAGTAATTCAGCAAATTTAAATACATTAACAACCTTAGTTTTTTCTAATAGTGCTAAATGGTTAAATCCAATTACGGCTTTCTATCCAGAAATTTTATCTAATACCTTAACACAATCCACTTATTTAGAAATGGTTGGCACCTGGCTTAATGCTAATTATCCAGTTAATAATTCTAATACAATTGTTCCTAATTATGTTCAAAATCAACAAGCTGTAGTATATCTACACAGATATACAGAAAGAGTTAACAACAATTCTAGTATACAAACCGCTAGTACCATTTGTAAAACTAAAAACGATAAAATCGTAGCAAATTGTGTAACATATAGCACCGGTATAGTCCATTGTAATCAAACTACTTTTAACTGCAATGATACTAAAACTAAAAAACCTTTTATTTTTAAATGTGCAATACCTCAGGATTCTAATTGTTCTTTTGATAGTCCATACATTAGTAAAATAGTACAGGGTCTGGATATGCAAGCCACTGGATATATAAAAGCAAATGTAGGTATTAACTATGTGGATAGACAGGAATTACAAGATATGATAACTATGTCTTTTAAAGTAGTTGATTGTAATTGGGTATTTGATAAATTCTTAGTAGCATGAACTGTATAATACCTACTTTAAATATAGATATAAATGACAGTGTGGGTGATTCTGTAGGTAAACATAATTATAATGTATTATCTTTAGATACAACTATATGCAATCTTTCCAGTATCTTTTATAATAATGATAGTAATCTGTTGAATATTTTTAACAACTTTTCTTCATTGGTTTCTAACTATAAAACATTAAGCGCATCATACACAGAGGCCAAAGTTGATAACATTTTACGAGCTATAACAACGGTTAACGTTTTAAGTGCTGCTTGGAGCCATTTAGAATTTTCTGTGTTGTATCCTATAGATGCCAACCGATCACCGTTAGTATTAAAATCTACAAATACAAAAGATATAGATAATTTTGTTGATGCTAAATTAAAACACGTTGGACAATCTTGGTTAACTACCAATTATTCTACAAAAGATTATCCGCAAAATACTATTATAGATTTAACATTCTTCCCTTATAGTTATGCACCTAATATTAAAAATTCAGATCACCTTTTAGCAACTGCCAAAAGTCCTAAGAGTTTTGGATATTGGGATAGATTAATGAATGTAAATTTATCAAGAGAAAGTGTTTATATCTCACAAGCTATAATTGTACAATTTCAAAATATAAACAATGTATGGACATATGTAAATTATATTTTTAGAGATTCAGTTTATTCACCATTAACTTTTGTTAATACCTTATCAACATCTCTAGCAGCCAATCAGCCTTTGTCATTACCTAATCTCAATAAAAATAAAATAGATTTTATAAAAGATAGCGTATGGACTGTCCCTGATGGGATAACCTCTATTACAGTGGTGGCTATAGGAGGGGGAGGCGGAGGAGGCGGAGCTACTGCCAATCATAAAGGAGGAGATGCAAATGGTGGCCATGAATTAGATGGAGTGATCCCTGTAGCACCTGGTGATAAAATTAAGATATCCATAGGTTATGGAGGTTACCCTGGTTTTAATAATAAAAGACCGGCGGATTTTGGCGGTAATGGAGGTAAAAATTCTTTGAATTATAATGGAGGAAATGGAGGTTCTTTAGGCAAAGGGCTTTATGGAGGTAGTGGAGGTGGAGGTGGAGGAGCTACAGTTGTTTCTATTAATGATAAAATAAAATTAATTGCTGCGGGAGGCGGAGGAGGTGGTGGCGCAGGTACACTATCAGCAGGCCAGGCTAAACTTTCATACACTTCTAGTGGTGCTATTGCCGGGAATAAAGGTACTAATAAAACTTCTTCTAGTGGTGGTGCAGGTGGTGGAGGAGGAGGAGGGTTAAACGGAGGAATAGGAGGTATAGTTGTTGATAAAGACAATGGAGCATATGCGGGTTCTGATGGAAAGGATTATGTATCAATTCAAGGATTTATCATAAGGTATACACAAAATGGAGGGAAGGGAGCACCTATTAAAGATACGTATACCGGTAAAGCAAATGGATTTGGATGGGGGCAAGAAGGGGGAAGTGGTTCTGTTAGTATATTTTATTAATATTATGAAAACACCAAATTTAAAATTAAGATATGCCAAAGGTTTAGGTGATGTGATAGCTTGTTTATTGCATTCTAAAGCTATTGGATGGTTAACACATGCCATAACTGGACAAGATAAACCGTGTGAAATGTGTTCTATAAGAATAACAGCTCTTAATACTTTATTACCCATTCCGGTATGGAGATTATTTTTTAAAAATCAAGAAACCTTATTAGAGTCTATGGCTAAGGATTATAAGGACAATGGATATGAAGTAGTTGTAGATGGGTTATCATTATCTGCTATTAAACCAGAAATACCTCCTTCACTTCAGGGTCCACAACAAACCTATATAGAATCTGATATACCTTTTGAGTATGATCTTGTAAGTACTAGTGAGACTACTACAGGAGATTTTCTTATAAAGGTAGAAATATTTAGAAAAAAATAAAATTATGGAAATAGAAATTGTCAAAATAACAACGCCAGACTCTTTAGACTCTACGAGGGTATTTGGTTTAATTTTAAAGTCTGTCCAAACTCATATTCATCTACTCCATTGGTATGCAGAAGATATTAATGTACATGAAATATTAGGAGAAGTATATGAAAGTCTAGACGAATCCTTTGACAAGCTTCAGGAAGAGATTATAGGAACAACTAAATCTTATAATGCAATATTCCCATCCTTCAATTTACAAATAGATACTCAAGATTTGTCACAATATAATGTAGACCCGGCTACTACTATTAATTCTTATAATGATATTAGTACACAACTTAAGAATATACTGTCCTCTGTGGAATTTAATACTTTTGTAAATACAGTATGTTCAGGTCTTAATAATACTAAGGAAGATATTTTAACCATCCTTAACAAGGGTAGTTATTTGCTTTCTATGGTCAGACCATAAACTTATTAAGCAGTGTAAGTTCCACCTGGATAGTTATAGGTTAAAACTATAATAGGGTCTGAACTAAATGTTGTGGTTGTAACTGTTGGTGATCCTGTAGTCTTACCAGAATAATATTTGGTCGGTATAAAGAGTTTTACGACGCCATGTCCACCATTGTGACCGGCACCTCCACCTCCACCTTTACCGTTGACTCCAGCTGAAGATCCTAAATTATATATACCATATCCACCGGAACCCCCGCCTCCATTACCTCCCCAGGCTCCATAACCGGAATTAAGTGGATTATAATCTCCACCTCCACCTCCACCTCCATAAAAATCTTGCCCGAGGTCAAGAAGTTTAGTTCCTCCTCTTAGAGCATCTATCAAAAATGCATTATTACCGTGGGCACCTTGTCCGCCGACATATGCCGTACCGTCTCCACCATTTGCATTATATTGTATACCTCCTGTAGCGTTTTGAGCACTACCACCACCACCAGCAGAATGAATAGTGCTACTTCCTCCGTTACTTCCAAACGGCGCTATACCATAGCCCCCAGGATTAGAGGTTCCATCTTCATAGGTACCAGCAGCACCTCCTCCAGTCCCTTTACTATGGGCTGGTGTAGTATTGGATCCCCCGGCTCCACCTCCATCAGCTGATAAATAATAGAAATTTGAGAAAGCACTGTATCCACCGTCTTCTACTCCCCCATAAGAAGCTCCGGCTACACCCCCTTTACCTACTGTAACATTATAGGTAAGGCCACTAGTAAGGAATGCAGTTGCAGCAACAGCTGCACCACCACCACCACCACCACTATTAGCAGAAGATGGTTGATCACCACCACTACCACCGCCACCAAGCACAAAAGCTGTAATAGTATAAGATGCTGTACTAAAAAATTGATAATAGTTAGATGATTTTCCTACAGAATTAAAAGAAAAAAGAGAAGCCTTAAAAACATTGTCTGAAGAAACATTAGAAAAAAATGCTGTTGTTGCTGTTGTTGTGGTTGTTAATGTTTGTATAGGAGAAGTTAAATTTAAAGTATATTGTGCTGTTTGAGAATAGTTATATGGTGCTGTAAAGCCACTATAGGGTGATCCAACCCAGGTTGCTGTGAGAGATTTTGTAGAACGGTTATAGGTTAAATTTAAATTAGTAGCTGATGCAGGGACTATAGGAGGTATTCCTATAGTTCGTGTGTAGTTTGTTCCTGCACCATCAAAACACACTGGAACAGCCCTTACGTTACCAAAATCAGAAATTGGCCTAACTAGTACGTACGGGCTATTTGTTAACGGAAAACTATAATCATAATAATAAGTATATGTAGGATCTAAAAAACTGTTTCTTGGCTTTTGTTGACTGGTGGGGATGTCACTAGAACTATAATATCCTGTTATTGTATTAGAGGATAAATTAAAAACGTGAACTAAGTGTTTTTTAGAGTCATTAGTAACGGAATAATTCGGTATATATAATATATTGCCATCTGGTGAAATACTCAATCCCTCTGGATTACCATTGCTAATATTGTCTCCATTCACGGCCGTGTACCTAATAATTGGTTGTTTAAATTCTACACTATTATTATACGTAGATAAAGGAACCTTGAATACACCTAGAGTATTACTTGAAACGTAAATATTTTTATTATCAGGGGATATAATACCACTATTAGTATTATTATTAGTAATATTGGGATCATATAAGGATCCTCCAGTTAAATACCTAGGATTCATCTTATCTGTTGAAATGTCAAATGCATAAAGACCATTTAGTCCTTGGTCAGATACAAATAAGAATTTTTCGTCTTTAGACAAGAAAGTAGAAAAATTTCTATAACCTTGTGCAAGAGAATTTTGAGTATTAGTTACGGTATCTATTATATTAATACCTGCTCGGGACCCTGGGGCTGATGACGGGTTGTAAGTTGGAACGTATAAGTAACGCCCATCAGAGGTTATACAAGCCGTACCACCATACTGACAATGAGATCCTATTGCTTCACCGACAATATTCCAGGATTTAATTACTTTAAATTTTACCGAGTCGCCATATACCGAAGCTAAAGGTCCCTTATTGTTAGAATTATCGGCTTGAATGACGTGGGTGTTGTTTATTAAATAAACATATTTTAAATCTGGGGAATATAATATGTAATTAACCCCAGTGCTGCCATAATCTGCTGATTTAAAATATGTTAATTGTATATCATCAATTAAATTAGTTAGGGATATATCAAAAGTGGCTCGTTCAAAAGGAACTTGGTAAAATGTACCAGAATATACATCTATTGTAGGAACTGTATTTTTTACCTGTCTATTTAATTTACTAAGAGTTCCTATAGTATTAGCAATCATATTAATTAGAGAGATCGCCGTATAATACCCAACCTGCAGTAGCACCTGTATAAATTAAACTAGCAGCTGAATATTGAGAGCTTGTCTTAAGATATCCATTAGAAGAATTAACATTTATACTTCCAACTCCAGAGACATAACCTCCAGAGACATAAACCTGTGCAGTCATACCACCTAATTGAATCATACTAATTTGATATCCTGTTGGGTAACTAATATTACCTAAAATTGATAATATCAACCCTCCGGCATTGAGAGCACCGAATGTAGAAGAATTGTCTGACAATTGAAGACTATAGGTATTTCCTGATATAGGAGTAAAAGGTGACGGATTAAGACCAAATATATTACCTGAGGTAGTAATATTACCATTAACATATAAATTACTATTGGCTGTTATATTATTAGCAACAATATTTGTTGAAGTTATATTAGTTAAAAATGTATTAGTAGCACTTATAGTGGGGGTCGTTATAACGCCCTGAGAACTTAAATTATTAACATAAGTGAAATTAGATTGATTGGCACTTAATCCAGAACCTAAGACAAAAACGTTATTGGCTGTTACAGAATTGTAATTTCCATTTGCTATAAATGCATAATTAGAATTATATATTTTGTTATTGTCACCACCACCAATAACATTATTGAGCATGGAGCTTTGATAAGCAGAAATGCAATTATTACTTCCTCCGTTGATAACGGAGTTACACATGGAGTTAATACTATTATTAGGATTACGAGTAGCAATAGTATTATTATATCCACTACCTATAACTGAATTACAGATGTTTAATTGAGCATCTTGTGAAAAACAATTATTTTGAGTAGTACAAGCTGTAACAATGTTATTAGTTCCGGTATTACTAAAAGCATACGGAGAAACTGGATTTATTTGTGTACCATTGACATATAATGTTGTACTACAAATTGATCCACCGGAGCTAAGATTATTTACGAAGGTGGTATTAGAGGTTCCTGCAGTAATATTACATCCTAAAATGTAAGAATTGCAAGTTCCACTACATATAGTGTTATAACAACCTCCGGCAATAAATCCATTTGCTAAAGATAGATAAGTGGTACCTACACAATTTCTCAAACCATTTAATATAGTCGAGCATTGTGCTCCGTTCATCAAATTACAAACACCAGCTCCTATGAAATTGTTATTTCCGTTTAAAGTTTGATTACAACATCCGTTAGCTATAGTTGAATGTTTATCAGTTCCTATATTATTTAAACATCCATTAATAAGAGTGGCATAACATCCATAAGCACCTATTTTTTGTCCACAACCATTTATAGAGGAAGAGAAGCAAGAAGTATCTATAAGGTTATTGGAACCTGCAATAATAGTGTTATTAATGCTATTATTGCCTCCAGTGCTATTATTAATAGAATTGTCAAATCCGTTTAATATAGTTGAGCCTATCAAGATAAGATTGTTTTGCGTAATACAATTAGAAGAACCATTTCCTACCAAGGAATAACGACCTTCCGTGTAATTGTAACATCCATTACCTATAGCATTAAAAGAACTTAAAGATGAATTATTGACACCTCCTAATACAATGGAATAAAACCCTGATGATGTATTAGATCCGGATAAAGGTTTAATTGATCCTAATCCAGTGCCCGGAATATATATTGCCGTTGTAGGTGGTACATTTAAGTTAGTTAACCCACAACCATTACCGTAGAAATTTGTTCCGCAAAAAGTTGTTCCACAGAAATTTGAAGAACAAATTGAAGTTGCACTTAATGTTGTGTTTACGCAAACGTTATCTAAAAAATTAATAGCCATATATATTTAAATTATCCTTGTACTACTACTCTATAAGCCGTTAAGGCTGGTGCTGTGTTGAATGTAATACTTACAGAATTCAGACCGGTATTCACTATGGTAGGATATACCACTGCATAGGTGATATTATCATAAACCTGTGTGACAATGTCTCTTGTATTTAAGTTGTGATTAAAATTAAAAGTGCGTAATGTACCGTTACCTATAGAAGTTACAGCTTTGTATAAAGTGCCTGCTCCAAATATGATACCAGTGGCACTGATGTTTCCATTGACGGTTAAGTGTTGGTTTGGTATGGGTGTATTAATACCAACAAAATTATTTGATGAAAGATATAATGTGGGTGTATTATTGATTACACCTTTGCTGTAAAACGCTAGGGAATCGGAACCGGTATCATTATTTACACTAATGCGTCCTACGCCTGGTGAACCTTGGAGATAGTCAATAATAACACCACTACCACTTAAACTATTATAGGTATTGTTAGCCCAGAAACCTCTAGCCTTAATAACATTAACAGAACTAATATCACCAATCATGGTGCCACCGGATAATGGTAAGAAATTATTTTGTACAAAAGATGTAGTTGCAAACGAACTAGAATTTTGATAGAAAGTTTGCCACCCAGCACTTAAAGCACAAACCGTTTGATATACAGATTCCCATCTAGCACTTAAAGCACATACGGTTTGATATGTTGATTGCCAATTACCTGTTAAGGTGAGAATGTTGGTTTGGTTATCATAAACGGATTGCCATTGATCACTGTTACCACGAGGTGTTTTATATATAATAGAATATACGCTATTATTAGATGATAAATCATTTGTTATGATAGTACTGGCAGCTGATAAAGTCTGGGTATAGATCTTATCTGCATATACAGAATTCTTAATATATATTGAATTATTAGAAGATATAGAACCATTAACAGTAAGTTCTGCATTAGGTGTCTTAGTGTTAATACCAACATATCCATTTGTACCATTAGAAGGAAGAACCGGAGAGTTGCCTACGTGCAATACTTCATAACCCTGAGTAGATACAAATTGCGCTATATCATAAGTACCTGTTTGACTTACATAAAACGCTGGCCCTATACCTGTATTAATAACACTTAAAGCAGTTGTAGCAGATACATAGGTTGTATTAAATTTAATACCACTTACAGCACAAATTAATCCATATACTGTAAGATTATTGTTTATCGATACATCATTACCAAAAATAGCATTTCCCGAGACTGTCAGAATGCCTAGTGCTTTAATATTGCTAGTAACTATATTGGTAGATGTAAGAGATGTTATATTACTACTATTGGAACTAATATAGTTAGCTCTTACATCACCCTGAGAAGAGATATTATTAACATAGGTAAAATCAATTTTAGAAGCACTTAATTTGGAACCTAAAATAAAGGTATTATCAAAGGTCTTTGTATCATTGCATTGACCACCTGCTATAAATGATAAATTACTGGAGATTTTATTACCAGAACCTGCTCCTACAATAGAATATTTGCCAGAGTTTGTATTTAAGTAACCACCAACTATAGCTGAATAATCATTTTTTATATAATTGGTACTACCGCCACCTATAAAAGAACCTGTGACACTACAACCATTTTGGCAATGTTTTATAGTATTAGAACAACCGGATACTATAGATGAAGCATCAGCTGCACAAATTTTATTTTCCGTACCGGCACCTAAGAAAGAACTATAACCGTTTAAGTGATTACATTGACCTGCACCTATAATAGAAGCTTCTGTATTATTACAAATAATATTGCATAAACCAGATATAATTGCGGATTCATCACCACTAAGAGTATTTGTTGCTCCTGATAATATAGCAGAATTATAGAATCGACCTATTTTATTTTCTCCGCCAGCACCTATAAATGAACTGTCTCCACATAAACAATGATTGCCACCAGACCCAATAAAAGAATAGTTTCCAGAAACTGTATTAGGATCTAATCCACCACCTACTATAACAGAATATCTTCCAGAAACGTTATTGCTACTACCACCGCCTATAAAAGAACCGCATCCAGTTTCGGAGATACTATTATTAACGCCACCTACTATAACAGAATTAAAAGCGCTTTGATGTAAACATGCTCCTGCAATACAATTGCTTTGTCCGCCCACTATGACAGAACCAAAGGCGCACAATTCAATACAGTTACAGCTTCCAGCACCGATAAAAGAGTAATCACTAGAAGCCGTATTTGATTCACAAAAATCACTACCTCCCCCTACTACTACTGAATAATTTCCGTCAGCACGATTACCAAACCCTGCACCTACAAAAGAAAATCGTCCATTAGCACAATTATTAAAACCTGCACCTACAAAAGAACTCTCACCACAGGCAGAATTGGAATATCCACCAGATACCGTGGATTGACATCCGACAGCTTTATTATAACATCCACCTACAACACTAGAAGCCCCACAACATGCTGAATTGAAACTACCACCACCAATGAATGCATTACATCCATGACAACCAATATAATTGACATAGCCGCCGACTATAGTGGCACTATCCAGGTACGGAGTATTTTGACAAAAGTATCCTTCAATATTATTGCCTATACCACCACCTACAAAGGCGTGTGATGTATTATGTAGACAATGACCTTCTCCTCCAGCAATTGTATTGAAAGAGTTATTAATAATACAACTAGTACTTCCTCCAATTATAACAGATCCGCCATAATCTCCAGCCTTACTTTGACAAATGATATTATTACTACCACCTATTATAGCAGTATAATCACCTTTTGTATTATTGCCCAGACCTGTTACGGTCGAGTAATCTCCTGAAACAGTATTACATGCTCCTATAGCAGAAGAATAATCTCCAGTAACACAATTGTATTTGCCTCCTAATGTTGCAGAAGCGTAACCACAAGCTATATTACCGGTTCCACCGGCAATTACAGAAGCATTATTATCTGCATTATTTAAATTACCACCAAGAATTGAAGAATAAAGACCCTTAGCACTATTGCTTATACCACCTACTACATTTGAATAGGCACCAATGGCAGAATTACCGGAGCCTCCACCTATGAATGAATTACAAGCAACTGTTGCATTACTAGACCCACCTACAATACTAGAAGATGTGTTATTGGTAATATTACCAGGACCAGCTACAATATTAGTACCTACATATAAAGTGGTATTATTTACATATAAAGAATTGGCTCCTGTAAATGCTCTAGAACCACTATAAGTGGGATGAATGGTAATGACTGGAAAATAATAATTGGTATTAGATTTTTGAGTAGATGATCCTGTAGGTAACCCCAAACTAGGTTCTGCAAAATCTAAAGATATGAAATTAAACAAATAAGGAATATGGCGACTTGTAACGGACGCCAAACTCTTTAAAGGAATTTCATTTGCTACTGTCTGGTGGTAGGACTGCATGATTAATGTTATCGGGTATTAACCGATTCTAATACTGAAAGAGTAATATTAACAGATCCCAAGGGAGCATTGGGTGCTGATATAATAAAATTATCGTATTCTCCTAAGACTAATTTATTAATTACTACATTGGTTGTATCATTAGGAGGTAATTGAAAATTCTTAAGAATATCGAAATTACTACCAGCTACTGAAGTAGTCGATAATGATACATTTACTGTCTGGGTTGTATTTGTTAAATTACTAGCTAAAGCTGTAATGAGAATACCAGCTCTTTCAAATGGTACTGTATAAACAATTGTAGGAATTGTTGTTACAGCTTGAGATTTTCTTAAGAAATAATTAAGTGGGTAGTTTGCCATAATAGTTATATATAATTATTCCAAAGCTATCGTTAATGGAGTAACTAAAGTTAAAATAGATCTTTTAAATGTATCTCCTTCAATAGTACCAGTACTTTGTACAATAGTAAAATTGGGACCTACTTTAAAATTACCCTTTTCATTAGAACTTGTATAGTAAACTATACCAGGGGCATTAGTGTCGTATAAACCATCATACACTACTTCATTGGAATTATTTACTTGTCCACCATGAGAAGGAAGAGCACTTAATATATTGGTACCACAACCCATATATTCAAAGGTGTGAGATCCGGTTGCTATAGCACTTCTTGCATAGAATCTTACAGTTTGGCCTACATAAGCTCCTAGATTTGCACCTATATTATTATCCAAATCTATTCTATAAGTATTATTACCAGTTTTAACTACTGGATTATTAATAAAGAAATTTAATAATCTATTAGTCTTACTAATAGGACTTATTGTTTGTTCACTTATACCAGAATACCCTGCACCAGAAGACGGTATTATGGAGTTATCTCCTACAGTGAAAGCTAATCCGGGATAAGGTAATTGTGCTATGATCTGATTGTTGTTAATAGGAACCGGTCCTACATTGGTTATAGAGAAAGAATTAACACCTGATCCGCCTCCTGCAAAAATACCAGATAATATTGGTGTTTTGGACATTCCTCTAGCTACTAGACCAGACAATCCAAAAGTGCAATTAGAAGTACTGATAGAACAAGTTGCACCACTTTCTGCTAAAATTCCTTCTGTTGTACAAACTGTAAAGGTACTAACAAATTGAGCATAACCATGATTGAGGAGATGTATACCTTTACCTCCTTGATTAACCTGAGTAAAGGAATCAATAACCATACTTCTTATACCTGCACCATCCGGAAGAGGACCATTTACCAAGGCTCCGTCTATTCTCATTCCACACCCGGCATCATTATTTCCTACTCCTCTTGTATAAGACTGTTCTGCATAAGAGGTGCAACCTTGAGTGTAAGGACTAACTGTTATAATAGGATTACGTTGATACAAAGAAGCATCTATTACATAATTGTTTACATGTGTCGGGTCTTGATAATTATATGCGTTATTAAACGCTAATGTATAAGGTGAGGGATCAGTATTATATGGCGCTACATTGTTTAATGCATCTTGTGAAATGGGGAATGCTACTGCAGCTGAAGGGCTCATATGACCTCTAAATGTTACTCCCCAAATATAACAAGCATTATTAACCCAAAAAATATCTAATGTAGGATTTGCTGGTCTAATACTGACTCTTCTCAAACCATCACCAATGATGGATGTATAAGCTGGGAGATAAATAGGATTTTGTTCTACATAAGTTCCTGATTTTACAAATATAGTATAAGGTGAATTATCACCCTGTGCTCTTAATTGAGCAACTCTTGCAACGGCTTTTTTAATGGTTAAGAACGGAGCTTCTTCGTTACGACCTCTTCCGGCTAAATCATTATCTTCATCTACTCCGTAAGTTCCGACATAAAAACAATCTTGAATAGATTGAACATTTTGTTCTATATATTTAATTAACGTGTCTATGGATACGTTGTTGGTTATGTTATTAAAGGCGCCTTGTGATACAGGTAATAAGTCTGTATTCTGTAATACGGTTGTGGTTGATAATTGTTGAACGGTGGAAGTTACTAGAGTTAATGGTGTAATTTTTCTAGTAATATCCTGTTCAATGGCTAAAAGATCATTGACATCGTCGACTGTAATATTACCTGGTAAACTTGGAATTCTTGTGTAAGCCATTTGATATATTTATAGAGAAAACTGCAATTTTAATGTATTAATTTATTGTTATGTTAGGTATGTCAACCGATCCTACAAAAGGTATAAAAGTGTTTATAGCATCTATTTTTTGAGTATCAAAATTAACACTTATTAATCCTATATTCAAATTGATATCTTTTATCAAAAAAGAAATATTAAATAAATCCGTATCTGGATTATATGTTAATTTAGGGTCCTCTTTTATCCCATTACTATTGGTCCATGTAGGCGCGGAACATAATGGTAGAATTATGGTGCGAGAAAATAAATCATTTATCTTTCCATCATTTAAATTAAATTCTTTTAAAAATATAGAAAAAATAATTTTGTGTGTATTGAAATCCAATAAATCATTAAATCCAGAAAAATATACTTTTTTAGATTTTTCGTCTAACCAGTAATCTATATTATTTGTAGAAGTTGAAGATGTAAATGTTGAAAATTGGCTATAAGGAAAAATGCCATTATCTTTTGTTGTTATTTTTTCAAAAATATATCCACTTTTTGTTTGTATAAAAAGTGAATCATAAAAAGTATCAAATTTTAAAATATTATTAGAATTTAAATCTTGATAAAAATTTTGATTATTTTTATATTTTATAAATATAGATGAAAGTAAATTGTAAGCTGGTTTTATATTACTTTGAAAATCTTTTAACCAAAGTTCACCAGCATTGTTAATATCAGAGTATAAATTCATATTAAGGATATAAGCGTTTTATTGAGGTTCCAAAATCCGGATTGGGTGGTGTATCTGCAGGATTTTCAATTGTTATGTCTTTGGCTGGTTGAGTTGAAGATAATCCTAAAGGTTGAGTGAGTTGATAAGGTCTATTTTCAATCACAAAAGGTGATTTAGGTAGTGATAATGGCGCTGATTTATTTTTCCAATTAACGACAGACATCATTATGTTATTAGGATTTTGAGTTTCAAATGTATATAGCATCTGGTTATCAGGTCCAAACATTTTTGTTTTAACAAGGTGAAATTCATTAAAAATATTATTAGATTCTAATTGAGGATTTTGTAAATTTAAGTTAATTGTAAAAGTGATAGGATCTGAAGACCCTAATGTGTAAACATTAACCTTTATTAAATAAACTGATAAAACCGGATCCTTGGAAAGAAATTGTTTATTTTGTATATAATTTCGGGGATCACCATTACTCGTTGGGTTCGGATTTAATACTTGAGAATGAGAAGTACCGTCTCCCCAAATATAATCTATTTGTCTAACTAAATTAGGAGTTGTAACTCCAGAAGGATCTACACTTAAATAAAAAGGTGCATAATTACTAACATTTATTGTATTAGAGTTTGATAATAATATGGTAGAACTATAAAAAGACATTATAATATAATTACCTTATTATAACCCTTTGTAAACTTGAGTGGGTAGGTAATAATAACCTCCTGTATCACCAGTGCCCAATTCTCCGTGGCCATTATAACCACTAGCATAGATTTTGCCGGAAGATGTGATAATCTGTAAAAATTGATTTACAGTGGGTCCACAAATCGCTATAGAAGCTGCATTATCTGTCGGTATATTAACATGAGTTAAAAACGCAGCATAGTCTAGACCATTAGATAATCCTAATTGTCCTACTTTATTATATCCACAACTGTAAACCTTACCATTGTTTGTTAATATGGCAAAACATGCTTGACCAATGGCTATATCTTTAATAGTAATTCCACTCCAAGTAGTAGCGGCATTACCTACATAAGTTGTAGTGTTGGGGGTATTGGAATAATTTAAAGGAACAGTATTAACTAAGAAAGGAGTCGGATTGGCAGTATTATTAGCTACACCTTTTCCTAATTGACCAAAATCGTTTCTGCCCCAGGTCCATATATTAGTACCATCACTAGCAACACAAAAACCATAATCTTCTTGTCTAGTCATAGTCCTAAATTTAGTTATATTATAATTTGATAAAGCTGTAATTTTAGTAGCATACACTCTTTGAGTAGTATCACCGAGTCCAAGAGCACCATAACTATTATGACCTGTAGACCAAAGGGATCCATCATTACATAAGAAATATGTACAGCTTATATAACCTCCACCATAACTATTACCGTGAATTTCTTTTACATTACCTATTGGGGCATTTGCTGCGGATAATACTGGTGTAAATGAAGGAGGGTTAGTTGTATTACCGATACCAAGTTGACCAAATGCGTTATATCCCGCGGCTAGTACACTACCATCATTTTTTAATATAAAAGAACAGCTTGTATATCCATCTCCTATCATGTAAACGTTTTTATATTGTTTAGGAAATACGTAAGGAGCTGATGGTGCTGAGGGTACTGTTATAGACGTTCCACCTCCTACTCCAGTGTTTCCGCCTACATAATTGTTAAGACAAACCGGTGAATTATGAGCAGCTGTATTTAATGTTCCTTTGGAATTAACTATTCCTAATTGACCCCATCCATTATAACCCCAAGTATATATAGCGCCATTAGCTGCAAGAGCTATACAAGATGTTCTGCCGGATCTGTCGGCATCCTTAGAAACTGAAAATCTCACAATTTGATTATTAGTATTAAGTAATTGTCCGTATGTCGAACTGTTTTGATTGAATATTATTCGAGTTAAAATGTATTGAGATGTATTATTTCCTAATCCTAATTCTCCGTTGGCATTTTCACCTCCGCTCCAAAGATTTCCATTACTGTCTAATACATATAAATGATCACCTGTATTCCAGTATTCAACGGGTCTACCTGCTGGTATATTTTGATACCCAGCTGGAGTGTTTAATGAATAAGTTTCTGGTATTACAAAATATGAAGGATTGGTATCAGAGCTAGTATATATAGGTACGTTTACAGGATTAACATAACTAGTACCGGATACAGAATATCCGTTAGGAATTGAGTTATTATACCCAGCACTAAATAACCTACCATCTGAAAATAAAACTGTTGATGCATAGCTAGATCTGCCTCTAGGGTTAGATGTAGCTCTAACATCTGCCATAGCCCACATCACTGCGGGTTGAGTCGGAGATCCTCCTCCAGAAATAGTAATATTAGGATGTGTTATATAACCACGACCCGGATTAGTTATAGTTATAGAGTTAATAGCGCCATTATTAATAGTACACGTTGCAGTTGCTTGAATATTATTGTCTAAAACATCTGTGGGAGGATCTATGGTTATTGTTGGAGCGGAAGAGTATCCCTGTCCAGCAGAACCTAAGATAATGTTTCTTACAGATCCGTTAATAACCGGACCATTATTACTGTTGTTGTAACTAAGATTTCCGTTAATAGAAACATCACCTTTAATGGTAAGAACGGAATTAGAATCAGTTGTTGTAGTTCCAATAGCAATATTACCACTATTGGTAATTCTCATTCTTTCATTGCTTGAAGAAGTGCCTCCTGTAAAGAATAAAAGATTTCCTGAAGAAGATCCTGTACCCATAACAATGTTGTTAGCTGTATTAAATATATAAGAATCACCAGGACCTACTATGTTGAATTTAGGATAATAAAGATTTCCGTTGTATTGAGAGCTATTAATACCAATATCCAAATAATTGCCTTGATCATTGTACATTGTATAATCTGTGCTAGCACTAACACCTGCTACAATATTTTGTATAGAACTATAAACAGAACCTGTCGCAGAACCTGTCGCAGATAATGGAGCTATATTTAAATTGGATGTAGGTGAAGTAGAAACTACAATTGGTTTAGAAGCTAATAAAGATCCACTTGTGCTTATATCACTAGAAGCATTTATGTTTCCAACTACAGTAAGGTTGGCAGAAGGATTATTGGTATTGATACCAACATATCCATTTGATGTCATATAAAACACCGGATTAAGAGTTGATGAATTAAAGGCGTTTAATAAAACTGCATTACCGGATAATGTCAATGGAGTGAGATTAAATTGATTTCCTAATATTAAAGAATTTCCAGTAGATGATGAAAAATATACTGTGGTTTTATTTGTTACAAATTCATTAGTAGCATTTAAAGTAGTAGCATTTAAAGTAGCACAATTAATGGTATTACCATATAATGTATCTGAAGCACTAATAGAACCCTTTACCGTTAAAGCATTGGTTTGATTAGTTGTATTAATGCTTACATTATTACCAGTGAATAATGAACCTGAAAGATATTGAGATCCAGATGCATATATATGTCCTTTAACAGAATAAGCTCCAGAAAGATATTGAGACCCGGAAATATAAGAGGATCCTGCTAAAAGTTGATTACCAGAAACATAAGATGAACCTGTAATGTATTCATTGCTATTAATATAAAGATTGCCTAAACCACTGATAGATCCATTAACAGTTAATTTATTGTTAGGGCTATTTGTATTAATACCCACATTACCACTTTGGTCTATTAAAAAGGCTGTTGTATATGGAACTATAGAGCCGTCGCCAAAAAATGTAGATATGAAATATTTGTTTTGTATTTCATCATATGATGTATTAAAACCAGATAAAGACCCATTACCGTTTTCACCTAAAAATACAACTGGATTAATACCATCATTAGGATTGCTATGTAACAAATATATAAATCTAGATGATATACTATTAGCAATGACCGATCCGGGTGTACTTAAATTATTAACAAATGTAAAATTCGCTTGATTAGCAGATAACCCAGATCCTAAAATAAACGTATTTGGAAAATTGGTATAATTAGAAGACCCTGCAGCTATGAAAGAATATCTTCCAGAAATATTATTATTATTACCACCACCAATGTAAGAATAAGAATTACTAATAGAATTATTAGAACCATCTCCTATATAAGAATATGGACTACTGATAGAATTATTAAAACCACCACCAATACTAGATGTATCAACTGCCTGGTTATTATAACCAACTATAATATTATTAGAAGCACTAATAGATCCAACAACTGTTAAGCTTGTATTAGGTGTGATTGTGCCTACACCAACACCAGCTCCTAAAAAGGTAGCGGAGTATTTGCTTCCTGAAGGTACTAAAGCACTTAATCCTCCTTTTAAAACAAAATCACCTAAAAAAGGTGAATCCGGACTGGCTATAGGGTCATGGCCTGCATCGGGGTTCGCACTATTTGTATAAGTGTGGTGATTAGAACGGTGAAATTTTGAGTGAAATCTATTAGACATAATCCTTTCTCAAGCCAATGGGTTGCCCCATAGAACCATTGCTGGTCACTATTGTTGAATTGATTAATAATATTTACCAGAAATTGTCCCTTTAATTACAACAATTTGAGATAGCTTCACCCCAAGTTTTACTAGGAGCATAACCCACAGGAAACGCGCCTAATAATTCTTTGTAGCTTGTAGGATTCATATCACAAGTTCTAACTACAGGTAAAGTTATATTATAAGTTGATAATGCTTTCCAAGACCAACAAAATTTACCAGAACATTGAGATTCGGGTACAGCATTATTAATATTTAAAAAATTTAATAGAGTGGATAAAGAAGTATATATTTTGTCTAATTCTTTATTGAAAACCGAGGGTACGTGTAATTCATTAACACCAACACCCAATGTTTCGTTTTCAACATCAGAGTCTAAAAGCGGTTGATTGGAAACATCAATAGGAACCCAAGAAATGTAAGGAATATCTGCTTGTACTAAAACCATTTGAGCATTTAGTGTATCTCTAAAAGTTTTGACATTTTGAGCCATTCTAATTAAAGAGCGATTATAATTAATATCGGATGAAAATTCATCTTCTGAAACCAGTAATTGTTCTTTTGTCCAATAATTGTAAGGTAATCCACCGCCTAATTGAAATGTCTCTAATACATCTTGTATTTTTAGTATAGAATGAATACTAGTAATTAAAAATGATTTGTTGGTGGATTTATTAATGCTAATATAATTAATGGAAGGGTTGTTTTCTATATTAAGTTTATTTATAAATGTATTAATATAGGAATATTTGTATATATTACTAACTGATAATATGTAGAAAAAATCCCCGGAATCATCAAAAATAATTTTGTTTAAATTTGTCCCGTCTTTTGCTTCTAAAGCACTAAATGAATTGTATGGATTGCTATTTAAATTTTTAAATATATACACATTAGCTGATTCACTTAAAATATAAACATCCGATGTTGATGGATTGACTGTAACACTTGCTGGTTGGTCTGATTCAAATGCGTCACAATAATAGGTATATATCCAGTTTAAATCTTTATTGTATTGTTTAACACATTTGTTGTTATAATCTAAAACGTATACATTTTCTTTAAAATAATATACTTGAACCGGGGAATTAAATTTATCATGATCTGCAACTCCGCCAAAACCTCCTGTAAATAATTGTACGTTAATTTCATTATTAGTAATATCTATGTTGAATTTATATACTATATTCTTTAGGGGATCCGATATATAAACCGTGTCACCGGAGTCATTAGAATCTAATGATGAAGGATTTACTAATAGTGAGGCTATTTGTTGAGTATTAGAAAATTTTATTTCTGTTGGTACAGCTGAAGAATAAAAGGCTCTAAAACTTGTATCGTCCAGCACATAAATACGATCTAAAATTTCTACACTGTCTTTTAAATTATTAAAATAAGAAGATCCTTGTGTGGTTGCTAACGATGCGTTGTTTAAATAGAGAGGGTTATATGTTTGTGTGTTCCATTTTATACCACTTCCTCTACTATTGGAATTGTTTCCTAACCAACCAATATATTCTGTTGGAGTGTTTGTGTTTAAAGTTTTAGTGTTATATAATAAATAATTTAAATTATCTTGTAAACGAGTTATAGCAGTATTAAAAATATCTTTGACACCCCATTCATTAGGCTGTATTTGTATTTGATTTAAATTATAAGGAAATTTTAATATAAGATCTTTGGCATATCTTATTTCATTGGCATTAAAAGGTTTCCAGGAGGCTTCTATTACAAATGGTACTAACGAATTTGCAGGTGTAATGGAAGTTGTGTTGTCCGTGTTAGAATATAATACGGCAGAATATGATACATAATAAGTTCCTGGATTCTTATAACTATAATATACCTTGTCTGAGGGGTCGGAGTAAATTACATCTCCTTCTCCAAAATCTGTAATATATTGTAACACATAAGAACTGGGATTGTTGTTGTTTAAAAATGGATTTTTATATTCTACAAAAACTTGAGAACTTACTAATGCATAAACAGTAGACATATATATCTGCGTAGTTTGGTCTGCATATGTTGTTAATTGAATTGCTGGTGATGTATAAACGCTCATGGATTTATTAAACTCCAAATATTTGTATTTCCTTTATATCCTTGATTTATTTTTGCTAAATCAAAAACACTAGGTGGTATCTGTTGATAAAAATCAGGGATAGCATATAAATAAAAATTATCTAAACCTTCAGCTCCACTTTGTAATGGTATAAAAGGATCACCTAAGGTAATATTGAATATATCATAGGTGCCATCAGCATAGGGTATGGTGTTAGATTCAACCCAATATTGACTAGAAAGATAATAGGTTATAGACCCACCGACTATAACCGCTGGACCATTAGATTTAGTGGTTTGAGTGACTGAAATAGTATTTTCTTTATTAAGATCCAAGGAAAGATTTTTAACCGTAAATGAAAAATACAAATCATTATAAGGTACAATAACAGGAGCACATAAGAATTTGTTGCCGTTATTATTGCGAGATATAAGAGAAGATAAATTTAATAAGGTTGTATAACTATTATCATCTGTTAATGGGTAGGTGATGCCTAAACCATAATTATATAAATTTGATATTTGATTTATATTAATAACCTGATTATATATACTAAATTCATCCAACATTGAATTATTGGCAGAGTCTACATACTGACCGTCATACGTGGCCAACAATCCAAAATAAGCTGTATAATCTGTAAAATCAGATGTGTTTGTTGCCACTAAATTTCCGTCTAAATATATATTTGCTAAACCAGATGATATGGATCTGGTGAGAGTAGCCATATGCCAATCATTTGATACTTCAATAAATTTAGAAGCTTTCACAAAATTGTTACAGGTACCATAATATATACCTCGAGAATGAACATTAAAATTTAATTCATTATCAGAACCAGCAAAACATTGGAAATTACCAGTTGTATTTTTTTCTGGTTTCACCCAATAATTAATTGTAAAATCACCGCTAAGAGGTATGGTGTTTGCAGTAGTTAAATAACCAGAACCATCTCCTATAATTCCTTTATCTATTAAACCTTGTCCGGACGGAGTAAACGGATTTACATCTATTAAAGTGTATCCATTTGGAGTTGAATCGTAGCGATTACCGCTTTCTTCATTTAGTTTCCAATATACTAAAAGTGAAGAAAGATTGCCAAATATGGAATTATAGAGATTATTATATTCATCGTATATATAATTTGATGTATAAAAGCTTTTGGCGGATAAAGTTTGGGATGTAATATTAAATTGGTTAACAATTACATTATAACCATTATTTATATTAACAAGATCATAATAATTTACACCCATTATTTCCGGATAAACATCATTATTAAAAGCCGTAAGTCCTATCATTAATCCGTAATTAAATACTTCTAAGGATCTTGGTGTATATCCTATATTTGTTAATCCGAAATAAGAAGGTAGGGTTATTATTTCTGGGCTTGTTTGACTTTGATAATTGTATTTTGTAAAATAATTTTTATTGGCAGATAAATAAAGACTTTGTGTTTGTCCTACAGTATTATCATAAGCTGATGGATTATTGATTAAAGTATAGTTATTCTCGTCAAGGATAGTTAGTTGATTATCATTACCTATCCATCCAAATTGTGGAAATACATTAAATTCTAAAGGTGTTGTAAAATCGATGGGATCAACTGCATAAAAATATGTTATAGCGCTTACATTATGAGCACTAGTCCACCCATTAGCAAAAGAATTTGTTAATTTTAAGGCAATGGATGCAGCTGAAATATTGTTTTGAATTGTAGGTGTGGCACTAAGACTTAAATCAAAATTAAGACTATTATCAGAATTTGAATCTATAGCTAGATTATTGTAATACCAAGTTAATTCTCCATTATTATTTGCTAAATTAGAAGCTACGTCTGACGGTATTAATTTAAAATATAAATTAGTTCCAGGTGATGCATTGCCCTTTCTAGTTATCGTATTATGTCCGGAAGATGTATTCCCTAAAACAATTGCTTCAGCATTGTTATATCTTGTTGTAAAATCTGCATTAAAAATATCTGTACTTGGAAAATCATCTACAGTGAAGCTGTAGGATCCTATAACCGAAGGGTTCATTATATCAGAATGGGCTACAACTTTTATATTGTGTAAATTTTGTGCTCTACTGCCTTGAGGAGGTGTTATTACTAAATTTATAGAACTTAACAATGATATAGGTCCAGGTGTTGAATGTGTATAATCTTTGGATATAATTGTAACATTGTCTGAACTTAAAACATTGTAATTGGCAGATATAGGTTGTAAAGAGGGATCTGTTATGTCATCAAAAGACCAAGTCCAATACATAGCGGAATCTTGGTAAGCTGATGGTATATTGACTATAGTATTGTTAATTGGTAATTGTGCTTGTAAAGAAATTGTTCTGTCTATATTCAAGTTATCCAATTCAATTAAAGGTGTTACAGCAAATTGTCTTTCTACAAAATATGAAAATAGTGATGGATTAGTATCAATAAATGAGGGTTGAGTTATTGTTTCATCTGAAGATGAAACGTATATAGTCAAAGTATTGGGACCATATCCAGAAATATTAACATTCCATGTTAAATTATTAAAAGGTATTACTTGATAAGGTTGTATAGAACTGAGAATATTTCCAGTTGAGTCTGCTATATTTAAAGATATGTTTAAATCAGGTAAAACATCATCACTTGTGTAATACCAACATATATTTTTATATGTCAAATCTATATAAGGCCAACTGCTTAAAGAAACATTATTAGAAACACTCAATGTTATTTGATTATAATCTTCACTCAATACTTGTAAATCTATTGCAAATCCGTTATTTTGTTGATAATCTGGCGCCAACACAAAATTAGTTGCATTAAAAGCATCTAATTGACCCGCAACCTTAGAAGAAAGAGATGACCTTATACTGAGAGGTGTTTGTCCGTACATACCATAAGGGTAATCTATGCGCAAACAATCACCAGCAGATACCGGTACCCACGGAGAATTAATTAAGTTGTATGTCTGTATAGCAGAACCAGCTACTAACGAAGTATATGGTCCATAAGAACAAACTAAATTAGGGGCTATTAAAGGATCTAAATTAACAGGAAGAAATCTAATAAGATCGTTTGGGACGGCGTCTAAACTGTAACTAAGAATATTATGATCCGATGTAATATAGGATGATAATAAAACATAATAACTGCTTTGATTAGTATTATAGTTATTATCTGATGTAGGTACATTAGAAGAATAAAGATAAAAATTTAAAGAATTAGAATCTAAATAAGCGCCTGAATTTGCTAATTTTGTTTTATAAGAATAATAATGAGGAGGATACGGAGTAGTCCAAACAATTGTTTGATTACTAGCTACGTTATTAATAGGTACAGATGTTTTAAAACTTGCTGGACTACTATTGATTGTAAGAGAACCACTAATAGGGTCATTATTTTTAAATAATCCACAATCTGCTATATAACTAATCCCTAAAATAGAATCCGTTGTATGATGTACGTTGTAAGTGCTCTTGGAAAGAGGATTAGAATATCTAATATTAGAATTGTTTAAAAATAAAGTTGCACTTAAAACACAATTTTTACTGTCAATTAAAGGATAATTTGCACCTCCTGGTGTAATTGTTTGATATAATTGAAATGTTTGTACTGGTGATTTTGTTTTAATATCATATGATGATAAAATTACAAAAGTATTATTAAAATGTGTAGTTTCATCATATTTCCAAACATCTGGTTCATCTTGAGATATAATTTGTTCTGTAATACTAAAAGTGGGATTAGAACATGCAGCACTAAATGTCACAACTAAAGAGTCGGGATTCAATATAGAATTAGGTTCTAATATAGAAGTAAAATATGTTGGTTTATATCCTTGTGTAAAATTAATAATAGGCCTATGTGTACGAGTACGATTAGCACAAAGGTCAAAAAATAAACTATAAGAACTATTGAGACCGGCGGATCCTAATGATAATAAAGTGGGTGTATTTTTTAAATAGGTGTTTATATGATAATCCGCGGCGTCTTGTTCTATGTAATTTGATTCTATTCCAATAACCGAAGATAATGCTACATTAATATTTGTGGTTAAATTCCAGTTATTTCCGTTTTGTGTTAAGCTAACTGGATTTAAAAATAATTTGCTAGGATATAATAAATATCCATAACTTAAATCCGTATTTTGATTTAAAGTAGTATAAAATAAATTAAATTCTGAAGGAATGTTGTAAGTTTTTCTTATGTTAGATGTATTTAAAGTTATAGAAGGTGTGGATATCCAATCACCAAAATCTATGGTATTATAAGATTCTACTAAAATATTGGCTTGGGTCGGATCTGTAATATCCGAATATTGTGATGTAACAGCATTACTATAAGTAAAAAAAGAATTAAAAATAGGAGAGTTTAAATAAAAGTTAGCTACATCACTGTAAGGTTTTTTTCTATATTTTAAACCGTTATAAAATTTTAAAGGTCCTAAATTAGCTATAAAATAAGACTGTAAAGGATAACTTATATAGTTCTCTGAGGGGTAGTTTCCAGATCCTTGTATATTATATGCTAATGTGGGAGTAAAACTCATTTCTTTTAATATTTAGATTGAAAATACAATTTAATAATTCTTTAGTAATCCTAATCCGTTATATAAATTATATGAAAATAATTTATCTAACGTTTGTTCATTTCCAACCCAATTATAATGAGAAGATTGACTTTGAGTAATGGTTGTTTGAGGATTATTCCAATCTATAATACCTTCAGTTAGCGTTTTACTAAATCCAGGTATAAATTCATATATGTTGTAATATGTTTCCCAATTAAGTGGATCTAAACCTATGTAAGAAATTAATGTAGATAAGGGATAATTGGTTGAACCGTTGATAGGTCCTGTGGGTATTAGATCATAACTGTTAAGTGATCTAGTATTTAATATTACAGGAGTTCCAGCAGAAACTGTGTAATTGTTAGTTAACAATTTACCCCTATTCAAGACTCCATCTGTGGACGGAGACTTAAAGTAATTTTGATTTTTGGAAGTTGTACCCCAAAGTATAGATTGATTTATGGAAGCTAAATTCATTAATCTTTTAATTTCATTTGGATAGGTTAAAGTAAAGTCATCACCATCATGTTGATTTACTGAATTGGCTAAGTTGTAAAGTTCGTCTATACCACAAGTGTCTATATCTACATTATTGGGTAAGAAATTTGCAATCTTTTCATAACTTTCTATTCCTAGATCATTATGATTAAAAGGAGCTTTACCGAAAATAGATCCTAAGAAATTATCAAAGAAAACTGGGCTATCTTGTAAAACCGGCATAAAAGCTAAAGATTTCATTTGACCAGCCATGTCAAAATTTTCATTAACTTTAAAAACATCAAACGCATGATTTCCGTAAAAATCTAAATTAGTAGATCTTCCAGTTAAAGATATTATTCTTGAGTTTTGATATTTATAATATTTATTAATCCATCTAAACCCAGTCCAGTCACCATAAGCTTGAGCTGATTTAGTCCAAACATTATAATCTATGCTATTAATATTGTTCTGGTAGAAGAAATTAAATCCTTGAGGATTAATATAAAATTTATTTGTAAAATTCTTAGTTGTTGAATTAAACATATATACTTGATTTTCAACAGAATTTATAACATATATATTGCCCTTATAATCGGCAGCTATACCTTCCAAAGCTGTTTCTGATGTATATTCATCTGGTACAGTTAATCCTTTATCTGCATATATATTGTAAGGAGAAGGTGTTGTGTCTTGTAAATACCCATTAGCAACTAAAAGATCTTTAATACAAGTGTTAAGATAATTAAATGTATCTGTTGTTTTTTCTTTATGATTAGGTACAAGACTGTCTGGCAATCTTGTAGTGCTTCCATTCCAATATGCCAAGCCGTATTCTATAGACCTAGCATTGACTCCGGATACTAGATCATTGTATATAGCATCTACAATCAACCCAACATCTCTTTTACAAATTTGTAAAAGAGCACTATCAAACAAATATCCCTTTTGTATTACATAATAAGAAACTTTATCTTGAAGGGCAGATCTATTAGCAGCTATAAGATTGGCTATATTAATATCGTCTGTAGTAGGTGATCCAGCAGGAGAATATGCCTTTAAAGCTCCTCCGGTTTGAAGAGGGTATACTACATCAGCCATACGTGATGTCACATCAGTTTTTCTAGAAGTATCTGTAACTACATTGGAATTAATATAAGATGCAATGTAATTAATAGAATTTATTGTTGCTGATAATTCGTAAGAAGGCAGAATTAATTGTCCATAAGGTACATTAACATTTTTTGTTACACCTTTGTAGTAAAAATTACCCACTTCAATTGATCGATGATTTGTATTATTGGCTATGTCCGCAGCTAATGCATCTACTATAAATCCAGTATCTCTGTAGCAATACGCTGTAAGAGTTGGATTATTACTCATGGCATTTGGGTAATTAGTCACCGCATAGTTAATAACTGCTTGCTGAATCTGAGCCTTTGCTGCTAAAATTTGTTGGCTAGCTGTTGTATAAGAGGAATTGGCAATAGTTCCACTTGGTGTTGTTGCAGGTACATCTGAAAGGCTATAAATAATTCTGTTGATGTTACTAATACTATTGGATACTATTTTGGTCTGAGGTGATGAGGAATAAAATATTTGAGAATTGTTGTCTCTCGGAATTACTAAAGGTGTATTATCATAATCTGATACATTAATTGTTGTTATATTTGCGGTGTTATTATCTATAGTTGCTATTCTAGAATATGAATATGTGAACCAAATATTTTGATTTAAATCTAAAGTCAAATTATTCAATCCAGTAATATTTCCAAAGGAGCTTAGTAATACTCCAAAGGAATTTCTTTTTTCCAAAGTGCCTAAAGTGTCACCAGAGTTATTAGATAATGCAACCCATACATTATTTGCATTATCTACTACTAAATCTTGTGGACTTGAAAGAACTGGATAACTAATAGTTTTAAGTAAATTGCCATTGGTATCATATTTTATTAAAAATCCACTAGCGTAATTGGAATATGTTACCCAGATATTATTGTTTAAATCTGTTTCAACATAGGTAGGTTCAATAAAGTTTTGCACCTCACCAGATAATGGCTGCATTTCATTGTAGAGATACCAATTATAATTTATATTAGGAGGAAGTGTATAATTGATGGATGATAATGGGTTTAAAGCAAATAAGAAATTTCCATTAGGATCTAATTTTAAAACAGATGCTGTATCATATAAAGTCATCCAAATATTAAGATTGCTATCTAATGTAATAGAAGCTGGAGAAACTTGATTTTCTACAAAGAAACCTAATTTTTGTGTTTTTACTATTTGGTTAATATCAATTGCAGAAATTATACTTCCCTCTGTGGAAAATTTGTAAAGGTAATTTAATTCACCGTCACAAGCCCATGCTTTAAAATCCGGAGGAGGTAAAACTGCTATACTATTAATGCCATGAAATCCTATTGTGGAAAAATTATCTTTGGTATAATCTGGATTTATAACAATAGGTACATTAAAATTTTTAAATTGAGTCGATGTAAAGTTAGGATCTGTAGTATTAAAAATGCTAGGGTCATTATACTCAGCAATAGTCACTGTACCAGCATTAGGATTTGATATCCAAATCTTGGGACTAAACGCATTTCCAGTAAAATCTAGACCAGAATCAAAATTAACAGATGCTGTAATATAAGCTCCGAGAGATGTTTGACTATTGGGTATATTAAAATATGTCTTACAATAACTCTGAGAACGATAACCATCTTTATTACTATAGGATATTACTAGATTATCATTAAAATTGGAACTTACGCCAACTGTATTAGCTTTAATTTGTATTTGTTGATTTTGAGAATTGGGGAAATAATGACAAAAATTATAAGGTTCATTATAGGTTGGTATGTTTACATCATTGTAGATATAATTTCCATTCCAATTAAGAGTAAACACAATTGGTTGTGTTGTGGCAGACCATCTTGGGTTAATAAAATCTCTACCGCCATTTTCTGATATTTTTATATAATCTGGATTTCGATAATAAAAAATATGAGGTTGATATGCTGTTGCTAAACTATTGGCATATGAGGTAGAAATATATTCATTGTTATTGAAAAAATAATTTATACCACTTGTTTGTAGAGTAGCTATAATAGTAGTATAAGGTTGATTGTTTATGGCTAAGTCAAAATTATAAATATCATCTATAAAATAAAATTCCGCAAACCCACTAACACCAATAAAGGTTCCGCTAACATTATTTAAATTACCGTCTGAACCAATATAAAATGGTGTATCTTGAGTGGTTATGTAATTAATTTTATTGCCACTTAAATCTAAAAATCTATATTCAGGTCTTAAAAAAGACCATTTATTAGGATTAGGTTGAGGGTTGTAAGATCTTGAATATTTTGCATCTAAAGAAATAATATGTTGATCGCTATGAGAAGATGTTATGTGAATTCTAAAAGGATGCCTATTATAATGCCCAGAAAAAGTAGGAGGAGGGGAATAATCAAAATAAATTGATTCGTTTAATATTAATGGATCCTGAGTAGCTTGCATCTATTTTAGTAATCCGAAACTTGAATTACACCACTGTTATCAACAATTTGAATTCTATTAATTAAATTGTTTATGTTATTAAATACTGGAAATTGAAAGTATTGTAATTGTATATTTTGAGATGTTGTATAAACGTCTAATTGAGGATAAGAATTATTCCAAACTAAAAGGGAAATACCTTCTGCATAAGAATCTGTATCACTTCTATATGTTTGAATATGATCTACTCCATCAATATTTAAAATATCATTTGTCAATTTATGCAAATCAATCATTTGACCTAATGTCGATGTCTGATTATTAAATGTCTTTTTAATTAAAGCTATTACATCAGCTTGAATCCCAGCTGGAGATCTTCTACTATGAGATTGTTTGTAAATTAAAAGTTTACTATTATTAATGTCATTAGTTGAAGGTTTAGAATAAGGTGATTTGGCATAGAAATCTAAAGCCATATAAACCGGATCTATAATCACAACTTCTGATGTTAAAACCTTTTTTTCTTGTAGTTCAGATATTATAAATTCCTTTTGCGAAGCTGCTACGTATTGTTGTGTGGAATTTTTAGGAACAAGATAAACGTATACATTATTAAAATTGCAACTATTCGCAAATTTAATTTGGCTGTATAAAATATTATTATCAGATTGCGGAGAATCTATACCTATGTTATATAGATATTTTATATGGCCACTTAAATAATCGTCATTATTAACTACGGAACTATTGGCAAATAAATGAGCATAATTTGAATTTATATACGATTGAAAATCATTAGCTGTGACCAATCTTTGTTGGAAACTAAAATTTTTAGGTGCGTTATTTCTTATGCTATCAACGCTTTCCTCTTCAGAATAAGGATTAGAAGGATAATCATTATTAATAGTTACATATTTTAAATAATTTTGAGGTATTATATATGTTGGGTTAGAAATAGTGTTATTTAAAATTTGATTGTAATTTACACTATTATAGAGAGCAATTGGTAATTTGTTTAATGTATTGGCTGCTAATGCTGTAGCGTTTGGATTTATATTTAAATAATATACCAAGACTTTGTCGCCATCATTTAATGCTGATCCGTTAATATTATCACCAAATTTAATTTCATAATTTTTATTTGCATTAAATCTTATTTCATAATTTTTATCTGTGGATTTATTTAAAAATAAATTAGGAGTTTGTTTCCATTGAGTCCATAATCCGGTGTTTACATCTTTAACATAAACAAATAAATTAAAATGGTCTACATAAGTGTCAGATCCCAAGCTAATATAAAGTATTTCATTATTAATTCCTTGAGCCGAATATATAGGATATTCTTGAAATTGGCCTTGGTAAAGGAAAAAATCAGAATTTACATTTTGTAATTCAATTACTCCGTTTGCTGAATTTGTAAAAGCTATGTCTGTATTAAATGAATACGTATCAGCTCCTACTTTTATATAACTGTAACGAGGGATTATATAGTTCCCAGCTGGTAAGGAAGATGAAGAGTTTAAAGTATAAGGTACGTTTTGTGTAATTCTACCAAGAGGATTATAATTTAAAAGTTTAACAATTCTATTCATGTTTTCATACACCTGAGCTTCTGAAAAAAGACTTTCTGAAGCTGTTTTATTAAGATAAAATAATAAGGTACTAAAAGAATAACTAATAATGTCTATAATAGCAGACATATTAGATCCCTGATAATTTTGATCAGTGAATACCTGACCTTGATTTAAACGATTGATTATTAAATCGCTAATATTAGTAGCATCAAAGGCTACATAATCATTTGGTGTGGAAGGGATGTTACTCATACTATTAAGATATTATTTGGAAATATTTGTATTTGCGTTGAAAATGTGCTAGCTATCCCAACCATTTGATATGACATAATAATGTAATACATCAGTTGATCTGGTAAAGGATATACTTGTATATTTAGGACTTGAACTCTGGGTTCATAGACATTAATAGCATTTAAAATAGTATCACCTATTATTTTACCTTTAATTTCAGATACTTCTTCAAATACAAATTGATTAAGATTACAACCAAAAGAAGGATTTAATATTTTTTGTCCGGGAATAGTTGTAAAAATATTATATAAAGAATTTTTTATAGCAGCTGCATCATTATCTACTTTAATATCATTAGATTTTTGTGGATTTGTTCCTATTCCAATATTATAAATTTCGGATAAATCTAAGTGTAAATCTGTATAAACAGCTACAGTTGGTTTATTAGGTTGAGTCAAAACTGTAGCCTTTGAATTAACTTGACGAGGGTTAATTAAATTATCTATGTGAATAGTTGCCATGTCGGAGGTAAATATTTAGGTCTAACATACAATATCTATGAGTCAAAAATTCAATAAATTCGAAACCTTATGTGAAAGAGCCTTTGCCCACTATACAAACGGAGGTTTTCGCACCGGAACACCAGTAAAACTCAGACCAGAGTTTTTTAAGTCTGATTTCTATAAACAAAGATATGAAACAGATGAATTGTTCCATTCTTGGATTCAAAACATTTTACAACAAAACCCTGATACCTTTTTCTTTATTAGTGAAGTAAATGGCAATTCCAATAATGCTAATGCTAAAGATGCAAATAGTATTGCCGGTTCTAATAATGTTGTATTAGTTTTAAAATGTGATCCTCGAACTGTTCAATATCCTACAGAATTTAATGAATTTGAGGTTCCTGGAGATTTAAAATATATTGAAGTATTGCGTTTTGGTAATAATTTACCACCGGTCCAAGGTGTTCCTAATAAATATGAACAACCCATTGGGTCTAAACCGGAGGAATTAAAAAATGATTTTGGGGCTTTAGGCAATAGACCGAAAGATCAATCTTTACCTACTAAAAATACTTCTATTCCAGCTTCTGGAGCATTTGAAAAACGTTACGCTTAATTTCTTAAAGAAGCTTCCATAGCAAGAAGACAACAAAAGAAATTAATTTCATGGTCTAGAACAAAGTTATCTCTATAAAGATATTCTCCAGTGTCTACGAGGAGTATTTTCTTTTCCTTCTCTGGTAAATCAGAATCATAGATATAATCAAATATTTGTTTTAAAAGTGTTTGGTAATCATTATTAAACGTTTTTTCAGATTCAATAACTTTCTTCCTGAGATCTAAAGCTGATATCTTAGCAGTTGTCAATCCCTTTATAATAAACCCAGCGAGATCTGACACTAAATTTTCTTCTGAGAATGTTAAGGTTCCTGTGACGGAACATTTTTGAAGATCATTAATAATTCTTCTAAGATCTGGATATCTATTACTTGTCCATTCTACTAATTTAGACTTAACACTAGCGTCTAGTGTTATATTTTCTGCTTTGATAATATCAACTACTCTTGATACGCAGTCTAAAACATCGGGTTGTAATTTGAAAAGCAAACAACGGGATCTAATAGGTTCTATTATCTTATTAAGATAATTAGCTGTAAGAATAAAACGAGTAGTGTCGACATATTCTTCCATAACATTGCGAAGAATGCGTAATGCATCTCCTGTAAGACCATCTGCTTCTTCTAATATTACTACTTTTTTCTTACCATCTACTGAACGTGTCTGGGCAAAACTAATGACTTTGTTTCTAATAGTATCAATTCCACTTTCATCCGAAGCATTAATATAAAGATATTGGCATTTAAGAATGTCATTAACAATAATTTTTGCTAAAGTACTTTTGCCAGTTCCTGGCGAACCGTGGAAAAGAATATTAGGAGTATCTTCTCCGAGGGTTTCAAAATGCTTTCTATTCTCTTCTGAGAGAATAATATCCTTTAATGTTTTAGGACGATATTTCTCAACCCAAAGTTTTTCGTAATGATTTGTCATCAATTTCCTGAGCTGCCGAATCCGTTATCTCCGCGATCTGTTGTTTCTGTTTCTGTAGCCCAAAATGATTCAATACACAATAAAGGAAAATAAGCTATCTGCGCTATGCGATCTCCTTTATTAACATTATAATCAATGTCTGAAAAGTTATAAAGCTTTACTGCTAAATCTCCTCTATATCCATTATCAATAACACCTAAATGCGGTTGAATGCTATGTTTGAATCCCATACCAGATCTTGGTAAAATTAAATACCATAAACCTCTTTCCGTCTTTGCTACTTGTAATCCTGTAGGAACTACAGCTGCACCCTTAGCTGGAATGGTAACATTTTCAACTGCTGTAAGATCATATCCCGTATCGTTAACATTCTTCTTGGAAGGAAGAACTGCATCGGGATGTGTTTTGATAAAGTGTATCTTTATCGGTTCTATTTTAAATTCGTCCATAAAGGTATTTTAACCATTAATCAATTCTTTTCCAGTAAATTGATTGTTAATAATTTCTTTGACTTGCTCTGTTTTTGGTGTCGTGCGAATTGCCTGAGCGTGATTTAACCAATTAATCAATTCTGCAACTTTTTCATGGGGAATATGAAATTCTCCACCGTTTTCAATAAGTATTTTCGTTGTCATTGCTATATTTTAATATAAGTGTATAATAAATCAACATGGATTCTAATAATGAAATAGATGCTATTGTAGAGCAGTTAAGAGCAGATTCTATACCAAGCACTCCACACATACAAAGCAGAGAAATAGTTCCACAAGAACAGGTTACTGATGATAATGTTAATGAATATATTCTTAAAAAGACTACAGAAAATATAGAAGCTGGGTTAGATGCGGTCAATTCTTTGAAAGACATCGTCATTACAGGACAAAATCCTCAAGAAATTGCTGCGCTAGCATCTTTAATTAATGCTACTACCAAGGCTTTAGATAGCTTAAATAAAATTAATCTTCAGAATAAACAAATTAAAAGTGATAAAGAACTTAAACAGATGGAAGTTACTGCTGTTAAAAGTCTTAAACCGGCTACTACCAACGTATTAATAGCAACTCGAGACGAAGTAATGTCTAAATTATATGACAAAACGTCTAAAAGAGAAAAGATAGAACTAATTGAGGGTACAGATCCTCAATTATGACAGAAATAATATTAAAGATTAATTTTTCTTTTTTTAAGTTCATCTTCTAATTTTAGAAGAAAATCTGTATGTGCTTTGGGTACTGTTTTAATCTGAAATCCATATTTTCTTTTCTTTAAATCTTTATAAACTTTTAAAAGTTTTGAAGTATCAATAGAAGATATATCACCTTGTTCCTCTTGTGAGGAATATTTTTCTTTATTGTTTTCTATGTGATCCAGAGCGTGTTCAAATTCTTGAGCTTTTTCTGGTTCTGATTTATAACCAAGTTTAGTCATTCGGAGCCAATTATGAACTCTTCCGTAGTTTTCTTTTGTAGGATGACCATTTAAAAATTTCATAACAAAAGAAATTTTTTCTGATACGTCTTTAATATCTCTGGCATCAGTGCGAACTATTTGCCAATTAATATCAAATTTGTTTACATTTTCATTCAAATTATAATAACTCTTAAAATCCATTGTCTATTACTTATACCAATAGAAGTTATGTCTGCAGTCTGGCCAAATATAACCTTGATTAGGGTCTGCAAAGGGAAAATGTTTACTATAATGTTCCGGATCCTTTTTCAACAAAACACATTGATGTGAATAATGCACTTTGGCATTACCAAACCAAAAAGGAAGTTCATTATTCTTTGAAAAAACATCTCTGTAAGCTGCTATCTTCTCTCTACAGGTATCTTTATATCCTCGAGAGATCCATTCATCACAAGCGGCAATACCATAATCAATCAATTGATTGAAATGACCCCACCACATCCATTTATTAGGATCTCTAAATCCAAGCTTCTTGTCTTGTTCTGGATCCATTTCAAAAGACCGAAGCAATCCGTATACTTCAGCTCTTTGTTTCCCTAGACGTCTCATGTCTAGGCACTTAACAGACTCTACAAAATCAGGGTATGGGACGAAAGTTTGAATAATTTTTAAGGCTTAGAAGTCAAAGTGAGGGTGAATAATACTCTTAATCTTTTCCACTCTTTCTGTCACAGAACCTCTAATAGTATTAAAATGAACATTATTATCATACATCGTATTAAAAATAATATTATCAATATTCTTTTGAAATTTAGAATCTTCTTTTCTAACACCATCTTTAATCATATCAAACTCCACTGGAATATAAAAGATATTATCATAAAGCTTAACAAATGTAGACATAAGCTTACCTACTACATTCATTACTTCATCTGATACCTTTCCAGTAGCATGAAGATATTTCGTATATGCATAACCATCTAAAACACTTCGATCTGCAAACCAATTATCCTCACAGAATTTACTAACATGACTACATTCAACAATCATTTGAACAATATCATCTCCTGTATCATTAATTGTTCTTCCAGACAAAGCAATCTTACGAGCATTACTGCTATTAATAATAGGTTTAATCTTAGATTCTTCTAGATAATCATATAGCTCATTAATAATAGTAGTCTTACCTACTCCATGAGATCCTGTTAAAGCATATTTCATACAAATATATTAATATATAGTAAAGGAAAATACAAGCAAAAAAATTGCCTACCCCGAGCAATCAAGGTAGGCAAATCTTTTAACAATTTACAACTAAAGATTAGATGTAAATTGTACTCTGGCCATTGGCTCCGCCGGCAAAAGAGGTACCCAATCCGCTAACGATGATTACGTGATAGTACAAGCTAGCACCGAAGATATAATCTACGACACCGTAACGGGTCATGAGTCCCACGCGAGGTGAGAAGTCATTAGGCCCGATTGTACGTTGAATCATGACAGGGATATATGGGCAGTATACGATACCTGTATCGTAGTACTCTGTGCCTTTGTAGCCTAAGAGGGCATAGTCAATAGCTTGAGCTGCACTGCGTTGTCCTGCGAGGAATTGAGCATCTGTACGAGTATCACGGTAGACGTTGAAACGGCCACCAAGTGTGCCAACCTTGGCAATGCCAGTTGGTTGGGTGTTGATGTTGCCATTTACAGGCATCCACTGGAACTCGGGTAACATCTCAAGGATAGCACAAACCTTAGGTGTAGCGATAATGAAATTAGCGCTACCACGACGATTGCGGATAGCAATACGATTGGCTTGTACGATTACCTTGCTGTAGAAGTCACGATTACGCTCTCCGAGCCAACGAGCGTCGGCTGAAGCAGCGTACCAGAAGCTATATCCATTTGTAGAACCGGCATTGAGACAGGTCTGGATCATTCTGATGACCATTTCACGATCGATTTCGGCTTGAATTTCATAGCTCATGGCATTTGTTAATTCAGAGTCGATATCGAGACCGTTCATGTTCTTAAGATCCTGCTCGAGCTCAACAGACCAGCGAGCTGCGAGACGGCGTGTGCCGGCTTCAACTGCTGTCTTACTGAACTCTACAGTGACCTGTGGAATGTTTCCAGATAACTCGAATTGACTGAGTAATGCAGCGACACCTTTATCGGAATCAGGGAAGTAAAAATCCGTGTTACCTGTAAGGGCGGCAGCTGAAGTACCAGTAAAGCGAGTATCAAGATAGTTATAGCCAAGTTCTGAGCCATCTGTCGTTGGGTTTGCACCTGTACGACTGATGCCTGTGTTGCTGGTTTGTGAAACACCACTGGTCCAGCCATCAACTCCCGTTGAGCCTAAACTATCTGCCTCATAGCGATAACGTAATGCGAACGCAAGTCCGACTGGGCCACTCATTGGTTGTACACCGACGATCTCATTAGTGATAAGTTCTGGGAATGTACGGCGAACCATTGGGATTAATACCTTTGGTAAGCGAGCATCATTCTGCGCATAATTATCACTAGAAGCATATTGGGTATTAGCTGGATTGTAGATGTTAGCTCCTGCTGGGACAGAGCCAAAGGCACTGCCACCATAAGAATTAGCACTACCTTCCTCTAAGCACCAACGCTCTTGGTTTTCCATCAACATTGCTGTTGAAAGACGGGCATGCTCATCTTGGATTGGGGAAACCTTGTCACTTGAATAATCAAGAACAGGGGCCCACTTCTCTAAGAGTTGAGTGGCGCGAGAGCGATCGATGAAACCAGGGGCTGGTTTGACATTGTTCATATATAGTTCTCCTATTTGAATAGAATTCGGGAAGTGCTTAATTGCTCTTCTCCAACGTATAAAAGCGGCCTTAGACCGACTTTAAAGCTGTAAGATATCCGGAGACTGGACTGTCAATTTCTTTTTTCTCAGAAATTACAGCGGCAGGTACTTTAACACCCTTGGATAAGGAAGCTTCTTTTGCTTCTTCTACAAGGGAAGCTGAAGTTTCCTTCTCTTCTCTCTCGAACATCTCAACGACATAATTTAAGTTCTCTGAAATATACTCAGGTGACTTGTCGCTCAATATTTTTGTAATAAAATTCTTTTTAGCTGTACGCATGCCCTTAGTTTTCTCCTCTAAGAGAAGGGCTGATTGTGTATGGATAAGATGTTCTTTAAGGGTTAAATTTTCCCTATAAGATTCATTTAATTGATTTTGTAATTCATCAACTTTGTTTTTACCTTGGGTGATAATCTTTTTAACATCTTCATTTAAGTGAGATGGATCAAAGGCTAAAATGTTTTTGATTTGCTCGAGCTGTTGACGAGCTGTTGTATTAGCAACAGCTTCTTCTAATTGGGTTTGAGGAATGGCTTTATCTATATAAAGATCGATAAAGTTACTAAGCTCTTCTACAACCTTGTTGCTGAAGTTTTCTGCTTTCTCATTAAGAGCCTTGCGGTAATATTCAACAAGCTTTTCTAACTTGGCTGTATGATTTTCATTAATAGCATTAACAACTGTTTCTAATTTAGCTGAATGATCAGTGTCAATGGCTTCTAAAAGATTTTCTAATTTTGTGGCATGCTCTTCATCTTGTTTGCTAAGAGCACTTTCAAGTTCAAGAGTTACTCTATTATTGACTTTTTCATCAACTGCACTTTTAAACGCCTCGGCAATAGCTGTGGCTGTTTCTTCATTTAAAACATTACTGTCGATATTTTTGAGAATAGATGAGAGATCCATATAATTTAATTGTGCAATTACTTACTCTTCTTAGGGGCCTTTTTTTCTGTTTTTTTGTAAGCAATGGCAGCAGCTTGCTTTACAGGATGACCTTTCTTAACTTCTTTTTCGATTACTTTGCCAATTTTTTTCTGTTTTTTGGCTTTTTGTGTTTCGGCTGTTTTTTTGATACGAGCCGTAACTTTTTCGGAAACTATTTGATCTAAAGTAGAATTAGCAGCTTTGTAATTTTTTTCACAAATCTGTGCTACAAATTTTGATATAATGGAACGAATACTCATGTTATATTATTTATTTACCCTTAGACAATGTAAATTAAAGAGTTTTTAATGCATTAATAAAATTAATGACTTGCTCTCTGAGGTATTGATCTGTGAGTTTCTTAGGCAAAGATGATATGCTCTTTTCAAATTTATCATATACAGGAGCAAATTTACCATCATCGGCTAAAATCCATTGTTTGGATTCTAAAATACCATTTACAAAAGCAGATGGTACAGAAGGATCGGCTACAACATCGACTGCAACTAATTTAAAATCAGCAACTCTATTGGTGCCGTTGCCATCTGGCTCTAATCGCCCAAGAGCTCTACTGGAAACACCGAGTTTAACACCATCCATAATTAATGAACGGACTATTTGACCCATAGGTGTGGAAAGCACACGAGACTTACCTTTAAAAATATTTCCCTCTTGTCTAAGAGAGGTCACCATATGACAAACTCTCTCTAAATTAATTTCTGGTTCATTAGGGTGATTTAATTCACCGGTAGCCCTGTTATTTAAAATCATATCTTTTTCATAACGAGAAACTTCTTTAGCCATTTCTTCTAACGGATAAACTCTTTTATTTCTATTAGGCTCATTGGCCATTAAGAAATCTCCTTCAATATGGAGGATGGAAGGAGTGTTTCTGTTTTTTTCTTCTATAAGATACTTGACCTCATAGGTGGGTTCCTCTACTAAAAGACGATAAACATTTTGACTCATAATAATTTACTGGAAATATTTATACTCCGAGTCGTCACAATCACTGAATTAAATCTTTTTCTGTTAAAATTAAAAAGATATAACCTTTATTTTTAGCCCATTGCTCTGCTGCAGACCACTTGGCTTGATTAAGAACAAATTGAGTTTGTTCATATATCATTGTTTTATTACTCTTGCGATCAGAAACAATTGGTTTGACTGTTTGTTTAGAAGGTTTAATTTCTATCAAAAGTTTTTTATCAATTCCATCTTTATCTTTTAACAAGGCAACTAAATCAACAAAATACCTGTGAACTCTTCCATCTAAAGGTGATTGATAAGGTATAATCACAGATTCTGAACCCCAAGAAATTACATTAGGGTTATTATCCATCCAACGAAAAGCTGCTAGTTCCAAAGAACTTCTATATATAATAGGTAAAGAACCTTTGTATTTGTTTATATTACGAGCATTAAAAGTTCCTTGCAGAAACTTTCTATTTTTCTTTTTAATTGGAATTTTCAAAATTATCCAATAAAGAATTTAGGAGGCAAGGTATCAACCATTTCCTTCTTAAGTTCTGCTTCTAATTCGTCTTTTTCCTTTTCTCCTTGTCTGAAAAGATCTGTAGCATTAACTGTTTGTCCGCCAAAAATATTAGTTCCGGCATATTTGCTTCTTACATGAGCTACACTTATTTTAGTCAAAGCTAACACATATCTATAAACCCATAATTGGCTGACAATGTCTTTAATAGGTAATTGCATATGACAACCAATTAATCCGTAATAAGGAGGAAGTGTTTGTGGTTCTGGTATGAGTTTTAATACTTGATTATAAGGATCAAAACGCATATAAGGTGTTAAGGCTAAAACTTTGTCTCTTGTATCCAACCATCCTTTGAGAGCTTGCCAAGTAATAAGATCATAACCAACATTACCGAGAAGATGACCAAAATATGCTTGTTGAGCAATTGTATGCTCTATAGTAAACAAAGTATTAACACCTGTATTATTACCCTCTGCGAATGAATAGACATCAACAACTGGTCTATAAGCATTTCTATCCATATCCCATCCAGCACTTACACTTGCGGTGGCAGAATCTGGATTAGCTGAATTATATAATTGAGGAGTAATATTCATTAATCTTCCTACCGGAAGTCCTACTCCAGGGACATAAAGATCTGATCTAAAAATTAAAAATTCTTCCGTAGTACCTGCAAATTTAGTAAAATACTCGCAAGCATAATCTATGTTTTCATACATTTGCTCACTACTAACTTCTATTTGAATTAAAGGTTCTCCTAAAGATCTTCTTACTCTTTGAGCTAAAGCATCATATGTGGTGATTTTAGGTGCAAATGTAGAAGAACCGTGAAAACTATTAGGTAATACTGGATCCATTATAATATTACTTATCCTTAAAATTAAAGAGTATCAAAAATAGAAGTATTATTATCTGTAGTAAAATCTGAATTTATAGTATATATACGATTTATTGTTTCGTTAACATTCTTAAATAACCAGCCTTTAATAGTAAATGAAGTTTCTGCTACCAATCTTTGAGCTTGTGTATTATTTAATTCTGTTGGATAAGTCGTATTGATGGTTCCATTCCATAATACTTCAGTTCTTAATTCATAAGGAACTGTCGATTTAGAAGGGGATGGCAATTTCCAAGAGATAATAATATAAGGATCACAGTATGGAACAAAATTGCTAATAATTTGATCCATGTCTGATTGAAATTTTGTGACAATAGTCATATTAACTCCGATATTAACCGGTACTGGTTGCGGTATATGCTGTAATACACCAGATCTATTATAATGAGATCCAGTTTCTATAGCAAATCCTTCTAATTTGTTAAAAACTCTAGAGTTATCTCTGGATAAATTAGTTATATTAACAGATACTACTGGAAGTGTTATACCACCAGGAGCTGGAGTGTTAATTGCTTCATAGACTCTTTGTTTAGGGGCATATACAAATTTTACACCAATTCCAGATGTAGGTGTAGTTAAGGTTTTTGTATTATCATATCTTTTAATAATAATATCATTAAAAGCTCCTACAAATTGTTCTAATATGGTTTGTATTTCAAATCCAAAGGTATAATTTTGCATCCGTCTAATACTTAGACGAAACGATCTAGAAAATGTTTAGGTAAATTTCTTTTATTGGCCATAATAGCCTTGACTGCAACCCCATCTAAGATATAGGTAGTTGAATGATCGTCTATGGATCTGGTGCATCTACCTGACATTTGAATCAAAGAATCTAACATCTTCATGGAATAATGCTCTTTATTCTTTTCAAAGAGCTTTTTAATTCTTTTTGAGCCCAACGGCAAATAAGGTGCTTTGATTATAATTTGAAATCTTCCCAGATCTCCATCAAGACTTAGACCCGTATCTAAGGAGGGACTTACTAAAATTGTGTCGTTATTAATATCATCTTTATGAGCTTTAACTATATCTTCATTGGATGACCCGACTTCCCTAAAAAGAAATTGTCTATTTTTATTTTTACTTTTCTTTTTTAAAGATTCTGTAATTTGATTTGTATGAGTATGAATAATGCCTTTTTCCCCTTTGTGGTTGTCGCAAACAGTTAAAGCCATATCTAAAACCTTCGGGAGGTCCTTGACCATATTATTGTAAGAAAGACTATATTTTGTAGAACAGTAAATGGGGGATTTTTTAGGATCAAAGGTTGAAGCTACTTCAATATATTCAAAATCATTTTCTTTAATACCCAAGCTTTTTGCAAATTCTTTTGGATTACTAATAGTGGCGGACATCATTAAAACTTTGTCTGCACCATCAAATATTCTTTTTGCTAGAGGTTTAATATCATAAGGTGTAAAAGTAACTGATTCTGAATCTTTCTTTTCAATCATGTATTCACATTCATGCCAAGACTCAACTGCATCTCCTATAGTATTAACCATACCAGTCATTTTACTAAGCCTTTGCATTTGCTTAAATTGTAGACCAGAAAAAGAATTTTTCTTTTGTGACATTAAAGACACTTTATGTTTCAAATCTGCTAATTCATTTTTAAGCTGAATATAAATATCCTGTAACCACCTACCAGCTTCATCTGAGTCATCTGAAATAATTTTCTTAAACATTATATTTTCTGCTGCAAGAAATGCATAAGAAATAGTTACTGAATATTGTCCTACCAATTCATCTTCTATTTCACTAGCTTCATCACAAATATAAATCTCTCTTTTTCTTAAATAAGGGGGAAGATTTATCAGGTACTTGTAATTTAAAACCGAGTATTGTGACATTAGAGACTCATTGCGGCTCTTGTAATAAGGACATCTATTTTTGCTAAAACAATCTTCTCTTAAATTGGCAGAGAACATGCACGGAGCAAAGTCTACTGTAAGGTTTTGATCTACATCACAAATGTAATTATTTTTACCTTTACCTAAAACAATGTCTTTAAAAAGTTCTTGGTATTGATCTTGTAGGGATTTGGTAACTGTAAAAATAAAACTTCCATAAGATGGCTTGTCTAAGAAATCTGATTCATAAAGATATCCACCATTACGATCTCTTTTATAGATACCATAATTTTCTAAAATATCTTTACGCTCTTTATCTATTTTTTTTGCAGAAGCCGCTACTGCAACTCCTATATGAGATTTACCAGATCCTGTAGGCAAACAAGCTATTACATATTTTTTACCGGCTTCAAAAGCTTTCTCTATTTTTCCTAAAGCCTCTATCTGCTGGGGACGAGGTGTACCTGAAAAGGTTTGAAGAAATTTAGAGTTTAATATTTTCTGCACTCTTAATTATATTAAAGTTTATGACTTTTCTCACGCAGGAACATACTGCATAAGTGTAATTTTGAGTGTCTCTGCCTGTATGACCGCGGCCTTGACATTTATTACAATTTGATTTAGGTTTATTAAGAAGTGGTATTTGACCGATATCTAATAAAGAAATGTCTGATTCTAGAATCTCATAATAGGTTCCAGAAAAGGCACTATATATTAATATTTTATTCATTGGTATTAATGGTTAAAATCGAATCCCAAAACCTATTACCAGAAGTTTTGTTTGGATATACTCTAAGATAATTTTCAATTTCTGGTGCATGTTTTGCTAATGTTTTAATTCGGTAATCAAAATATATTAATCCGTCCTCCTTGTGAATTTCAACGTCATAGGGAATGGGGATTTCAATTTTTTCTTTTTCTTTGCGTTGTGTATCTATTATAAACATAATATAAAAATTCTTTTGATAAAAAAGAATAAATTTACCTTGTTTATAAATTTTGTTTCCAAATTCTAATGTTATCTTTTTTTGTAATAAAAATTTACAAGCATCTTCTATAATTGTTCCGTTGATATTCATTTTATTTATCCATAAACGCAGCTTTCTGTGCCGCAGACATATTAGCTATTGTTTTATTAAAATATTCCCAAAATTTTTCTGGTGGCGTGGAAGGTATAACTGAAACAACGTCACAATTAGCTACAGGTATGTTTCTCCAATTTTGATATAAAATATCCCAAACAGTTAATAACCCTTTTGCAGCTGTGTTGTAGGCTGGTGATTGAGTTGGTTGTTTGAAATGTAAAATATCTCTACCTAATTTAGAATCTAAAATCTTTCGATCTAAAGTTGCTAATATTCTTCTTGTAGGCGGTTTTCCTGAAACTATTAAGCGGCGTTGAAATTTAATTTCAACCACATTAGTTTCACATAAAGTTTTTAAACCACCTAAAGAAAGTTTCACTTAGTTTTCTTACGCTTTTTAGGTTCGCATACTCCAAATATGCGAGCTTCATTCAAGAAAACAATATGCTTCAAATCATTTAAACTCGAAACTTGTATGCCTTTATCATTTGGGAATACAATATTATCTCCTTCTTTTACTGTTTTACAATTAGGTCCTGCTAATATAACTCTGCCTATTCTCCAAACATGATTGACTGCATTAATAGGCAACCAAATACCATTGCGATTGACCTCAGTGCCGTCCTCACTAATATCAATATATTGCACCATAATGATATCATCCATGACTTTGGTCAAAGTCCAGTCATCCAATTCTAAGGAATTACCTTTGTAATTATCTATTTGTACTAGTCCATGAATTCTATCTTCTTGTTGTGGTCTTTCTATCATATATTGTCTATTTAAGATTCTTCTTTAATTCTGCAAGGGTTTTGTTATAACATTCTATTTCTCTGGTGGAGCATTCCATGGCTGATGCTATTCCTGTTAAATCTTCTGCTTGTTGCTCTTTGGTAGGCTTTTTAATATAAAAAATTTTTTTAAACGATTTGGGTAAAACTGAATAATAAAATTTATATAATAAAATATTTTCTTTAGTTAATTCTGTTTTATTAATCCATCTATTAGTGGTTGCATTAATAATTTGAGCAGATGAAGAATCTGCCATAGATAACCATCTATTAATAATAAATGTTCCTGGTAAATTAACGTCTGTAGGTAATTTACCTTTCTTTTTAAGAATCCAATCCAATAATGGAAATAATCCGTCTATGATATTTTTCTTAACCATTAAACACAAACCTTTGTAGTGGCGGTGAAACAATCTTTAATAGTCTCATAAAATATTTCTTTAACTCTATTGGTTAGCCAAGCAGTATCTGCATCATCTAATAAGAGTGAAAATGCAAAGGTAGGAGCCTTAGGTCCTGCTTTAATATTTAAACCAAGATGTCCTACTGCTGCATTATTAGTAACCATAGTAATACTAACACTAGCTTTGCCGTACTTTGCGTCGCCTGGTCTAATGATCATTATATCATCTCCATCTACCTTAACATTTAATTTTCCATAACGACCGCTAGCTAATTCATCTCCGATATAACGAGCAAAAAGTCTCTGAAAGAAAACTGCACCGATAGGACAAATATTAGGGATTTCCCAGCAAAAGTTTAAAGCATCATCTGAATAAATAAAATCATTATTAATTTTATCTTCTAAATCAATGAGATTGGTTGTAACATCCATATTGCCTCTAAAGGCAATAATAACTCCTAAGGGATTATAATCTTTTTTAAAATGCTCGTATCCAAATCTCTTGTGGATTAAATCACCATTGTAATCTTGTTTAAAATAACTCATAACTTATATAATAAAATACTTCTGTTTAATATTCAACCTATTGTTTTCGTTTATATCTTTAAACGGTTCATTATTTTCTTTTTTGTAAATAGCGCCCTGCGGCATTAAATTTTTATGCATATCATCTCTAATGGATGTAAAGGATATTTTTTCATCATCCCAGTAAACTGTATTATCACTTCTTGATACAAATACAATTTCTTCATCTATATCATAAAGCCAAATTCCATATGTTCCTTCTAATTCCAATAAAGCGAGACGGAATGCATTTTCTGATTGATTATTATTCCTTTTAAAATAATCATAAAGAAAAGGTATCCATTGACTATCTACATCAAATTTAATTTTATATTCATTTTCTAAAATATCTGTATTGGAAATAATACCATTATGAGCTGCTATAGCTTTACCATAGATAAAAGGGTGACAACCAGTCAATCCTTTGCCATTTTCATCTGTAGTAGGGGCTCTGTTATGTCCTAAATAATATTTTTTTAAAGCTATAGGATAATAAGAAACATCTTCATTGGTTTTCTTCACTTCATATTCTTTATTATCAATAAAAAGAAACCCAGTACTATAACTGCCACGAGATTTATTTAATTTGTAAAGTCTATAAAATTCAGCATGATTTATATTTCCGTATATTCCGCACATAAATCAATTATACTTTAATTTAAAACGAGCTGCACTCTCTCTCCATTCTTTTGTATTCATACTATCACCTAATCCAAAATGAATAACCCTGATCGGAGCTACACCCATTTTTAATTTATTAGCATTGGCTTTTAAACAAAAAGAAATATCATAATGGTGAAAATCAAAATCCTCATCAAAAAATGTTTGTGTTTTTAATAAGCGAGCAACATTGACACCTATAAACAATCCATCAAGAATAAGGGCTCTAGAATCTGTAGGTCCAAATACAGAAGTCCATACTTTTTTATTATGAGCATGTGCTACTTCTCCGACCATGTCTTTCTTTTCACACATTTGATGCCAAGCCGGGTTAATGCTATCTAAATCACAAACCTTAGAACCAGCTAATCCTATAATATCATATTTCTCAAAAGCAATTTCTAATTTCTCGGCAAAGAAAAGATCTTCTATAAGAACATCATCATGAACAAATATAATATTTTTGTCTCTGTTTTCTTCAGTTATAAAAGAATTGTAAACTTTAGGCAATCCTTCTTTGTTGTTAGCTACTATTGTGCTTTGTTTTTGGAAATTATATTTGTCTATAAATAAACCCAATTGGCTTTTCTCATAAAAATCTTCTAGAGAAAGAGGTGTAGCACAAACAATATGCTGTGTTTTTATACGATTTGGCAGTTGTGATCTTTCCATGGTATTTTATCTGATATTACATATTGTTTAGGATCAATATATCCAGCCTCAAGAAAACCTTGAATACGAGAAGAACATGCTGTACAAGTGCCACATGCAATTTCTTCACCCTTATAACAGGTATGGGTGTTATTAAAATCTACATTATTACTAATACCATCTTTAATAATATCTGCCTTAGAATATGTTATATAAGGTGCTTCTATTTTGATTTGATGTTCTCTATTAAGAGAAATAGTTTCATTAATATATTTTAAAAAATCTAAAGAACAATCCCAATGACCACTATGGGTGTCTACCTCAGCTGCTCCATAATAAACTTTATCTGCCCCTGCTGACTCTGCAGCTGCTGTGGCAATTGATAAAAACATCATGTTCCTATTAGGGACATAGGTCGGAGGTTGGGCATGACCTGCTATATCCCTGATATTGGGAATTTCTTTATTATAATCCAATAAAGCAGAGGAAGATGCTATATCTTTAAAGAAAGAAATGTCTAATACCTTATATGGTATTTCTAATTTCTTACAGTTATTAATTGCATTGTCTATTTCAATGGAATGCCTTTGTCCATAATTAAAGATTAATGCTATAACTTCTCTATCTTTGTGAATTTTATATAAAAGACACGTAGAATCTAAACCACCACTATAAATTACAATTGCTTTTGGTTTTTTGACACTCATAAGGTAAATATAGTATATATTCTAACGATGAACAACAAGAAAGTCAAATTTAAACCTAAAGCACAGAAAAAATATTCTGTAAAAAATGTTATACCAGCTAAGAATTCAAAGGTGGAAAAGGATGTAAAAAGAATACTAGATTCAAATTACAAACCCATGTGCAAATGTATAGGAGATTGCAATTGTTGTCATGAGGAAAATTATGAAATTCCATTTGCTGGCAGATTTTTATCTTATTTAATCGGCGAAGCAGAAGAAAAAGAAATTACACCAGAATCTGAACCGGATGAAAAAACTCCAGAAGAGTTTACTCCAGAATCTGACAAAGAAGCTTTTGAAAAATCATTAGAACCAGAAACACCAAAAGATGCATATGAAATTGAAGGTATTCCGGCAGAAGTTATAAGCAAAAATATTGAAGAAATTGAAAAGTGGTCAAATATATTAGATGAATTTACTGCTAGATTAAATGATCCTAAAATAGATTCTTTACACAAATTTTTATCAGATAATGATAAGGCTGGAAGTTTACTTCGTGGTATCATGCGTAAATCTTCTGACAATATTACTCGTACCACAGGTGAATTGGATAAATTAAAAGAAGTATTAAATTCATTTATTATTACAGCTCCTAAAAAGTTAAGAGATCAAGAACAATCTGTCACTTCTTAAGAATACAAATTTTTTAAAATAAAATTGTAATCTATTGAATTTACATTTTCTTTAACACACCATTCATTAAAGTCTTTATATGGTTTATTAGCAGGCCATTTAAAGACTTTTTGTTTGTTAGATACTAATTTATAAATATTATCTTTGGCAGCTTCATCAAATCTAGGATTATCCAAAACCCAGATTTTTTCATGAAAGGGAAACTCTATTAATTGTTTTTCTTGCTCATTGGTTAATACAAGACCGGCTACAGATACTCCGTTAGTTACAAACATGGCATCCATAGGACCTTCGAATAAAAATAAATAATCTAAAGAAGTATCTACCCTGTCTATTCCAAAAATAGTTTTATCATATCCTACTTTGTTAAGGTATCTAGGTTCTGAACCATCTAAAGATCTTGTTTGATAAAATACAATTTTTTTATCTCTATTATAATAAGGTATACAAAGTCTATTTTTATGAAAATAATCTGTAAGACTTATAAAATAAGAAGAACTACGATTAATTGCTGTGTTTAATTTTCTTTCTGTAATATATTCTAGTGCTTTTTGAAAATAAACATTAGTTCCGTAATATTGTTTTTGTAAGGGGTCACAAAGATTAATAGAATCTAAAGGCAAAGAAGGTAATTCTCTTTTCTTTGTCTTAATATTTTTAATATCATCTGTTATATCTAAAGAAGTATTGCCTGATAAGACTTCTGCTTCTATCTCCTCTCGAGACATACCACTTACAGCTTCTATCCAATTAAATGCATTCCAAGATTTGCTACAATGAAAACAATAAAATGTATTAGTAGTAGGATAATAGTATAGTCTTTTCTTTTTTAAAAAACTTTTGCCTTCTCTACAAACTGGACACGAAGCATTATATATGCCTGTATATTTGTTATGCACAGGCGCACCTGAATAGGTGTAAAATTTATTTAAAATATAACTACCAGGTAATTGTCTCACCTGTATATTATATTATAAATTAAACGGAATATCAATCGTTGTAGTTATAATTATCGGAAGAATAATCCGTAGAGAGATACTCTCTATAAGCAGCTTCTACATCTGGATCATATTCTAATGCTCTGGATCTGCGTAATTCGGCATCATGTACTGGGTCACCTGTTTCTTCTGGTTCCTCGTCTGTATCCAAGATAGCTCCGCCTTCTTCTTCTTTGGCAACCAATGTATTACCTTGTTTTTCTACTAATTTCTTAGCAATTAATTCTTTAATAACATCATTTGCTTCATTTTCTTCTTTTCCGAAAGAACTTGTAATATATTTTACAACATCACTTTCCTCCGAAGGTTCCTCTGCTTGGCGAATATATTCCAAAGTTTTTTCTGCAACTTCTGAAAGTTCACTTTCATCTGTTACTGTCTTTGAAGTTTCTTCCTTTTCACCTTCATGTTCTGTTGCAGCTGGAGCTTCTACTGTTTTTGTCAATCCAAATGCTGGATTAGTTAATAGATTGGAAATCTGTCTTGTAATTTTTTCTACAAGATCTTTGCGTGTAGGAATAGCATCTCTGACTTTAGTTTCAATTTGAGACCAAAGTTCTGTAAATGAACGTGGGGGATATTCTGTTAAATCGTCTGCTATATTTTTAAGAATGTCTTTAATTCTTTCTTGAGACAATCCGCCAAGCCATTTTTTGGAAGACCATGCTTCAATAAATTCATTCATGTCTCCTGCTTCTAATTTAGAAGCAAATGAAGATGCATCTATTTCAATATTAGAATATTGAGCAGATTTAGGGATACGACCCTCATTAAGATCGGTTAAGATATTTTCTACAAGAAGATTAAATTTAGACATTTCTTTTACTTACCTAGAAGGCGGGCTTAATTAAAGTTTCTTCTTCACCGTATTGTTTACCGTCTTCATTGATATAAAGACTTGTAAGCATTATTCTTTGTTCTGGATTACCATAAATTTCTATAATAGGAGGACTGTCATTTTTAGGAAACACTCTCCCATCACCTTGATGGTAAGATTGTTCAAATACTTTAAAGATATTATCAATTTCTTCTCTAAACACAGGGTCTGTGTTTCTTAATCCATCTTCTTCTATATCAATAGGGGCTACTTTAGTTAAAGGTACAAAGAAAACAATATCAAACATGCTTAATGTTTCTCTTACAATAATTCTAGATTCATCTAGAAATTTATCAGAAACCTTTCCATTAAGATTTAACCAAGATGAATATGCTAAATTATCTAATACACATCTATCAAAAATTACATTATCTTCTTTAGAATATTTTTGACACTGATCAATAAGAAAATCTAATATAATTCTTTGAGATTCTTCATTGCCTTCTGTACTATGAGGTAAATTTTTTTCCTTAAGAAGATCTCTGTAGGATTCTTTAGGAGTTTCATACATGGTCCATTTTTTTAAAAAGTCTTTAATATAAGTTGACTTACCAGTATTTTGAGCACCTGAAACAGCTATTTTCATAAATTTGGTTTATTATATAAAATCTCTGGAAAGAATTCAACAATTTTTTTAGTAGTTGAATCAAAATATTCTTCTTCAAAGGCGTATATACTTTCTAAAGGAATATTAGAAGAAATTTTTCTAATATCAATAGCCAAATCAACCATATTTTCTATTTCTTCTTTATACCAGGCACTGTTAATGTCGACAGAACCAGCATAAAGCAAAGCTTCAAGAATTAATTTAATTTGGTTTTGAGTTAAATTATTAAGATTATAAACCTTTTCGGTCATACCCTACTTTATGGTAGTAGGTATTAATATCAACTATATTACGATGGCATTTCTACCAGAGCTATTAATTCTTCTAATAACTTTTGTACTTGATCTACATTAGTAATATCTATAGGATCTATTTGAGATATTCTGTTAATAATAGTACGAGCTGATGGATTACTCTCTTCTAAATGAGATTTATCAATGAATAAAGCAGTCTTAGCTAATCCTACTAATTGAACTTCTGTGGATTTATCTTTAGGTGAAGGAAGTGCTGAATCTTCTTTGCTTGATGTAGGGAGGGGTTCATCAACCTTATCAATATTTGTTTCGTCTTCTTCCTTTAATAAAGGATGGGTTGCATAAACTAAATCTAAAAATTTACTCATAATATAATTTATTTAGGGTTAAAATTTGTATTTTTAAACTATTTTATATAATAAGTTGATGGTTGATAGTAAGTAAACTATAATAAATAAATTATAATATCATGGCAGACCTTCTTCCAACAGCAAATAGAGTTCCAGATGCTAGTAGAAATTTCGTAGCTTCAATTTTACAAAGATTACCTTACGTGGCAGGAGCTGTTAGTGCAGATCAGGGCAATCCTAAATATGAACTTTTTGATCGTTTAGCAAAAAGAACTGATCTTAGATTAATGCAGCAGTCGGTTATTACGGGCCCAGCTTTAAATGCAGATTATTATCAACCGGGTAAATTTGGTTCAGACCAAGCTTATCATCGTTATATCTATGCTAATGTAGATACTGACAAAACACGACGCCTGGCTGAATATCGTCGAATGGGTGCCTTTGCTGAAGTGGCAGATTGTTTGGATGAAATTTGTGATGAATTCATTGTTAAGGATGAAAATCATGAAATTGTTCATTTAAGATTTTCTACTTTTGCAAATTTATCACAAGAAGAAAAAAATGAATTAAGAAAAGAATTTGCTAAATTTATCAATATTTACGATCTAGAACATAAGGGTAGAGGGTATTGCAGACAATTATTAACAGAAGGTGAAGTATTTTTTGAAAATATAACTCATAATGAAAAGAAGGATTATGGTATTATAGGTGTTCTTAACATTCCAGGAGAACTTATTAATCCAGTTTATGATAATGTACAAAATAATGTTATAGAAAATTTTATTTTTCAGAAGCCTACAAGTCTCTTGAATAATCCTGCTGGAGCTCTTTCACAACAACAAAGCAACGTTAGTCAAACTAATTCGTTGCATATGCAAATATTAACTCTGCAAGGGAATCAGGTTACCTATATTAATTCTGGTATGTGGAATGAAGATATGTCTATTCGTATTCCCTTTTTAGAGAATTGTCGTAGAGCATACAAACAATTATCATTATTGGAAGATTCTATTATTATCTATAGATTAGTTAGAGCTCCGGAGCGTCTTAAATTTAAAATTGATGTGGGTAATATGCCTCCAGCAAAAGCAGAAGCTTATCTCAAACAGCTTATGCAACAATTTTGGTCTAAACAAACTTATGAAGACACTTCTTCATCGAGTAAAACAGGTAATATATATAATCCACAATCTATGTTGGATGGTTATTGGTTTGCAAGAAGAAACGGAGAAGTGGGTTCTGATGTTGAGGTAATGCAAGGAGGTCAAAATTTAGGTCAATTGGATGATTTAATGTATTTTGTTAATAAATTATACAAGAGTCTTAAAGTACCTCTTACAAGACTTAATCCCAATGAACCGTTTAAGGACGGATCGGAAATTCTTAGAGAAGAATTACGTTTTGCTAAATTTATTATTTCTTTGCAATATCAATTTGCACAAGGATTAAAGAATGCTTTCGTATCACATTTAAAATTAAGAGGTTGGTGGAAAGAATTAAGGTTGCATGAGTCTTATATTAATTTAGATTTCAATCCTCCTTCTAATTTCTTTGCTATACGTCAACAACAACTTTTTGAATTAAAACAAAAGAATTTTAGTGATTTGAGTAATAATGAAAGCATTTCTAATACGTTTGCACAGCGTCATTATCTCGATTATTCTGATGCTAAAATTTCAGAAAACATGGAATGGTTGCGCAAAGATGCGGCTCTTAATTGGGAATTAAGTCAAATTGAATCTAATGGTCCTAATTGGAGAGAACATTTAGAAGCTGCAGAAGCTACCGCTGCTAATGTGGAAAATAGTGGTGGTGAAGGCGGTGAAGGAGGAGGTGGCTCAACATCTTCAGAAATTCCGGAATTTGGCCAAACAACACCTGAAACACCAGAAACTCCAGAGACACCAGAAACTCCAGAGACAGGTGAAGGTACACCAGAAGCAACTCCAGCCCCTAATACTCCAGAAACACCACCAGAAACTTAAAAGTAAAATAAAGTTTCTATAAGGATAAATATTACGTAATGGAAACGTATAATTTATCTCAATATATAGCGGGAGATACTTGGAATGGTATAAGCGGAGTTACGATAACTAGAGATAATTCAGCATTGGATCTTACAGGTGCTTATGCTGAAATGAAAGTAAAATTTCAATTAGATGCTCCTACAGTTGCTTTTTTTAGTACTTCAAATGGTACTATGGTTATTTCTCAACCTGCATCAGCAGGAATAATTGTGGTACCACCACAAATAGTAGATATACCTCCAGCAAATTACGTTTATACAATAAAAGTAACATTATCTTCCGGACAAAAAGATACTTTTGTAACTGGAATTTGGCCAGTAGTTAAATACACATGATAAAATGAGTGATCAGATAACCATAAATGAAATTGTAAATGGTCAATTTTTAAATATAAATCAAAACACTACAAATGATCAAATTTTTGTTAACCAGGGAACAGCTGTTTTAAGTGTTAATGGAAAAATCGGTATTGTTGTTTTAACACCTAATGATTTGGGTTTGGGTTTAGTTAATAACACCAGTGATTATAATAAACCCATTTCTCATGCTACTTTAACAGCCCTATTATTAAAGGCAGATCTTTCTGCGTTTAATGTTTTAAATAATTTTATATTAACAAAATACGGAAATTGGGATAGTGTTTCATTTATAGTTAATAATTTAAGTGGTAATTGGAATTCTGTTTATAATAGTGTAAACACTCTGAGCGCTAATTGGCAAACTGTTGCTACACAAACATTAAATTTTGATAATGTAACTAATAATTTAAGTATATCTAATTCTAATACAGTTTCACTTTCAAGCTTATCTTATTCCAATATATCCGCTTCGAATGTTTATACTACTATTAAAGAATTTGCCGCTTCACATCCAAGTGGTTTAGCTAAAGGTTTTAATGTTACCTTATATAATGGGAAAGTTTATACATTTGCTGGAACTGATACATCTAATCCAGATCATTATTTAGAAATAAATGCAAATCCGTTTTCTCCTATATACGTTACTGTGCCTTTATCTTCTGGTAATTCTATGATTGTTGATCATTTTTTCTTATCTGATTTTGCTACATCAAAATATACATTGCAGGTGGGAACAAATTTTGATCAAAGTATATATTATTCTGAATTAAATGTGGTAGGGTCTACGATTAACCAAAATGGGGTTGTAAGTGAATACGGGCAAATCAATGATCTTAATAACGTATTAGGTTATAGTGTACAGGTAAGTGCTGGTATATTATATTTATATATAAATTATATAGCAGAACATAACAATAACAATACAGATTACCTTATTATAAAGGGTTTAAGAACTAATCATTATAAATCATAATTAAGACCTTTTAATACATAAATATATACATATATGGCTTTAAATCAAACTTTCTTAGTTAAAAATAATTTTAACACTTTAGGAAATATACTATCTGCTGGCACTAATCTTACAAGTATATTTGCAGCTGCTGGTGCTGGTGCTGCGACTCCAAATGCAATTACCTTTAACAATGGAGGTAGTGGTGGAGCATCGGGTTTAACATTTGATGGGTCTTCTGCGAAAACTGTATCTTATAATACAATTGGAGCGTCTCCGCTTGCTGGTAGTTCCAGTTTAACAACAGTTGGTACAATTGCTTCTGGTACATGGAATGGTAATACAATCGGTTTAGGATATGGTGGCACGGGTGCTACTACAGCTCAAGGTGCTATTAATGCTTTAGCAGGTGCAACAACAAATACTTATTATTTAAGAGGTAATGGTACAAATGTAACAATGTCTGCAATTCAAGCATCAGATGTTCCAACATTAAACCAAAATACAACAGGCAGTGCTGCATCTCTTACAACTTCTCATACATTATGGGGACAAACATTTAATGGAACTCAAGATATTATAGGAAATTTAACAGGCGTTGGTAATATCACAGGTTCTTCTGGTATTACAATTTCAACTGCATCAAATGGTAATATTACTTTAAGTCCCAATGGAACAGGTATTGTTACAACCGCCGCATCATTCCAAGCAGCATCTGCTAATTTTACTGGAAGTGTTAGTGTTGGGCAAGATCTTAGTGTTGCCGGAAGTTTATATTTTGGAGGCTCAGCAATACAATTAGTACAAGGAGAACTTGTAATTAACGCTCCAATAGTTTATATGGGAGAATCCAATCCTTCGGATTCTTTAGACATCGGTTTTGCTGGACATTATGTTTCTGGTTCTTATGCTCATACTGGTTTACTAAGAAGTAATAGTACAAAAAATTGGTATCTCTTCAGTAGTATGGTTACAGAGCCTAGTGCAAATTCAGTAGCGTCAAATACAAAAACAATTGACACCCTTGTTGCTAATACATCTGGTTCTCATACTGGTAATGCTACAACAGCAACAACTTTACAAACCTCTCGTAACTTTACAGCTACTGGCGACGTAACAACTGATTCTGCACAAGCATTTAATGGATCCGCTGCAGTCACTCTTCCATTAACAATTGCTAATAATGCAGTAACATTACCAAAATTAGTCAATGCCACTACTGCCTATTCTGTACTTGGTAATAATTCAGCTAGTACCGGTGTAAATTATGCTGCAGTAACATTTAGTGCAATTGCTACTCAATTAAATTTAAATACAAATAGCAGTGCTCAGTTTGGTGATGTTACTGTAGGTACATTGACTCCAAATACTATTAATAGTGGTACAGCTAAATCTGATTCTGCGGTCTATAGTGGTACTACTGCTTCTGGTACATCATTATATATAGATACTTTTAATTTTTCTACATCAATTTATAAAGCTGCAAAATACGTTGTGAGAGTTTCTCAGGGAGCTAGTGGTGGAACCGCATCGGCTTTATTTGAATTGTTGGTTAATTATGATCCAGCAACTACCAATTGGGTTGGTACGGTATATGGTGTAATAGACCCTTCTAATATTTTAAATACAAATTTTATTGATATAGTTACAAACCATACAACGAATGTTTTATCAATATATGTACCTTTTGTTGGGGGTTCTAATTTATATTACGGCAGTGTTTTAGTCTCAACTTTAGTATAATATTTGCAACCTGTTTAGTGTTAACTTCTAAATGGGTTGTAAATATACTTAAATATTATTATGGCACTTACTTTTAAAATACCTCAAGCATTAACTGTATTTGGTACTATTTCTGCAGCAACTGCTGTATATGCTAATGGTGTATTATTAGGATCTAATAATGTTTATACCAACAATTCTTATTCTAATCCTTCTTGGATTACATCTTTAGCAGATACTAAAATCACAGGATCTATATTTGCTAGACTAAGTAGTATAGTTTATAAATATGGTGCTGATAACACAAGAATATTACCAATATATGGAAGCAACACAACTAGTGGGTGTTATTCTAATATTGCAGGTGGGGTTGTTAATACCGCTTCTGGAATTTATTCTAATATTGCCGGGGGTTTCGGTAATACTACTTGCGATTATTCTAATGTTGCTGGTGGAGCTTCTAATAATGCTTCTGTAGAATATTCTAATATATCTGGTGGTTGTCGCAACACTACTTATGGGCGTGTATCTAATATAGCAGGAGGATCTTATAATAAAGCCTGTTGTAATTATGCTAGTATAGGAGGAGGGGACTCTAATACTGCTGATGGATGTTATTCTAATATTGCGGGCGGATATAATAATGTTACTTTTGGTGATTTTGCTAGTGTTGGGGGAGGGGCACATAACAGGGCTTGTATAAGTTTTGCTACTGTAGCAGGTGGCAATACCAATAGTGCTCTGGGATATGCATCACATGCAGGAGGTGGAGGGGGTAATACAGTTTCTGGAGATTATTCTAGTGTTGTCGGAGGAACAGCTAATAGCGCTTCTGGTTGGTACTCTTTTATAGGAGGAGGAGCTTTTAACTGTACACACGCGGATTGTTCATATATTGGAGGTGGATGTTGTAACAATATATGTACAGATCCTTTATCTATAATATTAGGAGGTATGTGCAATACTATTGGTGAGGGTGCTGGGTCTGCTATTATTGGTGGAGGAAATAATGCTATTTGGAGAAATTGCAGCATAATAGGTGGAGGTAAATATAATTGTATAATAGGTGGGTGTGATTGTTATGACGGAAAATATTCTGTTATTCAAGGGGGCTATTGTAATAATGCTTGTGGATATGAAACAACTATAAGTGGTGGAGCCTATAATACCGCTTATGGTAGATTTTCAACTATAGGAGGTGGAGCTGGAAATGTTGCTTGCACCTGGGCTTCATCTGTATTTGGAGGTAGATGTAATATTGCTACAGGAGATTATTCTTTTATCGGAGGGGGAAAATATAATAAAACCTGGTTGGGACATTCAGCTGTTGTAGGCGGATGTTATAATGAAGCTTATGGGCACTATTCTTTTGTAGGTGGTGGAAGAAAAAATAGAATAATAGCCACTTATTCAAGTATTCTTGGTGGAAAAAATAATCATACAGGAGGGGATAAGTCTACCATATTAGGAGGAGAAAATAATTATATACATTTCTCAACTAATACCGGTATATTAGGAAGTAATAATACAATTAGTTCTGGTGAAAATATATTTGTTATAGGTAGTAATATGTCGGTTGGTAGTGAATGTAATGTTACCTATGTAAACAATTTAAGAGTTATGGGAAATATTGGTGTATGTACATATTATTCTAGTTATCCAAATGGCGGACCAATAGGCAAATTTCCTATTTACGATGCTAACGGTTATTATCTTGGAATGGTGCCATATTATCCTAGCTAGTATAAATATTAAAAAATATGGAAATTACAATACCAACACAATATATTGTTGTCAAACCAGAACAAAAAATTAATTTAGATATTAGTTCAATTACTGATGTAAAAATTATAGATTCTTTTTCTGATAAAGAGATTATAGCTAAAATACCTGAATTACCTTTAAGTGTTTATCTCTGGAAAGGTGATGATGAATATACCTCAGCAGGTAATTGGACTAATGAAACAGCTTCTGCTAAATTGGTAGAAGTTCTTTCTCTTTCTTCTATTCCTTGGGTTAAGAATATCTAATAGGTTCGTGATGAACTCTTAAAAAGTTTTCATTAAGTTCATTATTGCTAAAAATATTATACTTTAACTTATGTTTGCTAATAACATAAGGAAGTGATATTTGATCTCTGAATGACCCTGTTGTTATTTCAGACCACCAATGATTGTTAAAAGCTTCAACTTCTTTGGTATGTCTTCTTATTAGAACTGTAGCAAAACAAAGTAAGTCTGGAGTATAAAGCATATATTGTTTATCTTCTTTATACTTCTTAAGTTGTTTTAAAACTATACCCTCTCGTTCTACTTTTTCTTTTATGATATGAGCGCCTTCTTCTAATTCATTAGTTCGTTTAGGGTGTCTACAAATTGCTATATCCGCATCGCCTAGTAATTCATTTACTACTTGAGTAGGGGGTTTTAAAATATCTACATTTCCATCCATCCAAATAGATACATCACAAGGTTCGTACTGATGAATTAATATCTTATGTATCTTAGCATTCTTTTTATTTTCGTTAAAGATGTTACAGGGAGGTTTAACTGTCCACAAATCTGAATGTTGTTCAGTGTAAGCAACATATTCAACATTATCTTCCTTAATAATTTTATCTGTTAATCTATCCCTTCCATTACCTACAATGGATGTAACTACTTTAATATTCATTGATTATATTTTCGTAAAGTTTTATAATATTGTCTATATGAGTTCTCTTTTTAATTTTTTGAATAGGTTTCATTGCTAGATCCCATTCTGTTGTACCATATATACTTTTTATCTCTTTTATTTTATTCTTAATACCTTTCTCAGATATTTCATCACAATAGAAAATAGAGTCTTCTGGTAATAATTCAATATTGGACCAAGTTTTATTCAATATAATTCCACAATCTAAAGCTGCTGCTGTTGATAACTTCATAGAAGAACAACTTTTAAACTTTAAACAGTCTGGGTCTTTTATATCAAAATGACAATTATATAATTCAAAATGAGCTAAGAAATTACTAGTCCTACAATTGATATTTGGTGAGCCTGTGTTGTACTTTCTGTCTACTAATTCTAAAAATATACTCGAATTAAAATCTCCAATATAGCCAAATCTAAATTTATCTTTTGGTACATCAAATATCTTTAATCTTTTATCCCAATGGTGAGGTATTACAGCATAATCTTTTTTAACATTATATTCTTCTTCAAGAAATAAAGGAAATGTTTTATTATGAAATATAAGCAAATCTGCATAATCGTACTTCTCTAAAAATAAACCATGTGTGTCTCCATCATAAACATAATCAACCACATCCCATATAACAAAATTGCTTTTATGGAATTTAGGTGTAAGCCAAGATCTTGTACCCATCATATTTTTAATAATGAATATAATAGATCTTTTAGTATTGGGATCAATTCTGGTTGCTAATTTACAATTATAACCTTTAGCTTTTAAAGCATTACATATTTGCTCCCCTCGTAAGTATGAAGAACCAAATCTAGGGTCTATTAAAAAATATATAGGTTTTGTTTTCAATACATTATTTAGCAGCTATTCTATTCTTTATCAAAGGTACATACTTTAACATATAATCATCTATTATATCTGTATTGTTATATTTGTTCAAAGATGATTTAACATTTTGATCAACATACGAAGATCTTATTTTAGCATTTTTAGCGTTCCATACATCACCCTTTGTATATCTATATTTTAAATCTTCTTCACTTTTTAGCATATAATGATACAAATTTAAAATGTCTTTATCGAAATGATATTTAATTTTATCAGTTTTATATTTAAATCTGTGCGGAGAATCTATAAGATCAGAATCTATAAGACTAGAACGACATATCGTTTTCCATAGTGGGTTGGGACACACAGAGTGAGTAGCTGTATAATTTTGAATAACTAAACCATTTGGTCTTTTAACATGGCCATTAGTTCCAAATATTTTCCAGTGAGCATAAGCTACATCTACTTCCTCCTCAATTAAATGTTGAAGTAATCCTTTATTACCTTTGTAAACAATAAACTCATCTACATCTATAAATGCAGTCCATTTAGAATCGTTGCTATAATTTTCACAATAATCTTTATAAGCTAATTTTTGTTGCCAATCATTTAAATCCCATTCTTTAAATGTTACAATGTCTCTATATTTTTGAAATATAGGATATGGATTATCATTACTATTATTATTGTATATATAAAAATGATCGAACCCTATATGACGATGATAAGCTATCCATTCCTCTAAATAAAGAGCTTCATTTTTTATAACTGTACATATAGATAAATTTTTCATAATATACTTTTAATTTTTTGAACTACAGCATTATATATAACTTCTTTTGATTTATCTGTTATATGATGTGTATCTGTTTTTTCTAAATTAGTTTCACAGACTTCTTTGTAGTCCTTTCCTGCAAATAAGTCCCCTATAATAATATGGTGTTCAGTATTGTTCCTTATAATTTCATCCATTCTTTGTCTCTCGGCTACATGACCGTAGATGTTAGGAACATCATAAAAATTTAAATCTGTATGACCAAAGAATATAATAGGTTTTCTAATTCTATATTTTAATAATTCTAAATCATCAATAAGTTCTTCTCGTGTTTGTCTATAGTTCTTAACAAAATCATTTGGATTCTGATTAACTCTATTTTGTTGATAGTGTACACCTTTATACTCTACAAGCTTAACTGTAGCGATTTCTATCATTACAACATCAGACTCTTTTAACCTTTTTGCATATCCAGGAATAGAAAACTTTTCTGGATTATACATTAAGCATTCCGGAAAGAGAATATCATCCATTGTTTGGATTCCATCATATAAATCCAAATAGGTAAATATCTCTCTAGTAGAGTGTGTTAAGTCGTAATTCTTATCAAAATAATATTCATCAGTATTAAATTTAGGTGCTAAAACTGTTCTACAAGAACCAAAATGAAACACCTTTACCATATCTCATTATTTTGTATAGCCAAATCCTTGCTGATACCAGGCAAAGTTATTATCAATCCAATCACATACTTGCTTACCTAAGATAGTATTATAATCTGGTGTTAGAGGTTGAACCTTTTGTCTAATAGTATGTAAATCTGGTGTTAAACCATAAACTGAATCATCCTCTTTAACGGTCTGCTCAACATTATCAAAGTCATGTTTAAATGACTCAATACCCAAATATTGATAAACCTTATCCATTTCTTTTTGTGGATAGCTTGTTAAATCTTCAGCTCTTATATAATGAACATCTTTATTAATACCTTCTAAAAAGGTCTGTTGAAGTCTTTCCAAGGCAAGTCCAAGAGGTGGTCCTGCAATCCAGGTATCAATTCTTTTTGCTGTGTTGGTACCTCTCATTTCAGAATGATTTTGAATTGATTGATGGAATTCTTGATTTCTTCTATAGATCTTTTCCATAGATGCAAAAATACTTTTTAAATTCCTTACTAAACAAATCATTTTTGGTTTATAAGGCAAAAAGGCTTCAAACCATTTATAGTGAATAGTGCCTCCTCGAGTTTTAATACAAAGATTGGGCTTATCTGTATAGGCTTCCGCATATCCATTTAGTCCACCGAGACAAAACCCTCTCCATGTCCTTAAAGCAAGGTCTCTATCCATGGCCTTAGCTTCTGGGGTATCTGTATAATTTATTCTAGCCCCATACAGATATTCTAAAACTGGATCGGTTTGTGTTGCTTGAATTTCTGGATGTTGATTGAGAATACATTGAAATAATGTACTCATACTACGAGGCATTGAGGAATTAAAAAATATGTTTTTCATTTTGTTTTTTTGTAAGCGTAATAAAGATATAAATTATTATTCATATCCCTACCAAGCGGTTTTTTGATTACATTGTAATTGAACGCAAAGGTATTTTTTAACCAGTGCTCCCATTCTGTAATATTATTATATTCATTTTCATGAAATTCACAAGTAAAATAAACGCAGTTTTTAAAAAAACTAGGATCCGACTTTAATAAAAATTTTTCACCACCTTCACAATCTACTTTTAATATAAAATTTCCAATATTACGTGGTATAATATCTTTAAATTCTATAGTATCTATATTACCGTTTATGTCGTTGACAACGCTATCAGAACCACTCCATCTTTGATCAAATTTCATACTGACCTTGGACTTGTCACCTAAAGCTTTCGGTATAATGTTTATATTTTGGAAATCTTTGAAATTAGCATTTAATACTTTTACATTTTCCGGATTCGGTTCTAGTAAGATTTTATTAGCATAGGGATATAAAATAGATGCTAATAATGTATAGTAACCTATATTTGCTCCTATATCTATAATAGTATTAATTTCTCTATTATCATTTTTAAAAAATTCTCTTAAATAATATGAATCTAAAGTTATTATTTCATTATATAATTGTTTACCCAAATCTTCCTGATAAAGATGATTAGGATCTTTATCATTTCCTAAATATGATATCATATAAGATTAAAAATTAAATGTTGAATTTGGATTTGCATCAAACAATAATTCATTCTTAGATCCTAAGATAGATTCAATAAACTTTTCTTTATCAAAGAGATTATTAATATTATCATAAGGACATTCATGAAATCTTCCTCCGGTCCAATCATCTTGTTCTAAATACGAATCAATACGGTGGCGGAAAGATTCTGTTCCTGTAGCTAAAATATTATCATGAATATCATATCCAAATACCGTGGGTGAATTAGATATCCATCCTACTGTGGCTTTTTTATTAAAAGCTGCTGCTGCATGTTGAGTAAAAGAATCTATGCAGAGAAATTTATCAGATAAAGCTATATAACAAAAAAGATTTCTAAAATTATCCGTTATTTTAATAGTACCTGGTATCTCGGGTTGATTATCTCTTCTGATATGAAGTATTTTAGAAAAATTATCTTTAATATCATTTACTATTTCAGCTGCAAATTGAGGCGGCAAATCCCTTGACCAGGAATAAGGATGGCTTTGCTGTTCAGCTCCACCACTTGATTGCACCAATAAAACAGGTCCGTCCTTTTGTAAATTGTTTTGAGCAAATAATAATTCTCTTTCTGAAAGATAAATTTCTGGTTTGTTATTTATAAAAGGAATTTTTACACCATCTATACTAAAAACATCACACCAAGCTTCTGCCAAGGATTTAGTTCCATATAATACAGCACCTGTATGATATGGTTCGGTTCTCAGTATAACTGATTCTTTATCTTTTATATAATCATCATAAAAATAAGGAATCATTCCAAATTTATAAACCCTAAAAATATTAGGATTATGAACAAAAACTTCAGGCCAAGCAGTAACTACTATAAGTTTATGGTCCGGATAAGCTTGTTTAATCGATTTTATTATAGATGTAGCAACAATATTTTTACCACAACCACCATCAATATGAAAAATTACGTATTTGTCAGACATTAATCTAACTTAATACAATTTAAAAATAAATCACCTTTAAATGATTCGTATACCAGATAAACAAAGTAATAAAAAGGGGTTATTAGAACTTAAGCTTAAATTTTTACAATCTCTTGTTAACAATGCATATCCAGCGTCATTTTGTATAATGATATCTAAAAAGCCAGTATGATGTATATTAGGTAGATAAAATTGTATTATATTATCTATCTGTGTAAAAGATGGAATTACCTGAGCATGAAAAGGGGGATTATTTGGGTATAAATTATTAAAAGATGAAAAAGGGTTAAATAATGTAACATTATCTAACATATTACTATTAGATGCACTAATATATACATTATTTAATGAAAAGAAATTTTTCCCATACACCGTCAAATTGCAAGATGATACATTATTATACGAAGAATTAATCGTTAATGGTGTAGCATTTTTTAAAAAAGGCTTAGCTTTTATAGTAAAAGAATCTTTATTATTTGTTAATTCATCACTAAGCGAGTTATTAGGATAATACATTTTTTATACTTATGATTCTGGGTATAAAGAGTAAGTTTTTTTATAGAAGAGGTACCGAGTCTTCTCTCTAATTACTTCTTGAATTCAATTATGCAAGGGCTTTTTGTAAAAATTCTATTTCTTCTCCGTTCGGATTGCCTATTTTTATCCCTTTAAATGCACCTTGAGTGTTGATAAACAACAAGTTATCTTTTTTTACATGCTTAAAATATTTTGTCTTTTTCTTCAAAGATTTTGTCAAGGCTTTATTAAAATCTGTTGGTGTTACAAAAAAAGATTGATAGTCTAAAGACATTTCTTTGTCTTTATAAATTGTTAATATTTTAATATTTAAATCAGAAAACATCATTCTAAAAGTATCTAAAATAGAATCTAATTCTTTTTCTAAAAAATATTTAAAATATTTTTCTTTACAGGTAATTTGTTTATTTTCTAATAAACCCCACTCAATAAAATTTTTTATAATTTTACTAATTAAAATATCTTGGTATTCTTGAATAGGGAAAATAATAACCCTTTGATGCATATAATACACCAAATAATCTTTAATCCTTATATTTGTCATCTTGGCTATCTATTATAGCCTCAATTAGATATTCTTCTACTATTTCTGGTGGTAATTGCAATTCTGCTTCGTGTAAGGTCTTGGTCATCTCTAAAAGCTGGGTTTTCAATTTTTGTTTAAATTCTACAGCTTTAATCATCTCTGTCTTAGATATCTTTGAATAAGCAGATGTATTATTTAAAGAAAGAGCTTCTAATAAAGGTTCAGCTACATTAGCCATTATGCCTATTATTCTTTTATAAAATCTATCTAAAGGGGATATATAAGATTCTTCAACTAAAGGTGTTTTTATTTTATTTAAAACATAATTTAAAACAATAGCTTTTTCGGTTTTTACCACAGCTCTATTAAGATATTCTGGCCCCTTTACATGATTTTTGCCGTAAGGGTTCCATATACATCCGCCACCTTGATATTGAGATCCACAATAAATACATTTACCAGGTTCATCCATATGAACATGAGTATTAGTAGGGGAAAAAATACAAGGTCTTCCGTAGGTTGAAGATCCACAATATATACATTCAGTTCTAGCCATTTTACTACTTAACCTCAGATAAGAACTTTGTCTTAATTTCTTTTGGAGGAGTGCCTATTCTTACATTGATAATTCCATTATAATAATCATCTCTTAATAATACATTACGTTCTAATTGTTCCCTTATTTCAAAATAAGCATTTTCCCATTTAGAACCACAAGCTCTCAATATTTTAAAAATAAATTTATCTTTGCCATATTTTTCTATATCAGCATTTAACTCATTAGAAGAACTTGTATATTTTCTCCAATCAGATTCTTTGTAATCTATACGTTTATTCTTTTTACCCTTTAAGGGTTTGCGTTTAAAGCGAGAAATGCATTGTTTTTTACCTATATATTTTTTATTAGTAACTGTATTAGTTATCTCATATATAAATCCGAAGGTATCTTCTTTTATTTGTATACCTTCTTCTAAAATCCAATGTCCAGTATCCATTATTTTTTCTTTTTAGGTCTCTTTTTAGACTTCCCTAAAGCTAATAATTCTGGTTTTTTCCTTTTAGTTACACCGGAATATCCAAAAACATTTATAGCATTGTTAGGTGCATAAGTATCACCTGAATCTATATTAGAAGGAGGATTATATATAGCTTGTTGTGGAGTGCCTAAAGACCCACCAGGTGCAGCACTGTTCATATTTTCTAATATTTTTTCTACTATTTGTTGAAATTTACTTGACATATATTATAATTTGCTTATATTTATGGTTATAATTGATAAATTCAAAGAAGAATTAGAAATAGATACTCAAGTAGATGAATTAAATCTATTACAAAAACAATTACAATTACCAGCTATTAAACATAAATGGGTGGCTCGTCTTATAGATTCTAAGAGACATCTTAATAACCTTAATAGAAAAAAGAAAACTATTAGAGCAGCAGTAATAGCTACTTTAGAAAAAGACGGTATACCTCCCGGAATACCTAAATCTTCTTTAGATAAAAAAATTGAAAATACTAAATCTCTTTTAGACATAGAAGAAGAAATACAAGATACAGAAATTGCTATAGTCTACTTGGAAAAAGTGGAGTCTATCTTTAGAAGTATGACTTATGATTTAAAAAATATCATAGAAATTAATAAATTGGAGACTACCTAATTGTTATCTTTTAGTTTAACAAGTAAAAATAAACAAGTTCAGATTCAAGGAGATCTAAAAAGTATCTCTTTGATAAGGGAGAAGTTTTCTATAGCCAATCCAGCGTATAGAAAAAACGTGCCCTTTATGCAACCAAGACTTTATTGCATAACCCCATCTGGAAAATTTGATATAGGACTTTTTAGAGATGTTTTAGAATTTGTAGAATTAAATCATTATGAATATGAATTAGATAATAATATTAAAAAAGAATTTAATCCTGGTTTTGGTAACCCAAAAATAAAATCTTTAAATTTACAATTAAGAGATTATCAGGAAAAATCTGTTATATCAGCAATAAAACAAGGAAGAGGTGTGACCTTAATTCCTACTGCTGGTGGTAAAACATTAATTTGTGCGACTCTTATTGAAAGTCTGAGAGAAAATTTAAATGATCCTAATGCTTTAGTGTTAGTTACCGTACCTTCACTTCAATTGGTAGAACAGACGGCAAATGATTTTACTTCTTATGGATTAAAAAATGTTACTAAATGGTCTGGAAATAATAAACCAGATCCAACAGCTACCGTAATAGTAGCAGGTACACAGATTTTATTAAGTGAAAGTTCAGATTTATCTAAATTAGCTGATGTTAAAATTTTGTTAATGGATGAAGCTCATTCTTTAAAGAGGGGTAATAAACTTAATAAAATTTTAAACTTTATAGATACACCTTATAAATTTGGTTTTACAGGAACTATGCCATCATCTGAGATAGATCAATGGAACATTGTCGGCAAATTAGGACCCATTACCTATGAACAGAAGACGGATGATTTAAAGAAACAAACTTATGTCTCTAATTTTAAAATAATAATACTCAATATTAAACATGAGTCCTTACCTTCTTTAAGAGTTTCTAGTGAAACTCCAGCTCTAGCTTATCAACAAGAATTGGAATTCTTAATGGGGCATGCAAGGCGCAATAATATTATATCCAACCTGGCTAACAAGTTAAATCAAAACACCCTTATTATGGTTGATAGAATTCTTCACGGAGAATCCATAGAAAGAGAACTTAGAAGAGTTTGTGATACTTCTAGACCTATCTATTTTATACAAGGGTTAACGGATATACAGGAAAGGGAAAGAATAAGATCATTGATGGATAATAGAAACGACGTTATTGTCATTGCCGTCTCAAAGATATTTAGTACAGGAATCAATATTCCTAACCTTCATAATATTATTTTTGCATCAGCAGGAAAGGCTAAAATTAAAATTATGCAATCTATAGGCAGAGCTTTACGTTTACACCCTACAAAAAAAATAGCCACTATATTTGATATTGCAGATAATACAAAATATGGTAAAATACACTTATCGGAAAGAAAAAAACTTTATACTTTAGAAAAATATGAATACACGGAAAAAGAATTATCGTAAAAAATTATTAGACAATGATGACAATATCAATTATTCAGAAGAAGAAGCCGAGCATCTCGGTTTATCTATGGAAGATGATATTATCGATGAAGATGGTGAAAATATAGGATATTTAGAAGATGACACGGATATAGACGAAGAGGAAATTGAAGAGCTGGAAAACATAGATGAAATTCCAGCAGAAGAAATTATCAAAGCTATTGTGGTTCCAGAAGAACCTGTTAAAAAGAAAAGAGGGAAGAAACCTGCAGACAAAGAAAAATTCTATGTAGATCCTAAGCATTTTGATGATGAAATTGTTAGATATTATGACTCCGGAATTATGTCTAATGATTTAGCGGAAATGGTCAGTAAAATTTCTCATAAACTTAGTTATGCACCTAATTTTATTAATTACACCTACAGAGAAGAGATGGTGGGAGATGGTATTATAAGAATGTTTAAAGCTTTAATGTCAAAAAAATATGATAGAGACAAGGGAACAAATCCATTTTCTTATTTTACTCGTATAGCTTTTAATGCTTTTAGAAACCGTATTAAAAAAGAAAAACATATGAGAGATACTCATGAAAAGTATCAAGCAGAAGTTATGATGATGTCTGAAAATTATAACAATTTAATGAAAAACAATCAGATCAAAATAATGAAAGAAAAAAATAGGGAGTAAATGAAGTATAATATAAAGAGTAAGGAAATAGGAATATTTTCTGATGTTCATATTGGCTTAGGTCAAGATAGTTCTATTTGGCATAAGTGTGTTTTGGAATTTGCTACCTGGGTAAGAGACCTTTATATTTCTAAAGGCATTAATGATATTATCATACCTGGTGATATATTTCATAATCGCAATGAAATATCAGTCAATACCTTAACCATTGCTAAAGAATTCTTTACTATTTTAAAAGATTTTCGTATTTTTATTTCTACAGGTAACCATGATTGTTATTATAAAGATCGCTCAGATGTTAATTCTATTAACATGCTTAGTGGTTGGAATAACATAATCATTGTTGACAAAGAACCTTTATTAATTAAAGGCTGTAACAAGACTATTTCTTTAATTCCATGGGGAACAGATATAACAGATATTCCTGTTAGTGATATCTGTTTTGGTCATTTTGAAATTAATTCATTTTATATGAATTCTTTTAAGGTTTGTGATCATGGCGTTGAATCATGTTCTTTATTAGACAAAGCACCATTTGTTTTATCAGGTCATTTTCATAAAAGAGAATTAAGAAAATATGATAAAGGTAAAATTTATTACGTAGGTAGCCCCTATCAGCAAAATTTTGGTGATGTAGGTGATGAGAGAGGTGTGTATATTCTTAATTTAGAAACCGAAGAAATCAATTTTTTTGAAAATAATATATCACCCAAACATATTAAAATTAATTTAAGTCAATTACAGAATGGTACTCAAGATGCTTATTATTTAAAAAATAATGTTCCTAATAATATGGTAAGCTTTATTATAGATGAAAATATATCTTCAGATAAAGTGCCTTTATTATCCAGCAAAATACAAAATTTAAATCCTAAATTTTTTCGTATAGATTACAAAATTAAAGATGATTTAGATAATTTATCACAATCCTCTAAAGAATATACTGCTATAGATATTTTGCAAAGTATAGAAGATTTTGTATCTTCTCTTGAAGTGCAACATAAACCAGAGATAATAAATTATCTTAACGAAATTTATAATAAATTAACATGAATGATAAAATAGGCATAGGTATTCTAGATATATATTCACCGGAAGATCTGCAAAATTGCTACTCTTCTATACCCAAAGATTTGCAAAATAATGTTTTTGTAGTATCAAATACTAAAAATAAATTTTTGAAAAATGAAAACAGTAGAAATTATGATAAGGATGTTTCTTTTGCTACACTTAAAAATTGGTTAATATCTCAATTAAGAATCAAAGATTATAAATTTTTGTTTCTTATTCATTCTAATCAAGTAGTAACAGATCCTGAACTATTTACTAATACTATTAAAACAGCAGAAACCTTTGGCACTTGGTTTATGTTGGGACCAGGAACTAAATCTTTGCCAGTAGAAGACGACGAAGCTGGTGTTACTTTATATCTTACTCCGGAATTAAATGATGAATTTATATTCTTATATACCGGAGTTATCAAAAATAATGGTTATTTTGATGAAAGATATTGTAATTCAAAAAATTTAGATACTTTAGATTATATATTAAAAATGAGAAAGAAGGGTATATATCCTCCTAATCATTATCACCCATCTATAGAAAAGGGTTTACAAAAATCAAATACTCCTATTCAAAAAATAGGGTTTAAAGATATCCCCGATTTAGATAAAAGTGTACAAATTTCTTATGCATTTTTTATGCATAACCATCAATATATTCCAGGTCAGAATGACCCAGCAGGTGTTACACAAGAAGAATTGTTAAAACATATGGAAGACATTCAAAAGAATTATGCCAAAAAAAACATCGTCTAAAATTGGTGTAGGTCTTATAACCTGTGATAGAATAGAGTTCTTTAATCAAGCCAAAGATAGTTTGGTTAAAGCTTTAAAGGATTATCCTGACTATGAAATAATCATTATTAATGACGGATCTATAAAAATAAAAGATGATTCATTAAAGATTATAGACACAATAGGTTATCAAGGTGTTGGTAAAGCCAAAAATGCAGCTTTAAAATACCTATTAGAAAATAATTGTAAGCATATCTTTTTAATGGAAGACGATATTACCATAACCAATGGTAAAATATTTCAGAAATACATAGAAGCATCTGAAGCTACTGGTATTAAACATTTTAATTTTGCATTACACGGACACCATAATCTAAACGGATACGGACTTCCTAATATTAAAAAGACTATAAATTACCCATCAGATTTAAAAATTGACCTCTATGAAAATGTATTAGGAGCCCTTAGTTACTACCACAAAGACACAATTACCGATTGTGGTTATATGGATGAAAAGTATTACAATGCTTTAGAGCATGTTGATCATACTTATCAAATTATCAAAGCAGGTTATCACCCTCCTTTTAGATGGTTTGCGGATATAAATGGTTCCTCAGATTGTATTTCAGATATTAAAGCTAATCACCAAGATAGCAAAATAAGGTCACAAGAGGATTTTATGAAGACTTTTAAGATAGCTCTTGATTATTTTATAGAAAAAAATAATTTTTCAGTATCACAAGGCTATGGACCAGCTGAAAAAATAGCTACAGAATCAGAAGTATTGGATAATTTAAAAGAAATATGGAAACAATACCATCAGAAATAGGAGTAGCAATACTCACCTATAACAGACCAGACTACTATTCCCAGGTATTAAAAACCATTCCTAGGAATGAAATTGGCTGTTTAGTTGTAGTAAATGATGGAACTAATCCTTATGTTCAAAAAGGAGATGCAGATGAGGTTATATTAAATAATGAGCAACTTGGTATTGCCAAAACTAAAAACAAAGCTCTTAAAATTTTAATAGAAAAGGGATATAAGCATCTTTTTCTTATAGAAGATGATATCTTAATTAAAGATCCTAAAGTATTTCAGCATTATATTAAAGCTGCAAATTCTACTGGCATACATCATCTATGTTTTGAAAAAATAAACAATAATGGTGATACTTTAAAATATACTCTAGAGCAACCAGATGGTGTAAAAATCGGATTTTATAAAAATCCTCAAGGTGCATTTATGTATGTTCATGCTAATCTTATAACTAAATTAGGTTATTTTGATGAAGGATATACTAATGCTTTCGAGCATATAGACTTTGCTTATAACTTAATAAAGAAAAATGTAGCTCCGCCTTTTTGGTATTTTCCGGATTTATTAAATAGTGAAGAATATCTTACGGATATAGAAGGTAGTAATGAAAATTCTTCTATTACTAATAAACCTGGATATAATGAAAATTTAGAAAAATCAGCCATTTACTTTGTTAAAAAATGGGGACATTTTACGAGCAGTATACAAGAACCAAGCCTTAAAGAAGTCTTAGTAAGTTTAATAGAATTACAAACTCACTATAGTAGAAAAAAAATAGTTAATAAAGGCAAAAAATTATCAGTTATAATTCCTTATAGAGATAGAGAATTAGCACTTGAAAACATGGTTCCTTTATTGCAAAAGTATCTTTCTAAACAAGTAGAAGACTTTGAAATAATAATAGTGGAACAAGGTGATAAAAAAGCCTTTAATAAAGGATTATTAAATAATATAGGTTTTACTAAAGCTACTGGTGATTATATTTGTTTTCATGATGTAGATTTAATACCGGAAATTTCAGATTATAGTTATCCAGAAAAGCCGGCTCATCTTAGCAGTCATTGTAGTCAATTCAATTATATTAATATTCCAGATAAAATCATGGGTGGAGTTATAACTTTCTCTAAAGAACATTATGGACAAGTAAATGGTTATAGTAATGAATTTGTGGGATGGGGTAAAGAAGATGATGATCTTTATGAAAGATGTATCAAAGAAAAATTAACACCTTACAAACATCCTTATGGAAAATATTATAGTATTCCACACGAGCACCGTTTAAATAATCCTATAGAAAATGAACTTCATTTAAAAAACGGTGAAAGATTTAGAAATTATGAATCAGGTAAATTAGGAGAAAATTACCATAAAAAAGATGGTGTTTCTAATTGTCTTGAAAAAATAAACAATATAACATTGAAAAATAGTAATAATAATATAAGTCATTACATTGTAAATTAAAATGAGTAAAAAACTTTCTATATTAACTGCAACATTAGAATCAAGAAAACCTGTATTTGAGAATCTAGCAAGAGTCTTAAAAGCTCAATCCAATTCACACATAGAAATGTTAGCTAATTGTGATAACGGTGAAAAGAGTGTAGGAGCTAAAAGAAATGAACTTTTAGAAGCAGCAAAGGGTGATTATGTAGTCTTTATTGATGATGATGATATGATTTCCCCTTTTTATGTTTTTGGGATACTGAATGCTATTCAACAAAGTCCGGATTGTGTAGGAATAGAAGGCATAATAACTTTAAAAGATATAGGACCAAAGAAATTTATTCACTCTTTGCAGTATACAGATTGGTATGAAGAAAATGAAATTTATTATAGATGTCCTAATCATTTAAATCCTATTAAAAGAGAGATAGCTTTAGATGCAAAGTTTCCAGACAAATATTGGCAAGAAGATAAAGATTTTTCTCAAAGATTAAAAGGCAAACTTAAAACAGAAGTTTTTATAAAAGGTCCGATATATTATTATTATCCGTCAACAAATTAATAAAATTATTTTTATAATATGAAAATACTAATAAAATTTCCCACCAGAGGAAGATCAATTAAATTTTTTAATGTTTTAGATCAATATATTTCCAAAGCATCAGATTTATCTCGACTAGCATTTTTAATTTCAATGGATCTTGATGATATTGAAATGAATAATAATATAGTAAGGCAAAAATTTGAAGATTATAAAAAATATATAAAAATTGCCTATTTTTATGGAAACAGCAAAACAAAGATTCAAGCTTGTAATGCTGACATAGATAAGATTAGTGGTTGGGATATTATTATGTTAGCATCAGATGATATGATTCCTATCGAACAGGGATATGATGAAATCATCAGAAAGGATATGAATGATCATTTTAAAGATAGTGATGGTGTTCTTTGGTATAATGATGGAGGGCAAAACAACATTAACACTCTTTCTATTTTAGGGAAAAAATATTATGATAGATTTAATTATATATATCACCCAGATTATATTAGTCTTTGGTGTGATAATGAATTTACAGATGTTTCATTAAAACTCAATAAAGTATATAGATCAAATAAAATAATAATTGAACACCAACATCCAGCTTGGCAAAAAGCAAATTTTGATGAGTTATATATTCGCAATGAATCTTATTTTGGGATAGATCAACAGACTTATACAAAAAGAAAAGAATTAGAATTTCCTGAAATTATTTCTAGAAAAAACGTTTTAATTTATGTAGGAGCTCATGTTGGAAATAGTTTACAGAATTATGTAAATTCATATGATGAAATATATGCATTTGAGGCGAATCCAAATTTTTGTGAACATTTAAAAAATCGCTTTAAAGATAATAAAAATGTAACAATAATAAACGCAGCAATATGTGAAAAACATAATGATTTTATTGATTTTAATATTTCTAAAAATAATGGAGATTCTAGTTCTATATTAAAGGCTAATAAAGAATCTATTTTATATGATTTAATTGAAAGTAATCAAACCATAAAAGTTCCGACAGTAAATTTAAAAAATTTCTTAGAAGAAAATAAAATTAATTATATCAAAACATATATAAGCGATACACAAGGCTACGACCTTGCTATTCTCAAAACATTAAAACCTTTAATTGATAATAAAATGATAGAAGAAATTCAATGCGAGGTAGAAAAAAATGAAAAACCTAGCATTTATGTAAATGAAAACACAGAAACCCAAAATAAAGAAAAAAACTTTGATGAATTTTTAAAAGAAAATTATGTTAAAGTAGCAACTGGATGGGGAAATTTAGAAGATAATAAATTTGAAAGTGTCCCAGAAGAATGGGCAGAATTTGATGCAAAATGGAAACTAAAAAAATAATAACCTTTTGTGTTTATGGAACACATCCTATGTATAGCATAGGAGCATTAAAAAATGCAGAATTAGCGTTAAAATTATTTCCAGATTGGACATGCAGATTTTATATTTTTAAAGAATGTTTTGATTTAATTCCAGAATTAGAAAAATTTCCCAATACAGAAGTTATTTTATGTAAAAGAAAAGGTAGTCACTACTCTATGATGTATAGGTTTTTACCATTTGGAGAAAAGGATATCAGTTATTTTATGTCTAGAGATACAGACTGTAGATTAAGCATAAGAGAAAAAGAAGCAGTGGATCAATGGTTAGAATCTGGGAAGTCTTTTCATATAATGAAAGACCATCCAAAATATCACAGAACACCAGATTATCCTATTTTAGGTGGTATGTTTGGTTCTAAAGGTGGTATAGTTCCGGATATAGAAGACCATATAAAACATTATATCCAACATAACAGTGATATGCATGGTATGGATCAATATTTCTTGCAATATATATACGAAAAATATGCACAATATGATAATATTACCCATGATTGTGATTTTCCGACTCCAAGAAATGTAGAAAGAGATAAAATTTGGTTTGTTGGTCAACCTATAGATGAAAATGATAAATTCTTTGGGCCAGCAGATGAATATATACAATCTTTAAACATTTATTAAACAATAATAAACATGAATAGTAAATCACAAATAAATCAAGATATAATTTTAGATGAACAAATTTTTAATAAAAAAACAAAAGGAACTTTTGTAGAAGTAGGTGCATTGGACGGATTTGGAGCATCTAATACGTGGTTTTTTGAAAAAGAAAGGGATTGGTCTGGTTTATTAATAGAACCAAATCCTATTGAATTTAATAAAATGGATCTACATCCTCGTCCTTTATCATTTAAAGAAAATTGTGCTATCTCTAACGAAGAAAGAGAAGTGGAATTTTTAAGTATTGGAGGTCCTTGTAATGTATTAAGTGGAATAATTGAATTTTATCCACAAGAACATAAAGAAAGAATTAATAGAGAATTAAATCAATATAAAGATTATCCAGTAGGACACGATTTATATTCTACACACAAAAAAATAAAAATAAAAACATTTAAATTACAAACTTTATTAGAAAAATACAATTTATTAAATATTGATTTAGTATCAATTGATGTAGAAGGTGCAGAACTTCAAGTTTTAAATTCTATAAATTTTGAAAAAACAAATATATATTGTTTTTTAATAGAAAAAAATTATAATTCAAACGAAATAGTAAAATTCCTAGGTAATAAAGGATATAAACCCATAAAAACTATAGAGTGGGATATGGTTTTTTTAAAACAATAAATGAAAAGTATAGTTACTGGCGGTAAAGGATTTATTGGTAGTAATTTGGTAAAAAGATTAGTTGATCTTGGAGATACCGTAATCGTTATCGATAATAACAGCTCTAATAATAAAAATAATCATATTGTAGATGGTGCTATATATTATAATTATGATTTAAATAATTTCGATGAGATACTCAGCTGCTTTTATGCAGTAGATAGGTGTTTCCATCTAGCAGCTGACATATCAATAGATTATTGTAATAAATTTCCAAGAGAAAGTGGTTTAAATAATACAAATATTACATTAAATGTTTTGGAAGCTTGTAGAAGAATGGATGTAAAAAAATTTATATTTTCTTCTACTTCAGCAGTATATAAACAATCAAATAACAAATATGTATACAGAGAATTTGATGAAGTTGATCCTTTAAATTTATATTCTGTGTCTAAATTATATGGAGAAAATCTTTGCAAGATTTATTATAATCTTTACGGGATAGAAACAATCTCACTGAGATATTTTAATGTATATGGAAAAAATAATTCTATTAGTCCATACTCTTCAGTGCTTGTTAATTTTTTAAATAATAAAAACCAAGATAAACCTTTATTGATTTATGGAGATGGTACTCAAACACGAGATTTTGTTGATGTAAATGATGTCGTGGACATCAATATAAAAGCATCTTCTACAGAATTAAGTTCTTATGGAGATTGTTATAATGTAGGCACTGGTAATGATATATCAATCAATCAATTAGCTTCTTGGATTTCTGATAAAATTGAATATACAGAAGGAAAAATCGGAGAGCTAAAGCATAGTTGTGCAGATATATCAAAAACGTGTTGTATATTTGGATGGAAAGCAACTAGAACATTAAAAAATTTTTTAATAAAATGAAAGAACTTATTATATATCACCATTTGGGATTAGGAGATCATATAATATGTAATGGACTAGTTCGTGAAATTATAAAAAAAAATCAATTTGAATTCTACAAATTAATTGTTAAAAAACATAATTTACCATCAGTAAAGTTTATGTATGAAGATGTTAAAAATTTATCTTTTTTTATTGTTAATGATGATTCGCAAGCTGATCAAATTATTATAAACAATAATATCCCATGTATTAAAGTTGGATTTAAGTCTCCTCCAGAAAATATAACATGGGATCAACTTTTTTATATAGAAGCTGGTATAGATTTTAATAAAAGATGGGAATCTTTCTATATAAAAAGAAACAAAGAATCTGAAGAAGATCTTTTTAATAAATTAAATCCTAATAAAGAAGATTATGTATTAATACATAATAAAGGGAGTGACGGTATCGATAGAATCAAATACAAATTAATAGATGATAAAATAAAAAAAATTTTTGTAGAAAAACATACAAATATAATGTTTGATTATAGAAAATTAATAGAAAATGCAAAAGAAATTCATTGTATTTCTTCTTCTTTCAAAGATTTTGTAGATAGCCTAGATATAGATATAAAAGTATATTATCATAATATACCCGCAAGACCTGATTCTAATCATAAAATTAAATTAAATTGGATATTAGTATGAAAATAGAAAATTTTACATATGATGAATCTGATATTATTACAACAGATAAATATTTAAAATTTTGTTTAGAAAATAATATATGTTATATAAAAACTGATTATTTTTATACTGGAGTTTTTGATTGGAGAGGTAGTATTCATCCTACTAGAGTAGATAATATTTGTGTAGTTGGGCATTCAGATTATCCCATAACTACTAATATAGCAAAAAAATTTAAAAAAATTTTTTGTATAAATAAAGATAATAAAGAAGATAATTGTTTTGGAATACCACTTGGTATAACCAATAATTCTAACGAATCCAATCTTCATCCGATTTATGGAAATACAAATATTATGTTTGATGTTTTTAATGATAGTAGTTTACAGAAAATTGAGTTATCTTATTTAAACATTAATACATCAACAAATCATTCCGAAAGAAATTTAATTTTTGAAAAATTCTCAAACGAATCGTGGGTAAATAAAGGAACGGTGGACTGTTCTTTAGAAGGTAGAAAAAAATATTTAAAGGATATAAAAAAATCAAAATTTGTGTTTTGTCCAAAGGGAAATGGTATTGATACACACCGACTATGGGAAACACTTTATATGGGTAGTATTCCTATCGTAAGGTATGAAAATGCTCATCATCTTTTTACCGATTTACCAATTTTATTCATAACAAATTGGAATCAAATAGAAAAAAATTTTTTGGAAGAAAAATATACAGAAATTATTCAAAAAGAGTGGAATTTTGAAAAACTTAAAATAAGTTATTGGACGGACTTTATTAAAAATAAAAATTATGACAACCATTGATAAAATTAAAGATAGTGTTTTAACTCTTCCTGTAAAGTACTTTGTTGATATAGGCGCTTCATGTTATACAGAAGCTTCAGAATCTGAATTACTATTTCGTAATGGGTGGGAAGGTTTAATGTTTGAATGCGACCCTGCAAAATTTCCTATACAAGAAGAAAAGTTAAAAAATACTAAAGTTAAAGTTTTAAATACAAAAGTAAATCCCGAAAATATTTTAAAAATTTTAAGAGAAAATAATGTTCCAGACGGGTTTTATCTAACTTTAGATATAGATGGATATGATTTTTTTGTTTTAGATAAAATATTAAGTGAATATAAACCTTCAGTAATAGTAAGTGAAATAAACGAAAAGATTCCAGCCAATATTAAATTTTCAGTAAAATATGATGAAGATTATTTCTGGGATGGTAGTCATTATTTCGGATATTCACTAGGAATGCTAGAAGATATACTTAAAAAATATAATTATAAAATAAAAGTATTAGATTTTAATAATGTTATTTTAATTCCGGGGCAGCAAACGGAAAATCTAATTGATGTTTATAATGATGGTTATCTTAATAGACCCGAAAGACCTAGTATATTCTTTTATAATGCAGATTTTGAGCCTATCTATTCTTTAGATACAGATAAACAAATAGAATTTATTAATAATAAATTTAAACCATTTGTTAATGAAAGGCAAGGTAATAGTGGACATCAACTCGACGGAAAGCCAATAACATATAGAAATTTTATATTAGAAAAAACAAATAACCAATGAGTACAGAAAAATCACATTTAGGAGGATGTATAATATCAAATGATATCGGAACATGGGCTCCACAAGTTTGGGATGCTTTAATAGAAAAGTTTAAAATCAAAAGCATGGTAGATGTTGGTTGTGGTGCGGGACATTCTTTAAAATATTTTATAGATAAAAATATTGAAGGTATAGGTATAGAAGGTTTTATTGATGCTATAGAAAGTTCTCCTGTAAAATCTCACATTAAAATTCATGATTATACGGAAGCTCCTTATATTTTAGAAAAAACATATGATCTAGCTTGGTGTTGTGAATTTGTTGAACATGTAGAAGAACAATATAGTGCTAATTTTATGAAAACCTTTGAAGGTTGTAAATTAGTAGCAATGACACATGCATTACCCGGGCAACCCGGATTTCATCATGTAAATTGCCAAGTAGCTGATTTTTGGATCGATAAGTTTAAGAAAAGTAATTTTTCCTATGAAGAGAGTTTATCTTTAAATTTAAGAAGTTTATTACCTATTTTTGCTTATAGAAATAATAGATTTGAGAATGAACATGGAGAGGTTGGTAAGTTTGAAAATGTTTTAGATCCGTTTTTACCAAACGGTTCGCATGTTAAAAACACTTTAATGGTTTTTAAAAACGAAGCATTAAATGATTAAAATATTAAATAATAATTTAGATCTTTATAGACCAGACAGAAATTCCTATTTAAAATCTTTAGCACATGCTAAAACTTTAAAGGAAAAAGAAATTCCGATGGTTTTTCACTGTTTTTGGAGAGTACCAAAAGATTTTGGAAGAAAACAGCTTGCTGTTTTAAAATCTATAATAGTAAATCATAGAGATGTAGAAATAAATCTTTGGTCTAATGTAGATTTAAGAGAAAACGAATATTTTAAAGAAGTTTCTTCATATGTAAATTTTAAAATATGGGATTTGTTAGAAGAAACCAAAAATACTTTACTAGAAGGTAAAATAAACATTCAAGAAATACAAGATGATCTTTGTTATCTTGAAGGAGATTTGTTCAGACTTTTAGTATTATATAAATATGGTGGATTTTATATAGATATGGATGTATTAGTTTTGAGAAATCTATCTCCTTTATCTGATTTAGAATTTTTATATCAATGGGGTACTTCTGGATTCAATTCAGACGAGCCTTCAATAACAATGAATGGTGCTATAATGAAATTAGATAAAGAATCTTCATTATCTATTGAATTATTACAAAACCTTCTTACTTCTCCTAAAAATAAAAATACAAACATATGGGGAAATCATCTATATAGTAAAGTTTCTGAAAACGACTTAACTGTATTGCCCGGAATTTGGTTTGATTCTGAATGGGGATTTGAAAGAACAAATTTAAATCCATTTAAAAAACAAGAATCTGTAGAATTATTTGATGGTGCATTCGCATGGCATTGGCACAATCGATGGGATGATGAAATAGAAGAAGGGTCTAAATTTTATGTTTTAGAAAAAAAAATTAATGCTAGATTTAATGCTTTATGAAAAAAAATTTAATTTACTATATATGTGATAATGCATATAAAGATATTCTTCAAATAAATTTAAAATGTTTTAATAAAAATAATAACAAAGATATTGATACATGTTGTATTGTACCTAAAGGGTTTCAGTTTTTAGAAAATGATTTAAAACCAACACATATTATAGAAGTTGATAATTTTGATTTTAAATATACAGCTAAATTTATTATAAATAAATTAAATTTAGCATCTAATTATGAAAATTTTCTTTATTTAGATGTAGATGCTATACCAGTTAAATCCCTCGAATCTGTTTTTGAGTGTATAGAAAATCAAAAAAATATTATACACGGAGTTAAAGAAGTAGACTGCCTTAATACTAATATTGGCTATTTTAAATTTAGTGATACAAATTACGATCTTTCTATTAAAGGTTTTAATGCAGGTACTTTTGGATTTAATAAAATTAATTTAAATAGTTTTAATATTTTATTAGAATACATAAATTCAGTAAAAAATAAAGCTGTATGTGATCAACCAATTTTTAATGAATTTTTCTCGTCTTTAAATTTAATACAACCAACACTTTCAGATTTTGTTTATTTAAAAAATATAGGAGGTGCGTGGGATAGTATAAATAAAATTTCAATTAAAGATTCTAGTATAATACATTTTTTAGGTGCTTGTTATACTGGAAAAGATTTAAATTATATAAATAGCATTATATCTGAATTATGAAAACTAGAGAAGAATTATTAACATTAATACCAAAAAATGGCATTGGAGCAGAAATAGGAGTATTTGAAGGAGCATTTAGTGAAATTATATATTCCACAACAGATCCAAAAAAATTATATCTTGTTGATTTATTTGAAGGTCCAATGTGTTCGGGAGACAAAAACGGGGGCAATATGAAGCATATCATTCTTGAAGATGCTTATAAAATTTTAACAGAAAAATACAAAGAAGAAAACCGAATATCTTTTTTTAAAGGAAAAAGCGAAATTTTTTTAAATTCTTTACCAGATAATTATCTAGATTTTATTTATATAGACGGTGATCATTCTTACGAAGGCTGTAAAATAGATTTAAATTTAGCAAAAACAAAGGTTAAAAAAAACGGTATAATAGCAGGTCATGATTATTGTAATATGTTTACTGCTGTTATGAGAGCAGTAGATGAATTTGTATCAAACAATAATTTAACTTTAAATACTACAACAGAAGATATTTGCACAAGTTTTTTAATCATTAATAATTAATTTCCATAGTTGATAAATTATAAAAATACTTTATAATCTATAAACAATGAAAAGAATTATTTTTAAGAAAATACAAATTAAAAATTTTCTTTCTATTGGAGAAAATAAAGTTTCTTTAAATTTTAAATCTGGTATTAATCTTATCACAGGAGAAAACAGGGATAAGGGTGGACGCAATGGTGTAGGAAAGAGTACGTTAGTAGAATCTTTATTCTGGTGTTTATTTGGTAGCACCATGAGGGATATTAAAAAAGATAGGATTATTCACAATCAAGTTAAAAAAGGATGTGAAGTAATATTAAATTTTGATATTAATGATGGAATACAAAATACACAATATACTATTACCAGAACACTAGAACCTTCTTCTGTTAAATTAGAAGTTCATTTAGAAGATCGAGTAGAAGATCGAGTAGAAGATATTTCTTTGTCTTCTATGCCTAAGACAGATGATTATATTAAAGAATTAATAGGTGCCAACGAAGAAGTTTTTCAAAACGCTGTTATCATGACAGCTAATAACACCACACCCTTTATGGGTCAGAAAAAAATAGATAAAAGAAAATTTGTAGAAGGTATTTTAAATTTAGGCATTTTTGGTGAAATATTACTTAAAGTTAGAGCTGATTATAACGATACTAAAAAAGAAAATGATATTGTAGCTAGTAAATTTATTGATCAACAAAAAAATTTAACATTGTATAAAAACCAAGTTAATAAAAATACAGAAAATCGCAACAATAAAATTCTTAATTTAAAAGATAAAATTAAGAACAATCAAGAAAAAATTGATAGAGTATCTAATAATAGCTCTGTAACGTCTAAAATAGACAGCTTAAAACTAAGCATTGAGTCTAAAGAAAAAGATTTAAATGATTTAGAAGAGGGGCATACTAAAATTAAAGATAAAATTTCCGGTGAAAATGGGGTTTTATTACAAATTGATTATGAAATCAAGCAATTAGAAAAACAAAAAGGAGATTTAAAAAAAGGTGCAGCATGCCCTACATGCAAAAGGAAATATGATGAAAGCCTGGATTTAGATAAATGTATTAAAGAAATAGATGATCAAATATCTCCTCTTGAAGATAGTAAACAACCTGTAAAATCCAATTTACAAAAATTAATTTCTAAAGAAAAGTTAATAAACAATGCTATTACTTCCACCAGACTGTCTATTAAAAATCTTAATACAGAAAAATCATCCTTAGAATTGGCTTCTCAAGAATTGAATCAATTACAAGAACGAAATAGAGAAATCGAAGAAGAAATTAATGAATTAAGAAATGAAAAAGATGGGGTATTAGAGCTTATAGATAATATTGAAATAGAAATTATTGAGACAGAAAAGACAATTCAAGAATTGCAAAAGAAATTAAACATTCTTGAAAATGCAAAATATATTGTTTCCGAAGAAGGTGTTAAGACTTATATTATCAAAAAAATGTTAGGCGTCTTAAATGCTAGACTTAATTACTATTTGAATGCCTTGGAAGCGCCCTGTAAATGTGAATTCAATGAAATGTTTGAAGAAATTATTCATAATGATCAAGGTAAAGAATGTTCATATTTTAACTTTAGTGGAGGAGAAAGAAAGAGAATAGATTTAGCTGTGCTGTTTATGTTTCAAGATTTATTAAGAACTCAAACAGGTTCTTCTTTTTCTCTTAGTATGTACGATGAATTATTTGATTCAGCTATTGATGAAAGAGGGGCCAATAAGATAATGGAGATTTTAAACACAAGGGTTGCAGATTATAACGAATCGGTCTATATTATCTCACATAATAAGACCCACATATCTGGAGCCGGTGTAAGCAATATTATTACCCTAGAGAAGCATAACGGTAAAACTCAAATAAAGGAGAGTTGATTAAAATTCTTTTTAATATAATATGATCATATGATTGATATTAATACAGAGACATTATTTTTGTCGGATGATAAAGTTTTTTATACTATTGAAGGTGAAGGTGAATTTGTAGGACAACCTTCAGTGTTTATGCGCATGTCAATGTGTAATTTGACGTGTATTGGATTTGCTTCAGAAGATTCTCCTAATGGATGTGATTCATTTATTTCTTGGACAGTTAAGAATAAAATGACATTTGCTGAAATCTTTCAACTTATGGAAGATAATGGTTATATCAATCATTTAGCACATAATGCTATTCTTAAGCTTACAGGCGGTGAACCGCTTATTCAACAGAAGCAATTAATTAAATTCATTCAAGCATTTATAGAGAAATATAAAATTGTTCCGCGTATTGATTTTGAAACCAATGCTACTTTAATGCCAGATCCAGTTTGGAAAGATGCTTTTAATGCCACTTTTACAACGTCACCTAAACTCCGATCAAACGGGGATCCAGAAGATAAAACCTACAAGCCAGAGGTTCTTAAATGGCATGCAAGAAATGGATCAGGGTTTAAATTTGTTATTAACAAATCAGAAGATATTAATGAAATTTGGGAAAAGTATGTTGACGATAAGCATCATATTAATGCAATTAGAGACCGTATTTGGTTTATGCCTTGCTGTGGTTCTAGAGAAGAGCATATAGAAAAGGCTCCAGTTGTTGCAGAGTATGCTAAAGCAATGCATGTAAATTTTAGTCCTAGATTACACCTTCTTGTTTGGGATAAAGCCCTTAAAGTCTAGTTGATTTTAGATAGTAGATAGATAAATTTAACTATATGGCTTTAAAAATTAAGAATAATGCTTCTCCTGCTTCAAATAGTATTGATACTAGTAATCGTATAGTTTATGAATACAAAGCATTTAGTGCAGGTATACCCAATGCTCCTGCATTACCTCACGGAACACCCAATTTTTCTTATGTAGCAGCCAATCCCATTAGTATGCCATCTCCGCCACCAGTTGAGATGCCAGAAAGTAATTTACCTAGAGCCCTAAATTATTATGCTGATTATGGTGGATGCGGGTTTTGGAGAATGATTTGGCCGGAGCTTAATTTAAATCAATATCAGAAAGCCTGTATTTCAGGTCTTACATGCATGGTATTGGATCTTAGATTTTATCAAGGCATTAAGGCTATTAGAATGCAAAGACAAGCAACTCCAGTTCAGAGAGAGTTTATTAGAGAACTTACGAGAGTTAAAAAGGATATGGGTTTTCGCATGATTTATGAAGTAGACGATATAGTTTTTAAAGATGATATTCCAGATTATAATCGTTGTAAAGAAGCTTTTGTAAGTCAAGATATTATCTCTAGTATTCTAGATATTATGAGTATGATGGATGAAATATCCGTCACTTGTCAATATATGAAAGATTATTATATAGATAAGACAGGCAATAAAAATATCACAGTTATTCCAAATTATGCGCCTAAATCTTGGCTTGATCGCTACTACAATAGAAATCGAATTATAGAGCTTTTTGAAAAAAATAAAAAGCGTCCTCGCGTTCTTTATGCAGGTTCTGGCACACATATAGATGTAGTCAATAAAACTGGAATGAAGGATGATTTTGAGCATGTAGTACAAGATATTATTAAAGCTCGCAAGAAATTTAAATTTGTTTGGAAGGGATGTTTCCCTCTTGCTGTTAAACCTTATATTGATAATGGTGAAATGGAATACCTAGAATGGTCTCCTCTTCCGGATTTACCTCAAGCATTGTATGACACAGACTGTAATGTTTCATTTGCACCTCTCCAAGATAATGTTTTTAATAAATCTAAGAGCAATATTAAAATGATTGAAGCCGGAGCTTTTGGTATGCCAGGCGCTTATCAAGATATTTGCACATATGAGGGTGCAGATTTTTCATTCAAAAACGGATCAGATCTTATTCAGCAATTAGAATATCTCACATCAGATTTTGATCGATATATGAAATTCTCAGATAAGTCTCGTAAATTTACAGAAGGTCTTTGGTTAGAAGATCATTTAGATGAATATGAGGCTTTGTATTTTACAGATTTTGGATCTAAAGAAAGAAATGAAAAGAGCCCAACTCTTATAGCAAATAACTTGGATCAAAAGGTGTAAATTATTTTGTTGGTTTTCCTAATGTTTTATCATACTATTAATGTATGAGTAATACATTAGACCTTCGTCAAAATAAAAAAGTGTCCATGAATAGACAGCCTTTGCAGGAGTCTCCCTTTTTCTCTACAAGAGGTGTAAATGTAAAATGGCCTACTTTGAGAAAGGTTTATATGAATGATAATAATGTCAAAGTTCTTAAAGAGCATGTGACTACTAAAGGACGTTCTATTATCTTTCTAGACGGAGAATATATTACCAAATTAAATAGATATGTAGGCAAAGCTCCAGAAGAAAGAGCTGTATTTTTTGAATATATGGTTAAAGACAAAGAGCTTAAAGGTGCTATTTTTCTTCTTTGTTGGATTGGTAATTTTCACAATGGTTGTATTTTTCATGCAGCACCACAATATCCACAGATGAATTGTTGGATTGATACCTTAGGTTTTGTGAAAGCTACAAATTTCTTCGAGCGTAAAGCCTTTGATTTGTATAAAAAGGTTTCAGATATCCTCCACGAAGGTAATCCTATTATTGATGATGAAGTAAAAGAATTCATTGAAAATGGTATTAAGGTAGTATAATATCTTAATATGGCATGGAGAAATATTTTTTATGATGGAAGACAAGGAGTTATTCATCTTTGGACTTGGGATGAAAAAGGTAATCGCATTAAGCTTGTGGCTGATTACGAACCTCATCTTTATATTGAGTCTTCATCAGCTCATGATGCTACTTCGATCTTTAACACACCGTTAAAGAAAGTTACATTTAAAAATCAGTTTGATAGGAGTAAATTTGTCAATGAGACACCTATTAAAAGATTATTTAATAATCTTAGTTGCGAACAGGATTTTCTTCTTTCAACTTATAAAGATGAAATTCACAAATTAGACTTTGGTCAGCATCCGTTAAAGGTTTACTTTTTGGATATAGAAACCTATTCTCCTAATGAATTTCCGGTTCCAGAATTAGCTAAGGATCCTATTAATCTTATTACTCTTTATGATTCTATAAACAATCATTATTATTCTTGGGGGCAGAAACCTTATAAACCTAAAGAAAAAAATATAACCTATTTTTGCCATTCAAGAGAAACAGAAATGCTTCAAGCATTTTTAGAATTTTGGGAGAAAGATCCTCCAGATATGCTTTGTACTTGGAATGGAGAAGGATTTGATATTCCTTATATCATGAATAGATTACATAATCTATTTGGAGAAGAAGATGCAGCTAGACTTTCACCGGTAAATTCTCTCTATTATAGAGAGAATGTGGCCATGAATAAATTTGGTAAAATGATCAATCGTTGGTACATCCGAGGTGTGAGTAACATTGATTACATGGAAGTTTATAAAACCTTTTCAAGAGGTGATAGAGAATCTTATTCTCTTAATTATGTAGGTGAATATGAATTAAAAGAAGGAAAGATTGATACAGGTGGATCCAATCTTGCCCAATTATCAATTGATAATTGGGAGTTGTTTGTTGATTATAATATTCAGGACGTAAGAATTTTAGTTAAGCTTGATGAAAAATTAAAATTTATTAAATTGATTCGTACTCTTTCTTATAAAGGTTTTATTCCTTTTGAACAGGCCATGGGCAAAGTATCCATGATTACCGGAGCTGTAGCACATCAAGCCTTTATACAGGGATATAAAATACCAACTTTTAAAAATGAAGGAGAACGAGATGAATATGTTGGAGGATATGTGCATGAACCGGAACGCGGTTTGAGTAAATCTGTTGTAAGTTATGATGCAAATAGTCTATATCCCAACACTATCATTACTCTTAATATATCTCCAGAGACAAAAATAGGCAAAATAACCACTATAGAAGATAAACAATATACTATTAAATTAGCCAATGAAAAAACCGTAACTCTTTCAGAAGAGAAATTTAATAGACTTGTACAAAAAGAAAATCTTTCTATATCAAAATATAACGTATTATATACACAAAAGTTTAAAGGAGTCATTCCTAATCTGATTGATCGCTTATATAAAGAGCGTGTCGAGGCTAAGAATGAAATGATTAAAAGAGAGAAATTGATACGTTCTATTAAAGATAAAGATGAAAAAAATAAAATAGAACAAGAAATTCTTAATTTAGATACACAACAAAATGTTTATAAACTTGTATTGAATTCCATCTATGGAGTATTTGCTCAAAAATATTCACCATTATTTGATATAGATCATTCAGCTAGTATTACGTTAACGGGTCAGTCTGTAGTTAAACAAGCAGCTGAGATCGTTTATGAATATGCCTTAAAGAAAGGTTGCAAAGTTGATAAAGAAAAAATATATCTTTATGGTGACACTGATTCAGCATATTTCTCCATACAACCTATTCTTACACATTTAAATATAAAACTTGTTGAAGATGGTAAATTGACAGATGAAGCAAGGGAAATAACAAAAGAAATTGATACCTATCTCAATACAGAAATTCTAGTTTGGGCTAGAGAACAATTAAAATCTTCAGATCCTAGATTTGTATTTAAACAAGAAACCATTTGTGACGTGGGTCTCTTCATGGAAAAGAAAAGGTATATACTCCATATTTTAGATAAAGAAGGTTATATACCGAAAGACCCTTTTAAATATGTAGGTGTTGAAGTAGCTCGTTCATCTATATCAGATACTGTTAAAAAATTAATTAAAAATGTTATTGAATTAGCAATGCTTTCAGAGGATAAAAAGAAGTCTAATGAAATTTTTAGAGAATCTTATAACAAATTTAAAGAAATGAAAGCTGAAGAGCTTTCTATTAGAAGTAAAATTTCAGATTTAGAAAAACAAGAAGCTAAAATGGATGATTTTGGCAAGATTGGTAAAGGAACTCCTATTCATGCCAAGGCAGCTATTCATTATAATCACTTATTAAAGCATTATAAGATTGACCATTTGCATGAATCTATTACAAGCGGTATGAAAATGAAATATTTTTATGCATCTAAAAATCCATTTAATTATAAAGTAATGGCATTTATAGATTTATACCCAGATGAACTCAACGAGCACATCAAAATTAATCACCAAATGATGTTCGATAAGATGGTTGCACCTCCTATTCAAAGAGTTTATGAGTGTATCGGATGGGATATACCAGCTTTAGGCACAGAAGTTCAAACAGATTTGTTTGATTTATTTTCTTAATAGAGTATAATAATTGAAATATATGTTAGTAGCACACGAAGCACCATTAAAAATAATGGAAAGAGTCAGAGGATTAACCGATTATGACTATGCATTAGTTCATTTATTGGAAGAAAATAAAGAATATAGAGATTTTTTCTTTAAATCAAAAAAGTTAGGACGCAAAATTATTTTAGATAATAGTCTTTATGAACTTGGTGAAGCTTATAACCATGATAAATTTATTAATTGGCTCTATGAATTAGAGCCGGATGAGTATATAATACCAGATGTTTTTCAGAATTATGAAGCAAATATTAAGAGTTTTGAAGAGTTCCTAGTAAAATTTGATAGAGGAACTTTCCGCGGAAAGGCTATAGGAGTTATCCAAGGAAAAAATTACCAGGAATTAAAGGATTCCTATTTATTCATGAGAGAACATGCAGATAAAATAGCTATTAGCTTTGGTTATGATTATTTTTGGCAGCAAGCTTTAGAAAAAATGGACAGAGATGTTTTCACAGCTATTACTTCTAGTCCTCTTAATAATGAAAAAAGAATAAAAGAAGTGTGGAAACCAACTGCTTATTCAGTTTTTAGACCTATTCTTTTACAACAATTTATTGAAGATGGTATTATAGATTATACCAAACCACATCATTTACTTGGATGTGGTTTGCCGACTGAATTTATAAATTATAAAGGAGAACTTTATTCTTTTATAGAAACAATTGATACCTCACATCCAGTATTAATGGGATATAATCTTAAGAGTTATGAAAATAATGTTAATTTAGAACATAAAATTACAGAGAAGATGGTAGATATTTTTGAAAATGAAATATCAGATTCTCAATTAGAATATGTAGAAGAGAATATTAATCTTTTTAAAGAGATCCTTTTATGCAAGTAAGAATAGTTGGTATTACAGAACCTATAATAGAAGGTGTTTTATCACCAGAAGATTTTGTGGTTTATTGTGCAAGGGTATCCAACCCTTCTAATCAATTAAATACACAGACAGCACCTAAATTATTAAAATATTTAATTGAACATAAACACTGGTCTCCATATGAAATGGTTAGTGTTACAGTTGAAATTAAAACATCCAGAGCTATAGCAGCTCAAATTCTTCGTCACAGAAGTTTTTCTTTTCAAGAATTTAGTCAAAGATATAGTCCTGTTACAGATTTTGAACCTTTTGAATTGAGAATACAATCTGAAAAAAATAGACAATCCAGCACAGATACTCTTCCACTGGGCGAAGAAGATTTAAAATTAATACAAAATCATTTAATAGAATCTGCTAAATTATATGATAATCTCTTAGAAAGAGGAGCTGCGAGAGAAACCGCTAGAATGATTTTACCTCTTTGTACACAAACTACTTTATATATGAGTGGTACTTTAAGATCTTGGATACATTATTTAGATTTAAGAACTAAAGAAGATACGCAAAAAGAACATAGAGAAATAGCATTAGCTATTAGAAATATTTTTGCAGAAATCTTTCCAAATACTTCAGAAGCTTTGCAATGGAATCCGTTGCCTATAAAAGAAACCAAGTAAATAATATTTTATGAGCGAAACAACAACAACAAACCTAACAACCATCCTAGACACAGTTGGCCGCACCCTTTTGGGTGAAGTCGTTGCTGATCAGACCACTGACAGTGTTCTTGCCTTGAAGAATCCAGTTGTACTTAATGTAGTACCACAGGATCAATCCGGTAGAATGTCTGTTCAGTTGCTTCCAATCTTTTTCAGGGAGTTCCTTCCTGATAAGACGGATGATGTCACCTTCTTCTACAAGAAGGCTAACATTACAGAGACCAGTATTGAAGCTATTGATTTCCGACTTCAGGCACAATACAGCCAGATGTTTAATAAGAGTAACATCTTTGTTCCACCTTCTGAACCAGCTTCCCCTGGTGGTAAGGGCGGAGTGATTAATCTTTTTGATGAGTAAAAAAGATCTAGTTTAACACTTTAAAGCTCAATTTGTCATTGACAAGTTGAGCTTTTTTGTTATTATATATTATATGGCATACAAAAAGAAAACAGATACAGAAGAAGTAACCGGTGGCACTATTGAAGATGCCTTTAAGGTTTTAGAGGATTTAAATCCTGAAGCAGCATATCTTGATAAAAATAGTCTTTCAACTGTAAAAGATTGGATTGACACTGGAAGTTATGCTTTAAATGCAATTATTTCAGGTTCACTTTATGGTGGAATTCCTATGGGAAGATTGACTGGATTTATTGGGCCAGAATCTTGTGGTAAGACTCTTATGTGTAATAAAGTAATGGCTAATGCACAATTTATGAAAGGTATGCATGTTGCATATTTTGATACAGAAGGTGCATTGGATGAAGCAACAGCTTCACGTTTAGGATGTGATTCTTCTAAAATCAAACACGTTCCAAGCGAGATAACAGAAAATTGTCGCAATCAAATTGTTAAATTTTTAGACAATGTTATACAAAAAGGTTTACAAGGTAAGGTACTTATTGTTATTGATTCTTTAGGTAATCTTATTACAACCCAAGAAAAGAAAAAGATTGATGAAGGTTCTGACACTCCAGACATGGGAAACAGAGCCAAGGCTTTAAAGAGTATGATGAGGGCTATTACACATTCAGCTGCTAAGGCTAATTGTCCAGTAGTTTTTACTAATCATATCTATGAGGATCCTTCCCAGCTTCATCCTTCAGCTATCAAAAAACAAGCAGGAGGATCTGGACCTCTATATATGGCATCAGTTATTGTTCAAATGGCTAAGAAGGCAGAAAGGTCAAGCGATAGTAAAAATAAAGATGCTAATACAGACGTTACTCCTTTATCCAAAGATATTAATGGATTGACTCTTAGAGCTCTTACTACTAAAAATCGATTTGTTCCTCCTTATTTAGAAACAGAAATGTATTTGAATTTTAGAACGGGTCTTAACAAATATTCCGGTCTACTTGAAATGTGTGAAGGATACGGTGTCTTGGAGAAAGTGGGTCACCGACATTCTTTTAATGGAGAAATATTAGGCTTCTTCAAAGATTGGAAGGATGATGAAGAAGTTTGGAATAAAATTCTTCCATCTTTAGAAGAAAAACTTAAGACCCAACTTTGTTTTAATAATGCTTCTATAACAGAAGAAGTAGATATTGAAGACGATTTTTTATCAGAGGAAAATAATAACGAAGAAAATGAGTAATTATACATCAACAAAAGTAATAGAATTAGGATCATGTGCTTTTAGACAATACGGAGCACAACATAGTCATTGTCAATATGTACATGGATATCAACTCAAAGCCAAATTTTGGTTTGGTTGCAAAGAATTAGATTTTCGTAATTGGGCGGTAGATTTCGGGGGTCTTAAACCTCTTAAAGATATATTACAAAATCAATTTGATCATACGCTTTGTGTTGCAGCAGATGATCCTTGTCTTGATCTTTGGAAGCAACTTGAAGAAAGGGGAGCTGCAGTTTTAAGAATCATGCCAGAAGGTGTTGGTATAGAAAGAGCAGCAGAATGGTGTTTTAAAACAGCATCGGATTTTATTAAAGAGCAATACGGTGACAGATGTTGGGTAGACAAGGTTGAGGTATTTGAACACGAAAATAATTCAGCAATTTATTCTAAAGAAGATATTTCTTTAAAAATACATCCATCCGTGACCTCCCAAACATCTTCACCTATAATTAGTAATAGACCAGGAGTATAAAATTATGACATACAAACAATTAAGAGACGAATTAAATAAAATGAACCCAGATCAATTGGAAGAAGATATTAATATTCAGCATTTGAATAATATTATCCATAAACCAGCGCCGAAAGCAGCATCTGTGGGGAATAATACTACAAATGGATTTTCAAATCTTTTTGGTGGCACTAGTTGGGGTCGTTAATTTCTATTTGAGTGATTAAATCATTACCTATAGATTATGATCTTTTTGAGAAGATCATGATATACAATTCTTTGGTTGATCCAATATACTTGGAAAGTATTATTGAACATGCCAAACCGTCTTATTTTGAGAATAAGAATATAAGAACTGTATTTGAATCTTTAGCTAATTTTTATTCAACTTATAATAAAATACCAAATATTACAGAACTTAAAGTTCATTTAATAGAGCCAGAAAAAAGAGACGCATTAAAAAGTGTAGCTTTAAGCTTTACAGATATTGATAAAAATTACGATAAAGAAGTATTATTAGTTAACACAGAAAAATTTCTTAAAGAAAAGGCTGTATATAATACAGTTCTTAAAACATCCGTAGATGTACAATCTGGCACTATTAATTCTTCTCAAATTTTAGAAGATTTTGAAAAGGCATGTAGTATTTCATTGGTAGAAAGCTTTGGATTAGATTATCTAGAGCAAATTGATAAGCATTGCGAAGATCTCCAGAAGGTATTTAAAACTATTCCTTCTGGTTGGAAATGGTTAGATGATAAAATTGGTGGTGGTTTTATGGCAGAAGGTAGAGCACTTTATGTATTTTATGGAGTCACCAATGTCGGTAAATCTATTTTCTTAGGTAATATTGCTACAAACATTCTTAGTCAAAATAAAACCGTTGTCCTTATTACTTTGGAAATGGCAGAGCAGGTTTATGCTAAACGCATTAGTTCCTCATTGTCTCGCATTGCTATGAATGATTTGCCTATGCAAATTGATCCTCTTAAAGACTCACTTAATGCTTATAAATTAAGACATCAAGATGCTAAGCTTATTATTAAAGAATTTCCTCCCAAAGCCATTACTCCTATTCAAATCAAAGCATTCTTAGAGAGATTGGTTAAGAAAGGTATTAAACCAGATGCTATCGTATTAGATTATTTAAATCTAGTGGCGCCACCAGAAAGAGGAACTAATTCTTACGAGGCAATCAAACATATTACAGAACAGATTAGAGCATTGTCTTATTATTTTTCCTGTCCGGTTATTTCTGCAACACAGGCTAATAGGTCGGCATATGATCAAAATAATCCAGGATTGGAAACAGTATCTGAATCTATGGGTCTTGCTCATACTGCAGATGCTCAATTCTCTATTTGGACGGAAGAAGAAGATTTTGAATTAGGTATTATTCATTTGGGTATTACAAAAAACCGCTTCGGGCCTAGAGAATGTCATACGGTTTTAGAAATTGACTATCCTACACTTACTCTTAGAGACCCAGACAGCGTAGCACAATCATTTAATTCTCAAAGGAGAAATATACCAGGATCTATTAGTGGTGGTATTCAAAGTATAGCAGACACACTTAATCTTATAGAGAATTTAGATGATGAGGGGTGAAAGTTTGTGACATACTATTAAATAATGAATATGTCAAAATGCTATCATGTTTTTACGCACAATGATTTAGATGGAGCAGTAAGCCTTTTAGCATTAATGTGGTCAAGACCAGATGCTACGTTTCATTATTTTCCTTTAAATAATTTAGAGATAATAGATAAAATCAAGGAACATTATTCTAATACTCATAATAATCCTACCACTTTTGTTTTAGATTTAGCTTTAAGAGATGAATTTATACCTCTTTTAGATAAAGAAAATGTAACCTTTATAGATCATCATAAATCTTCAGAAAGGTTTGCTAATAAATTTAAAAAAGCCAAAGTTTTATATAAAGAATATTCTTCTAATGCTCTTTTAACTAGAAAATTGTTTGCACAATCTTCACCAGAATTGAATGATATGCAAAAAATGCTAATATTATTAGCTGATGATTTTGATTCTTATAATCTTAAATTCCCATCTTCTTACGATTTAAATATTCTTTTTTGGTCTCAATATAGAAATAAATTTTCAGAATTTATTAAAGACTACATGAATGGTTACAAACCATTTACCCCAGAACAAAAAAGAGCTATTAATTTTATTAAAAAGGAAGCGATTGATGAAGCCAATAAAGTGCCTATTTTTTCCGGTGAATTAAATATTGTAAATAAAAAGAAAAAAATATGCGCAGGGTTGGTGGATAGAATAGTACCTCAAGTAATGGATATTCTTATTCAAAAACATAAACCAGATATATTTTTCTTTATTAATACAAAAACAGAAAAAGTTTCTATAAGACAATGTACTAAAGAAGATCCTGTAGATGTAGGGGCTTTTGCAGAAAAAATTTGTGAAGGAGGTGGTCATGAATTCGCAGCTGGTGGTAAAATAACTCCTCTCTTTATGGAAATTACAAAAAATTTAAAACCTTTATGATTATTACTTCTTCGCAACAGATAGAAGAAAGTTCAAACCCTTCAGACGTATTTGATCTTTCAGAATTTGAAGATATTACTATGAAATTTGCTTCTTTTGTCTGTATAGCTAAAGGCAAAAAATTTAATTATTTGAATTTCCTTAAATTTTTAATAGAAGATAAAAGAACACAAAAGTTATATTTTGAAATATTAGGAGACTATAGTTTACAAAATATTATGCGTGCCTATTTAGGAAGTACTCCTAATATATATAAAAAGATTTTCCGATCCAAACACAACAAAAAAAAGAAACCCATTGAATCAACTGAATAAAACAGAGCAAGCCATTTACAATTGTTATTTAAAACATTCTCGTAATGGTTTACCTTACCAACCAAGAAAAGATTTTTCAGATATATCCTCAGAGAACGTAGTTCTTATAAAGAGGATGTATAATTTTTTTAGAAAATTTTCTCACATCAAATGGGATGATTTTTTTGGTGCACCTCGCGGTCTTCACCCGGATGAAAAATGTCCGCCACTTAAATTCTTTACTACTAGAGCGGCTATTAGAGCTTACAGTCTTTATCAACAACAGCTGGAAGATCAATCACCAGAAAAACAATTTGATAAAATTAAAGAAAGTCTTAGATTTATTGCTATGTTCTGTATTAAGAACAGGATACATCTTGATCAATATTTAAGTTTTAAAATAGGAAGAATGCCTATATGGACACAACATTATAGAGAGCATTTAATTAATCCATATAGTATAATGGAATTAAATGGTTCAACTAATATTTTAAATATGTCAGAAGATGAACAAGCTATTTGGGCACCCAATTTATCTAATACTATAAATGCTATTCGTACTAGATATCACAATTCACCTAAAGCAAAATCTTTAATAAGAGAAGCTACAAAAAAAATTAAAATTTTTATTATAGAAGAGTTGAAAAATATTAAGACTCCATATAATATTAAACAAACAACCGAAAACCAAACCAAACAAACATATGAAATACAACACTAACCTATTCGAGTCTATTAAAGAGGCTCTCAACAAGAAGTCATCCAATACCGAAAGCGGATTCAGAGACTTTATGAAGCTGGAGATTGGTAATACCTATTTGGTACGCCTTATTCCTAATATTGAAGCTCCAGAGCGCACCCTTTATCATTACTATCATCATCTTTGGAAGAGTGTAGTAACTAATCAGCTTGTCTCTTGTACTTGTCCTACAACCTATGGAGAGCGTTGTCCTATTGATGAATATCGTTCTAAGGTTTATCGCACCAATAACGAGGCAGAGATCAAGCGTATTTCTCCTATTAAGCGCAATGAGAATTGGCTCGCCAATGTCTATGTAATTAAGGATCCAACCAATCCAGAGAATCAGGGTCAGGTTAAGATTCTCCGTTACGGTAAGCAGCTTGCTAAGATTATTACTGATGCCATCAGCGGTGATGATTCGGATGACCTCGGGGCAAAGATTTTCGATCTATCCGAAAAAGGATGCAATCTTCGCATCAAGGTGGAAGAAAATGAGGGTGGTTATCCTACCTATGTTAGTTCCAAATTTGTTGCTCCTTCTCCTCTTGAGGGAGCGCAGGATATTGAAGAGATTTATAAGGCCTTTAAGCCTCTTGACAATATCTTTGAGCATAAGACACCAGAAGATATTACTAAGCTTCTTAATGTCCATTTTCACGGAAATGAAGAAGTCTCTGCTCCTAAGGTAGATATTCAGGAAGAGGAAGAGGAAACCTATATAGCTCCAGTATCAACAAACACCGTTGCTTCTTCTACAGTTGTAGAGGATAATAACGAAGTCCTATCAGATCAAAATGATCGTATCCAAGATATTCTCAAAGATCTGTAATTCAATTAAACAACAAACAAACAAATATATGCCAAGAATAAAGACAAACGACGACATTCCAGATATTCAAAATACGCTGGATGGTTTCCCTAAGAAGTATATTCCTAAAGTTGGTTCTAGGAATATTGTAGTTCCTATGGAGATTATTAGACAAGATGGAACCATTAACCCCACCAAGGCAATCATCAGTATGTACACTGACCTTACACCTGAGGTCAAAGGTACAAACATGAGTCGCTATCGTATCCTGGTTGAAGAGGTTCTTGCTAATAAGACCCATCGCATTGATCAGGTTATGGATCTTCTCCTTGATGAATGTAAGAATCGTCTGAAGTCTCAGAATGCTTACATCAAGATCAAGTTTGATTATTTCATGATTAAGGAAGCTCCGGTTTCTAAAGTTAAGTCTCACATGGATTATCAGGGATCCTTTGAAGGACGTCTTATTAACGGTGAGAAGAAGTTTTATCTTCACGCCAATGTTCTTTATGCTTCCCTCTGCCCTTGCTCTAAAGAGATCAGTGATTATGGAGCCCATAATCAGCAGTCTTATGCGGATGTTACCGTTGAGATCAATCATCCAGGCACAGAAGGCAAGGATGTTTATTGGTTCGAAGAGCTTGTTGGTGCAGTTGAGAGAAGCAGCTCTGCACCCATTGTCAATGCTCTTAAGAGGGTTGACGAAGCATATCAGACGGAACTTATGTATGAGAATCCAGTCTTTGTTGAAGATATGGTGCGTAAGGTTGCAGTTGAGTTAGACAAGGATCTTGATGGTCGCATTAAGGATTATCTTGTAATTGTCAATCACTACGAGTCCATTCACTCTTCGATTGCAGTTTCGGTTACACATGCCGGTAGAGACTTAAAGTAATATGAATCCACAGCAACAAGTCTTTGAAGCGGCAATGTTAGCAAGAATGGTTGGTACACATCTTAATGGTGTGGATAATATGACTGTTGAGAGAAGTAATAATCAGGCTAATAAAATTGATATGCAAAGGTTTGTTGCACCTTTAATGGGTGGACAGGTGACCCAAAATTCACCTGTTCCTGTGGATTTAAGAATGGAAAAAGCAGTTAGAGACGCAGAGCTTCTGGCACTTCAACAGGTGCCAGATACCTCTGCTGGCTCTCCTGTAAGCTCTCCAATTTTTAATAATCCTATTATTCCGCAATCAATTGTACAAATTCCAGGAAGTTCACAAGTAGAAAATAATAATGTCTCTGTTTCAAAAGAAGATATTCAAGCCATTAGATCCCAATTAGAAAGAACTAATGCTACTTTGACTAAGATGTCGGGTATGCTTGGTAAAGTATTTGCTTCCTTTACAGAAAAGAATAAAAACAATCAACTAGACTAATTAAGTGTCAGAAATACACATTCCACTTCCTAAGAGCTTCTTAGAGAAGATTCTTAAACCAGTCAATAGACTCACAGAAAGCTGTGTCCTTAAAGCTGATAAGGATAGTTTATATTCTATATGTTCTTCTTCGGATAAGACGGTTATTCTTTACGCAAAAGCTAAATTACCTTTTGTATTAAATGACTCGATAAGATTAAATTTAATCAGTATTAAAAAGTTAATATCAGGTTTAGAGTGTCTCGGAGATGACGGGGAATTTTCCATTGAATATAATATTAATAATATTAAATGTGAAGTTAAGACATCAGATGGAGAAAAAACATTTTTTAAATATCATTTAGTAGACGATAGTGTTATTAGAGAAACAGCCGTTAATTTAGAAAAAATGTCTCAATTAAAATTTGATACAGAATTTATTCTTACTACTAGTAAAATTCGTCAAATAATGGCAGGATATGCTTTTGCTTCAGATCTTACTAAGATATATTTTTATTCTAAAGAAAACAAGGTTTACGCTGAAATTAATGACCGTACATTACAAAATGTTGACAACATGACTTTAATTGTGGCTGACAATGTAGAAGGATCGGCAATTGTGGATGCTCTTCCTGTTAATACAGAAGTTTTTAAAAATCTTGCTTCTTGCAAAACTGATATTAAAGTAAAAATTAATAATCAGTATAAAGTTTTCATCTTTCAAAATAAGGAAGATGATGATGTAGAATTGAAATATATCGTTTCAGCTCTAGTAAAATAAACCAAACACATTAATTAAATAAAATATATGGCAAAGAATAAAATAACAACATGCAGTTACTTCATTAAGAGACTGAGAGACAGTGGATATGTAGCCGATAAGCTTTTTAGCGATTTTGGTTATCAGGACCCTCGCTCTTGGACTGTTATTGTAGATCCCCAGGTAGCATCTATATTCATTACGTGTTATAACAATCATAATGATATTGGCGAAGAGTATTTTGAAATGCATGATGGAGGACAATATATTCCAGAAAATTTCAAGATTAAGACCAGTTCCATTGAGGTTATTGTAGAGTACTTGAACAAGTTTGGTATTACTAATAAGTCCTCGACTTATGCAGGAGCCTAATAAAAAGGGCAAGAAAAATAAAAAGAAGGAACTGTCTTTAGAGGCAGTTCCTTCTCTTTCTTCAGTTAAGGTTCAGACAAAAGAACCTATGTCTTTAGAAGACATAAAAATTAATTTATTCAATTCTATTAATAATGCAGAATTAGAAAAGGGTTTGGATAAATGGTCTAAACAAAAAGATTTTGATGATAAAATAGCTGTTAGGGATTTATCTATTTTAAAAAATACTGCAACAGAATATTTGGATACCTTTATGATATTTGGATATAATACAGAAGGTGAAAGAATTGTAATTCAGTATTATAAATCCCCTAGAGATAGGGATGCCATTATGGAATTTCTTAAAACTATCTTTATTCAGCAACAGCAAAATAACCTTTTAGACTAATTAAATATATGTCAATTTATACGTCCTGGCCTTCTTTAACAGCTGATAAACTTTATTATGATGGTAAGCAATTTATTGCGGATTTAGCTGCAGCTTCTTTAGATCCGACATTTGAAGGAAAGATTAAAGGAGATGGATCACTTTCACAAAAATCTTTAGATCAATTAAAATTTGATCCAGCAGTATTTAATAATATTACAGATGGTAGATTTTCTTTAGGTTCTGTTTTATCGGCTATTTATACAGAATTTATTCCTAGATTACAAGCAAGAAGAGAAATTGCAGATGCAGGGGGTTGTCAAATAATAAATGATTATATTTGTGATGCTGAGGGTGTGCCTATTATAAAGGCTACAACAAATTGTGCTAATGTTACAAATACAGCAAGGATAGAATCAGGCGAGGTTGTTGATAGAATATATAAACTATATCAATCTTCTTTACAGACACATGCAAATGATTTTTTAAATTTTTTAAAAATAAAATATTCTGGATGGACTGTTCAGTTATTAGTGCTGCCGCAGAGTTATATGTTTATTGTTAATTTAACAAAGACAAATGAAAATGATGTCAGTATAAAATATTATTATGATCAAGCAGATTATATTTCATCACAACTAGGCGTATCATTAACACCTTTTACCATGCCCGGAGATACTACAGCCGGTGTTTCATTGACTTCAATTTCAATGAATATGATAACAGCAATGACATCGCCAATTTTAAATTATGCCAATCCGGGTGAATTAGTTTCTCCCCCTACTTCAGTAACTTTGGATCCTAAATCAATAGATTATTTGTCATCGTCTTTAATAGAGCCTTTATCAAATTATTCCTTTTTGTCTAAATATTTGCCAGTTGAAAATAATACTAGTGAAACAACTAATGTTATTTTACCTAGCACAAAAGTACTTTAACTTTCAATCGGAGTACAATCTACACCAGATAATGTTTGAGCCGGTGTAAAGTAACCAGTGTTTGGATCAATACTGCCACCTGATGGTAAATTATTGAGGGTCCACGTTGAAATTGGGAATGGATAAATAGAACCATCTGAATTTCTCTTGGTTGTTGTTTGTACTGTATTAGTTCCGTTATAGGCATCCTCAGAATTGATTCCATATCTTTGATTACGAATCTTAGCAAAGAGTCCACCTCCACCACAACCACCAGACCAAGCCTTGGGTCCGGGTCTAGGATATTGTGTAGCAGTAGGTGCAGGAGTAGGTGCAGGGTTACCAGCTACTCTATGATTACCAACACCTAAATGTTCAGTGTGCATAATTCCAGCCGGTGCATCATATTCATGATCATGATCATGACCTGCAAGAGTGTGATTATGTCTCCAATTCCAAACACCGCCCACAGGAGGTACACAAAAAACTGGACCAACTGGACAAATTCCTATAGCAAAACCAGTAGGTAATATTTCTACCACCGTGTCCATCATTATTATATTAAACATTTCCATAGCCAAACTAAGCAACCCTGCTTCAGTTTCCAATAACAAACCTACACCATACTTTAATACAAGATCTTTAGCAAAATTTGACATATTCAAAGCTGCTCCAAAAAATTGCCAATTTGCACCTTCGGATGCCCATTTAGATGTTGATGCTAAATCTGTAGGCACAGCCATGGTAGGATATGTAAAATGTGTACAGGTCAAACCTCCGTCAATAGTCACATGACCATTGAAACTAGCATCACCATTAACATTAAAGGCTCCTCGAGCATAGGTATATTTTGAATCAATACAAACACCAGAATCTCCAGAACCATCATCCGCTGATATATAAACCATTTTTCCTCCAATAGTAGTAAGATTGCCACTAGTAAGAGATACTTCTCCTTGAGAACCATTAATATGGACTGAACCAGCTCTTATGGTTACTTCTCCGGTAGAAAGAATATCCGCTCCAGCGTTTCCAGCAGTGAGAGAAAATTTATTTTCTACGTTAAAAGTTAAATTACCAAAAGGGAGATGTGGAGGTGGTTGATAAACTACTTGCTTAGGATTGCCTTCTGTAGTCACATATAGTTTATTTCTTAAGACATCTGATACTCTTAAATTAGTAGGTATAGAATGATGGCTATCCATGGTTATATATGGACTATGTTTTGGAACTGTAGGATTACCATAAACACCCATATACCCATGAACATGAGGTTCTACCTTGACAGAAGTATCTCCTAATAATTGTTCTATACGTTTTAAATCATCACTTCTTTGTGCTAATTCTGTACTAGCAGCAGATGCACCAGCTTGTAATTTAGCAGACATACCGTCTTTTTGTCCGTTAACACATCCAGGTCCGCAAGAATTATTTTTTGCTAAAGAGTTATTACTTTTAACACCCAATAATGCACAATATACATTTTGTATTAACCATTGTATGGTTTTAAACGGCAAAGCATAAAAAGGAATATTACCGATTAAATCTTTTACTCTTCTTAAAATAACAGTCCAAGGATCACTTTTATCATCCACTAAATGTTGCTGAGCACAATTAGGACATTGTGTTTTCTCAGCTGGAGTGGATTTAATAGCTTTTTTAGAAGCTTCAGACACGGCGTCCATATGATCTTTATATTGTTGCATTAGAGCTTTTTGCTCGTCTGTGTTATCACCGTGATTGTTGACAGAGGTGCCTTTAATAAAAATAGCAGCACCATCAGTTATTACTTCTTGTTTTTTATGACCGGATATATGTATTTCATCTCCAGCATCTAAACTAACATTACCCAAAGCTCTACCTATAATATTACCAGCTTGCTGTCTTATAAAAGAACCCCAAGAATTTTGCCAAATAGTAAATGATTTATCTTTTGGTGTTTGAGATCCGTTTGGATCTTTTTGTTTACTATCCACAAATTGTATACCACTATAACGAGCATTAATGCTATGCGTAATGGTTTCTTGATTTTCTGTTGTTTCTATGGATTTGGGCATATTATTAAGTATTTAACGCAGCGATATCACTACTATTGACTGCTTGAGCGAAATAAACTGGTCTTTGAACATCTCCTCCTAAAAAGAACGCCCAAACTTTAGAACCAGCATTAGGTGTGGAAAAGGTTCCTACAGGGGATCCTGGCAATCCTATATTAGATGCTTTGGCTAATGCTCTTGATCTATCAGGAATCATAACCATTTTTGCATTTTTTGATTCCGTTGAAGGGGCAAATCCACTTCCAGAAGCACTTGCTATAGCAGCAGTACCTTGATTCAACCAATAAGAGGCACTCTCGCCAGCGACTATTTTACCAGGCAAATCAGCTATAGCAGCTTGTAAACTAGCATTATCAGATAATTTTGCGGTGTCAACATTTCCCACTACTTGGAAATCTGATGGTCCTGTTGGAGCATTGTTGTAAAGTGAAGGATCTTGCCAAACATCTACAGTACCTTTTATATCACTTCGTGGTCTGTCAACAACTACCATTTTTTCACCAGTGCTAGCATTTAATAAAACCGTACCCAAAGGATATTCATTAGACGCGGCAGCTCCCGGACCTAAAATTATTTTTTGTTCTCCTATAGCGCCTATACCTTTATTTGTATTTGTATCATCACTTCCAGATGTATCAGGACCACCTACAGATGGACCAAAGCTATATTTTGTAGCGGTTAATGTTCTGGATGAGCCAGAAACTGGTGAAGCAGTTGCTGGTTTGGTTCCGTCCAAATTCATATTATTACTGCTATTGGGATATTGTTTTGTGACATCAGCATTATTATACGGAGACACAGTAGATCCACTATTAATAGCTGTTTGGGAAGTAGATGAATTCCAAAGACCACTAGAACCTCCAAATATAGGTGCGGCACATTCAGCCCAAGGTAGAACAGTTTTTAAATGGTCTATAAAAGTAGGATCTTTGCTGTATAAATCTTTAGGATCTTTAAATTTTAAATCTGTTGATTTTTCATTTAAAAGAGATAACATAGCATTGGATAAATGAGGGAAAAATATTTGACACCCATTTTTACCATTAGGATCTTGAGTATCACTTATAACAAGTCCTAAATGTATTCCGTATACTTTTTCCATGATAGATTATTGTGCTGTAGCAGCTGTATTACCGGTAACTGGAGTAGGAGTCACTGGTGCAACTGTTTGTGGAGCGTTGGGATTAAAAAGATTTACAACATTAGTTTTCAATTCATTGGCAGCTGCACCTGCTGCTCCGGGTATATCATTTAAATTGTTTGTAAATTTACTCAGATCTGTACCCACTGCATTAAAGTATTGATTATTGTTTATATCTAAAATACCTAATGGGTTATCCGGATCAAGATAAGTTGGATTAGGCGTAACATTGCCATAAGCCATATTACCAAAATTACCAATACCAGTATTACCTGTTCTATACCATTGACTACTATTTCCAGCTACTCCTGCACTTAATAACACAGAACCTAACGGGCCTAATTGACTCTCTAAACCATAATGTAAAAGGATGGCATTGGCTATTTGAAAAGCTCTTCCTTGTAAACCTTTAGAAAACCCAAAGTGAGAAATTAAAGACCCCATGAAAGCTTGAGGATCTGATTCTAATTGATTTAAAGCCGCAAATACATCACTAACTCCTGGAATTAAATTTAAAATAGAAATAGGATTATATGCGAAACTTAAACCTTTAGCAGCATAATTGATTACAGTTTGTACAGAATTTATAGCATTAAACAAACCATCACCACCAGCAAACAATTGTGCAAAGAAAGCAACGTCATCTAATATAGCCTGTGTAGCACCTAAAATGGCACAAATTAAATCTAAAGGAATATTTTTATTAATCCATTCATAAACCCATTGATTTAATGCAGTCAAAAGACCATTAATCACTATAGCAATTCTTTGCAAATATAATAAAACTCCATGATATATATCATAAAGAGATTGTATAAAACTACTAATAGCGCCTTGTACTTTGTGAAGAAATGTCTGTAAACTTCCAAAGGAAGAAGGAGGCATAGTAAGATAGGATCTAGTACGAATAATATTACAGAAATTTTCTATACCATCTACCATGCCAGGGTGTATATCATTTAAAAGTTGTCCTAATAAACTATCATTTTGTAAATTAGGACCTGTAATAGGATTAGATGCCATACCGTTCATTGATAAAGCATGTATACCCAATAAACCACCAGTAACCAATTCTCCTCGTTGACCAGCTGGAGTAACTTTTTGTAATTCTTCTAAAAAATGATTTTCAAACATCCTCTTTACAAAAGACTTGTATCGAGTATTATCTATTATATAAGGATCTGTAGCATCGATTGCCCAAATATGACCCAAAGCTTTTTGCCCATTTACTAAAATATCCAACTCTGCAGCATATTGATTACTGTCTCCATGTATTTTAAAAGCATCTATAGTAATCTTTCTAAAAGCAGTTATCTTTGAGGGGTCTATTAATAGACCTGAAGCAATTTCTAAATTATGCAATATTCCCTTAGTTGCATCTATATTAGAAGTAAATGTTATATTACCCCTTTGCCCAGTAGATTGAATAACTTGACTTAAAGGAGTTTTAGACGTAAAAGTTGTGACTTGATTAGCCGCCATAAATATAATATTATATAAAAACTTATGGCAAACAGCGTATTTTACCCTCCCATTGGTTTGTCTGGTCATGCAAGAGCAGGTAAAGATTCTTTATGTGAAGCTCTTATAAAGGCTTTTAAACAAAAACATAATATAGAAGCAAAAAGATTTTCTATTGCAGGTGATTGTATACGAAAAGATCTACAGCCTTTAATTCTTTCTAAAACTGGTTTATGTGTTCATACACACAACGACAAAGAGAAAAAAATGCTTAGACCTTTGTTTGTAGAATATGGAAGACTGATGAGAAACACTACAAAAGGACGCTATTTTATAGAAAAATTAAACGCTAATAAAGGATTTATGAAGAATAATATATCTATTATTACAGATATAAGATATATTGAATATCCTAAAGATGAAGTTTGGTGGCTTAAAGATGAAGTAAAGGGAACTTTATTTTATATTGAAAGAGAAGGATTAAAACCAGCTAATGATTTTGAATTAAATAATAATAAAATTATTAAAGGATTGGCAGATAAAATAATTCATACATCAGACTATGAAAATTTAAAAGATTATAAAAAAGAAATTCAAAAAATTGCTTATGAAATATCAGATTTTTATGTTACCACTTACCTATAGGACACTTTTCAGCTTTTAAATAAGTCTTGACAGCCATTTTACATCCACATTTAGAACATCGTTGAGATATTTTATCAAAAAATTCACAACCATTACAGATTGATAATCTATTTTGAGCTAATGAATCTGGTACATTTAATGGATTACCAGCTGCGACGCTTTGAACGTTTCTTACAATACTCTGACCTAAATTTTTAGCCATTTGTACTTTACTAGGAAAAGTAGAAGTTCTGGCGAAATTATTTAAATGTTCCTGGAGATGATTTTTGTTGAGCATACTAAAATTTTAAACCAAAAGAATTAAAAATTTGAGAAAAGGCATCTATTTTATTACAAACTACATCCGTATGATAAGAGACTTGGGTAAATCTATGAGTTACTTTATGAATAAGCCATTGTCCACAAAATCTATCATCGAAGGGATTATTATCACTAGAGGTAGTTCTATCAACGAAGACAAATTTTCCAGGCGATCTAAAAGTTAATCCAGGAGCTCTAAAATGTAGAGCCTGATTTAAGAAAATACTATCACTAGTCATTTGTAAACCAGTTTTCATTTTTGGAAAAAATGTCTGTGGTTCAAAATACGGTGTTGTCATCAAACCTTTTTGTTTGGTTTGATTTAAATTTAAAAGAATTTGCCCACTACCTGGCTGTTGATATCCATATAATCCAGATTTAGCTAAATTATTTAAATTCTGAAATACTCCTTCTGCCGTATTTCCGTTATTATTAGGCAAATTCATACTATCACTTTTTCCGGAAAATATAATGTTAAATTCAGAATTGGCAAAATTATAATTGTATATAGGTGTATTCTTAATTCTAGCATCATCTTCTGGGGACATTTGTGCAAAGAAATATTTTCTGATACGAGAAGCAATACCAGATTGAAAATTTTTAATATCAGTTCCTACATCATTAGGTGCCCTAGCAATATATGGAGGCGTTGTAGAGCCGTCCATACCGTCTTCCAATATTAATTTTTCAATTTGATTTTCACTAGCTTTTTGAAAATATTTGCCTAAAGAAATTAATTTCCAAGTTTTATCACCAGACCATCTACCAAAGCTTAAAAACACAGGACTACCATCTTGTCCTACAGCGTTATTCATCATATATGCTATATCATCATTAGCACAATGATGAGCAGGTGAAGTATAAAAAACATTACAACCTCCATCATCAATTTGAGGAGAAGAGGGTCCTGTATCCCAATTATTATTATCTATATTTGCAAATTTTACATTAGGTTTATCTATAGAACCATCATAATCATATCCCACCATCAAATCTGGTATCAAGGGATTAGAACTATTAGAGCCAGCCGCATGTAATATAGATTGAATAGCCATATTAGCTGGCATTGTTCTTTGAATATCTGTAGTCCCTATCTGACCTTGGTTTGGTCCGTATTTTGAAGTAGACCATTCTAAATTTCTTTCATTTAAAATTTGATTTCGTTCATCGTGAAAATATAATTTGCGTAATTTTTTTTGATGATTATTCTTTGTAGGCAAATCTTCAATATCATATATAGCACCATCTAAACTTATTTCCCATAAGGCAGGTGTTAAATCATCTCCTATATCTGGTACACCTGTGTTAAAAGGATCTCCTTTTATAGGGTATATTTTAATACCTAATTTATTGCGTCCATCAGTCCTAAAAACATACGGAGCTTTTACTGTACCTCCATTATTTGTTTTATTTTTTGAATTCGTAGACAAAGCACCTCTCTCAAACACCTCAAAGTCATTTATTAAAGTAATAGAACCTCTACTAGGCCAATCTACTAAAGATTCTTCTATGATTAATTCTTGTATATAACTAAAATGAATTAAAAAAGGTTTGTATTCTTCCAAATCATTATGAAGCCAAATTTGTACATGATAAAATTGACCATTTATTTGATGAACAAAATCTGGATTTTCTACAGCCATAATTAACAAGAAGACACATTAACATCTTTCAAGAGATTAACTTGTAATTGATTATATACAAAAGTAGCATTACAGGTAATTTCTGAAGGCTCTTGATAGGAATAATTTATTTCGCTCAATCCCGTAATAAAGGCATTAGTATAATCAAAAGAAATAATCTTTTTATCAAATTCATCCAAAGCATAAAGGCTAAAATTGGAAGTATATTTGCTTAAAGGATTTGTTAAAAAAATATTTTTATCGCGATGATTTAAATTTGCATTTAAATCGGATGTGCCTTCTCTAGAATCATTAAAAAGATTTAACCAATTCCAAAGAGTCCAATAATTTTGATATCCATTGTCAATCAAAAATTTGATATCCAAAGATGGGAATGAGGGTCTAGATCCACTAGATACTTTTATAAATTGTCCACCAAAAGGTATTTCTATTTCTGGTATAGTAATTTTAGGTACAGGAGATCCATAAACTGTAAATTGAATTTGATCTGGATTATAACCGCTCTGTAATGTACTGTCTTGTTTACCTTTTAATGCTGGTGGTAAATCCAAAATTAGTAAAAATTTATCAGAACGAGATCTATTTAAAATGGGCTGTAACATAAATTAAAATAATATAATAGGTCTATATTCCTCTATAGAAGACTTATCTTTAGTATTATCTATTGTTAAAGAATTTTTAAGTAAGTCTTTTTCTGTTCCGGCTTGAGTATGTAACCACACCCACAAATTTCTTGCTTCGTCTTCCAGTGCTGGATTATTTTGTTGTTTAAAAGTCATAAAGGTAGGTAGATTTGTTGAATACTTATTCTTTTCTAAAGTATAAGATCCACCTATTAAAAGAGGACTTTTTTTAATATAATCACTATTGTCTACCAGGGCTTGTATTTTTTGTGGCCTTCCTTGATCATCTAATTCTGATAATACAAAATATCTAGATACTAAAGAAGGGTCTAATATAAAAAGGGCCCAAATTAAACCAAATATTCTGTCATCCAAATCTTTATCACTTCTTTTACTATAGGTGAAATTAGGTAATCTAATAAAATTATAAAGTTCTAAAATAGTATCTAAATCATTCAATTTAACAACTTTTAAACTATCTACCCAATATCTAAAATTTGTTATACCTTTATATCTTGTATTGGTATGATTATGTATACCCAATCTTTTAGAAGTATCATAATGTTTACTATTACCTTCAAATTGGTAGGATACTACGTTTTCGTATTGATGAGTTTGACAAAGAACATCTAATACTTGCTGACCATTATTGTTGTTCTCTATAAGAATAGGCGGACGTCCCCAATCATTGAGAATACTCATTAATTTAGTTCCAAAAAGAAAAGGAGACATAGTACTAGTTGCATAAACCGCTACCTGGTTTATATTTTGTAAATCTGTTACATCTAAAATTTGTGCAACAGTATTAGATCTTCCTATACCTTCTCCTACGTCTACACCTATAATATAAAGATTGCCTGGTTTAGGCAAATCATATATTTTATATGCACCTTCATCATTGACTAAAACAGGTTCTTTAGCCTGAGCTTTTAATTCGTCTAAATAAGAAGTATCTACTACACTCTTACCAGGCAAAATAAACATATTGCAATATTCTTGCAAGAAATCTTCCTCGGATCCCATCATGGCTATTTCTCTGCGTTTCCATTCCTCGTCTCTTCCAGGAACATCTGTCCACTCTACTCTTTCTAAATGCCATTCACTATCCTTCTTTTCTGCATCAGTTACAAGCTCATAAAATTTATTATCAGTTCCATTAGGTGTACTAATAACCACAATTTGAGATTTCTTCATGGAAGAAATAATAGGAATAGCGGATCTCCAAAGTTCTTTCATCAATTCTGATGGGCAGTGAGCCATTTCATCTATAATCAAAAGATTACTAGTAGTACCACGAGGACCGGAAGATGATGTTGTACTAACGGTTATAGCAGAATCATTACCAAGAACAAATCCATCTTTTCTCCAAGACTTAACGTTTGGTTTAAGATAAATTGGTAATTGTTCATAAGCCATTTTAATTCTAGCGAAAATTTCTTTAGCTGTAGATTCTTTGTTAGCTACAATTGTAACTCTTTTATCTTTTTGAAAGCATACTAACCATAAAGCATATATGGTAATAGTGGTTGTTTTACCGCTTTGACGACTAGATAATACTACATTAAATCTATTTGCTTTAAAGGCTTTTAATAATTTTTTTTGATATTTATACAATTCTATACGGCGTTTGCCTTCTTCCGTTGTAATAAAAAAGTGAGCTTCGGCAAAATGTAAAATACTTTTTGTACAGAGTTTTAACTCTGCTATCATTTCTTCTGTCCATTTAAACGTAGCATTTTGACGAAGAATATTTTCATTACCCTGAAAATATTTGCCGTCTACTAATATATCATCATTTTCTATTTCATCTAAAGAAAGATTTTCTAAATTGTCATCATCATCTTCTTCGTCTTTTGATCTTCTAGCCATTTATTATAAATATTTAGAGGTGAAACCTAAAAAGAAAGGATATAACTCCGCCAAATACCTCAAGGTTTTAGAACAAACACCGGAAGAATATTCTTTTTTATCCGTTGATAGTAAAGTATTTAATCTTAAAAACAAATATCCCATTTTTCTTTTAAACCACAGCAATAAAGAAGGTACTTGGAATAAATTTCAAGATAAATTAGCAGAATTAGATCAATCTGTTCTAGAGGATATAAAAGAAGAAGAAGTTATAAAATTCTTAGACGAAAATTTAGATGTATATTTTGAGTTAGAATTATTTGATGATTTGTTTCCAGATCCTTATTATTTCAAAATAAAAAATCAAATTTATTGTTATTCTATATTAGAAATGAGTGGAAATTATAGTACTGTAAGATTCTTTTTTGATATAAAAAAATTTATTGAATGAGTTGTTTATTTAATACTGATAATACAGTGCTTACATATTCAGTTTTTAATAAATTTAATTTAGTGCCAGGTTCTGGCATTTTTGTTGGATTTTGTATTTGATTATAAGCACAAACTAACCACCACAAATCTATAGTATTATAAAATTTATAGGATATAGAAATCCATGTGTCTGGTTCTGTAACAACATAAGAAGTCTGTATTTTTTCGTTATTAGAAGGAGATATGTTGATAGAAGCCAACAAATTATAAAAATTTTTATTAGTAGAAATATCTGTATAGATATTGAAAAAATTTTCATAACTATATAAAGAAATTTTTGGTAAATTGGAAAAAGAATTTCTATTCATATTATTTTACAGGTCCTATTGTCTCGGTAGGTATAATTGCAGGATTAACAAATGCTCCTCTAAGTGGACTTTGTGTTAAAACATCTAAAACTCCTCCTGTAGGTGGTACGGATATGACTTCTACTTTTTTCCCGCCCATTACTCCATACATAATATTAGAGCTTTGAGGTATTAATTCTTTGAGAGTGATTGTTACTCTATAAGCTTCTGGTATTAAAGTAGCTCCAGCATTACTACTCACTCCACCTAATTCTTTTAAAGATCTGGTTGTCCCTATAGAATCTATAGATAAATTACTAATATAAGCAGCTGGCATATAAACACCACCATCAGCTAATCCGTCGACTGTGTAAATTTTTGGTGGTATATAAGATAAGAAACTTGTTCTGGTTTTTAAATTTTGAAACTGCAATAAACTAACAAAGCTATAGTTATCCATCATTTCTGATATACTAGTCGTATTATAAAGCGGAAATGAAATTGTAATCTCGTTAGGGTTAGTATTATTAAAAGCTTGCACAGGTTCTGCTCCATAACCAGGTGCAATAAAACCAGCAACCGTTTCCGCTGCACCTGCTAACAATTTATATGCTTCTCCCCCTCCAACTGCTTTGAAAGCATCTTGTGCCATGTTACCTATATCTTGAGTTGAATCTTTCCAACTGTTGGAAATAGAACCTCTTAATGTTGTTCCTGGTTTAACTAGATAAGGTAAATTATAATGAAACCCGGTTAAATCAGCTTGATATAAAACTTGATAAGGATCTAATGAACCAGCAGCAGCTTGAGAAACGCCTTCTAATAAACGAGCTATATTTGCAGAATATGATCCGTAATCTAAAGAATATTCTGTTAAAAATAAACTTGGCACTTCTGCAACACTTCCAGAATTTTTCCAACGAAATTTATTTAAAACGTCTAATACAGTACCAAGAGAATTAGGTTCTGCTTTTGGATATGAAACCGTTACTCCTTTGGTAGTAGTAGTAACTGTATTAATATAGAAAAAATTAAAAGCCATATATTATTTGAGATTTTTATAAGCAAATCGTGTTTCAAATAATGGATCTCTAGAACCCATAAAGAATCCTTCAGAACCACCATCTGATACGGAAGTATTATTAATACTTACAATAGAATTATTAGCTTGGGACATAGCATTTTGATAATCTTTAAAGCTTAAAGACATATCGGACATTATACGACTCAAAGATGACAAATGTTGTTTTAATTCCGGATGCAATTCATTTGTAGCAAATCGTTTTGACCAAGAATTGCTTTGTGCAGCTTCCTCCATTTCCTTTGAAACCCAAAATTTAGGTGGTGTCGACCCAACATGCCACTTCGGTGTAGGAGCCGGCGCAGGAGCCGGAGCTGGAGCTGGAACTGGGGCAGGAGTCGCTGGTGGAGAAGAAGATTGTTGTTCTTGATTTTCTTCAATAGTATTTTTATAAAATCCTCTACTTTTATCCTTTCCTTGCTGGAACCATTTTAATCCGGGATGTTTTGCTAAAAATTCTGGAGTTACTTGATCTTTACTAAATGTTTCACCCATTTTTAAAGCATGATCACCAGGGGTAGATGGTTTGGTAGGCATTTGAGGATTAACTGGTGGTGTTATATTTTCATTACCAGCAGCACCTATATCGACTCCTAAAAATTTTGCAACAGCAGCTCTTATGCCGAAACTTTCTGGCATAAAATTAACAAAAGTTCTAAGAAAATTTTTCATTAAATTTTTGAAAAAAGTCGATATAACATCTCCTTTTTTATTTTTATCTCCTCCCGCTGCATTAGTTACAGCACTGCCTAAAAGATCTATAGCAAATGATAAAGGAATACCCACAAAAGGAATAAAACCAACAAGTGCAGAAGTTATATCAAACATACCACCTATTACATCACCATCAAAAATCTTTTTTATACCTAAACCAAAACTAATCAAAGCACCTACAAAAGGAATTCTTCTAAAAAGCTTACCTCCTATTTTACCTAGTAGACTGCCACCTATTTTTTCAAAACCACTAAATTTAAGAGCATTCCCTACCACACTTGTAGCTTTTCCTATAAAACTTGTTATGTTTCCTAAAGACTTGCCTATAAAACCCATTGAAGCAGCCTTTGCAGCTGCAGCTGCAGCCGCTTTTTCAGCTGCCTCAAACGCTGCAGCTGCCTCTTTTGACACCATACGCCCACCAATTCCAACTCCAGAAGCATCTTTTACACCTTTAGCTATTCTTATTACACCCTTAGCATCTCTTTCCATGGCTGGTAAATTCTTTAAAGGATCTACTTTAATGATTCCAGCAGCTAGTTTTAATCTTTCTATTATACCCGGCTTTACTATTTTTGAAGCTTCTGTTATGCCTTTAGATAATCTACCACCAAAAACACCCATGGTTAATAATTTTTTAAATCCACTAGCTCCGTTTAGTAGTAATAAACCAATTTCAACAGAATATTTCCCAAACATATCTATGTAACCCTGCCATTTAGCTAGGGCTTGTCTATAAGGAGCAAATAATCCAGTTAAATTAGTTCCAAAAATACGATCTACGACTCCAGTAATTGCTGGGCCAAAAGATGATGAGAGTAAAATAGCAAGTCCACCAGATAACAATAATTTACCAAAACTAATAAGAAGGTCAAGAAAACCGCCAGATTTGCGCTTTAAAAAGCTGTCCAAAAGACCTAAATTATCATCTATATGATCTACAGTAGTTTTTAATTTTTTAAGTAAAAGGTCAGTTTCTTTACTAGAAAGACCAGCCACCTTAGCAAATTTTTTAATAGAACTTTCAGATAATTCTAATTCATCTTTTTTGGTTTTATACAATATAGGTTCTATTGACGAACCCCTTTTACCAGTAGTTAAAGAAAGTCCTAAAACTTTCAAAAATTCCAACATTGCTTTATCTTTATCCTTAGAAGATGAGGAACCGGATTTCTTAGATTTAGTTGAGAGGTCATCAACAATAGTAGATGCAGCATCTGCTGCACTCCTAATTTTGTTTACGCTTTGTTGTATTTGCGCAGCAGCAGTATTGAATACTTTTTCTAAATTAGTAGAACCTACTATTTTAGTTAATTTATCTAAAACAATTTTTTGAATTGATTTATCTTCTAGTACAATTCTAAAAAAAGCTCCTGAATCCAAAGGATCCATTTTTTCTAATTTAGAAATTATTAAGGCTTGTACTTCTGGGGGCATATAGAATACTTAGATCCTATGCCTAACTCTAGAAGAATCAATTGTTCAAAAATAACAAACTATCTAACTCTAATACTTTAGATTTTTCACCGTCTAAAGATTTTACGGTGATTAAATCTTCCAATTCTTTTTTCCATTTTGTAACTATATTTAAAATTTGTTGTATTATAGCTCCCGGTAATTTTTCTACAAATTGAATCTTTTGATATATTGAAAAGGAAGAATAATTTAAATCTACCCCGTCAATAGAAAGACTTTTTATATATTTGGAAGTCTCTCCTAAGAAAGCATCTGTAATAATTGTTTTTACTTCTTCAGAATCTTCTGTTTTCTTTTTATTTTTTAATAAAAAAGTATCAAATTGAACATCTGAAAGTATAGTGGGAAGAGCCGTTGTTACCGATACAGAAACTCCGTTTTTCGTAATTTCAAAAGTCTCTGAGTTAGGTGGTGTATAAGCTTTAACCCTCTCAATAATAGTATTCAAAGGATAATCTTCAGATTCTGCACCTTCTGTAAATTCTACTTTTATAGTAGGTGCTATCTGATTTCTTAAACAAACGGAAATAGAAATTTTATCTGCTAATGTCAAGTTATCAATAACTTCTTTAGATTCTGATATATTAGTTGTTATAATTTCATAAAAAGCTTTAGCAAAAGAAGATTTATAAACGGAGGAATCTATTGCTGCTTCTAATAAATTTTTTTGTTGTTTGGCATTAATTTCTTTAATAGAAATTGTTCTGTTAAGAGATGGTATCCAAACATCACTAACAAATGTGTCTTTAGTAATTGCATCTAAAGCATTAAGAGCATCTTTAAATGACAAGGTTTCAATTTCTACAGAATTCTCTGGCATATATTTTAATTAGGTAATTCATCTCCAAATTCACGAGCTAAATTTTCGAGAGGAGTACCACCTAATGGAGTTCCTCCTGAATTGATATCTGAAGATTCTCTACTAGCCATTTCTTCTTCTAGAATAGACAAATAAATTTTTTTATCTGTTGATGTTTTATTATCCAAATAAAAAGGTGGTATTCTTTTAGAAGCTAGAATATAATACTCTCTATACAATCCTCTTAAATCAAAAGAAAAAAATAATCTTATTATGTCTTGATATAATTTATTAAAAAAGCTGAATTTATAATTAGACAAATGTTTAATACCAAATAAATCTTGAGTTGATAATGTTTGTAATGATTTCAAAATTTCATTTTGAATTCTAGTTCTTACAGCAACGGGAAGATTATTAAATATATCTTGTTTTTGTTCAATAGAATAATCTAACATTTTTATTATTTTGTCTTTGATTCGTATTTCCGATACAAATTCTGGCAAGGATGAAATAACAGAATTTACATCCGAATCAAGCTTGAGAAAATAATTTTCTGATGTTTGTAATGGCCAATTTAAAACAATTTCAATATTATTAATGGTAATTGGATTTCTTTCAAGACAAGAAGAACCATTATAAAGATTTTGCATAAATGATTGCAACTCTATATTTATTTTGACATTTTTGTATTCATCATTTTCGTTTTCTTGATTATAAGAAAGTTCTATATCCGAACCAAAACAAGTCATTCTTAATTTTGTAATAAATAGAATATATTCTATTAAATTTAATTCTTTTAAAACCTCTTTGTTTTGTACACAATTAAAAACAATATTCTTAAAATAAGAACTGTATAATTCAGGTTCTTTATTTTCTGGCGGCATTACTATATTTGCCTTGGAAATATATATTTGTTCTAAATTTGTTAATTCTCTAAAATTAATATTTTTGCCACAAAAAGGCATTTCTATATTGTGAATATATTCCAGCATCAATATATTATAACAAAGACTCTATTTATTATCAAATAAAATGGTTTGAAGTATCAGCATCAAACACACTATAATAATCGTAAACAAAATCAACATTACCGTAAATCATACCTTCGGCTGCATATGTTTGTGATAAACCAGTAACAGATACAGGGGCTATATTATAAAATCTAAAAATTTTGCGTTTTGACATAGCGTTACCAGAACCATTTTTTGCCAAAAATACTACATCAGCAAAATCACATTTTACATTTTTAGGAGATCCTGGAGCCCTGGCCACTAAACCATTATAACCTACTAAAATAGACCAAGGTCTTAAAATTAAATCTATAAAAGAAGCATTGCTTTCTGTAAAAACTATACTTAATTTATTATATGGGTCTCTATTAGAAGACGTTGCCGGTCCTAAATAACTCGCATATTCAACACCTTCATTAGAAGCATTAATTTTTTCAGCTGGTAAAGTAACTTGTCTAGCAAAAACACACCCAACCAAACTTTCTGTAGATAATTGATATTTATCTTTAAGTAAACCAGATGTTGTTGCAGAGCTTATACCCCAACTTGCTGGGCTACCAGAATCATAATTTCTAACAGTAGCTCCTAAATCACCTTTTAATGCATTTACAGATGCTAAATCAAAATACAAGAACCATTGACTCTCAAGGGCAATGGTAGAAGCCCAATCACTTAAGACATCAAGATAAAAGACGTAGGGACTATTAGACATTTAATATATTTATCTAGACAGATAAAATATTAAGCTAATGTGCTAGTCCAATATTGATAAGCAATAGTTGCTGGTTGTGTAACTATTTCACCGGCTGTTGTTACATCCAATGTATAATCACCAATATTAACTAGATATGCTCCTATTAAATTGTAAACAGCTAACGGATTTCCATTCTTACCCATAAGGGCTAATGTAATATCACCTAAATTTTTTACTTCATAAGCACCTGTACTAGTTGCATCATCAAATACACCTCTTGACCATTGCTCTAATTTTTGTCTTATTCCAAGATCCTGCGGCATTCTAAATGTTACAGACCAACCATTACTATTTGGGTACTGAGCAGTTCCTGGTACATTGAAACTTAATCCCATAAAAGGAACCTGAACGTTATTAATAGAACGCTGTGGTAATGTAGTGGATGTGACATATACTAAATCAGAAGTGTCAAAAGAGACATTAGTACTTCCTGAATTAATATTCAGTAATCTAAATAGATTAGTACGTGCAAAGTCTCTATTGATTGCATTCTGATAGAATGAATTGATATCTTGATTTTCGAATAAGTTAGGCATATTAATATTTATCCTTTAAGATTAGAATTGATTGGTTCCAATTAATTCATTGAAATTAACACCGGTTTGTGTGGCAATAAAGTCACACAAGATAAATTCAGAAGTTCTTACGGGCTGAATATAAATTGATATTGCTAATGTATTAGCATCAATTACATCTGGTGTGTTATTGCGTTCGTCACAAACAATTTGATAAGCATATAAACCATTATTGTTTTGTGCTTGATCAAATATCGGTTTAAGGGAGTTAACCAATCTGGCTCTTGTGGTAAAGGTATTAGGTTCAAATACATAATACTTCAAGAGTCGTTGTGTAGCTTTTTCTAATGTTAAGAAAAGTCTACGAACATTAATTCTATCAAAAGCAGAAGGCTTAGTGAAAAGAGTTTTTTGACCATATATCGCAAATCCGTCTCCAGGGAAGTAGGCTATAGGATTAATATTGATTCTATAAAGAAGGTCTCTTTGCTTTTGTGTTGGGTTAATAGCTAAATCAAGAACATTTGTTAATGTTCCGCGATTTAAACCAGCAGGAGCTGACCACGGGAAATTCTTCTGTGATGTTTGAGCCAAGATAGTTGCAACCCATCCAGAGGAAGGAACCCATACCTGTGAATTAGAAGCCGCATCATTTACAAGCAACCAGTTACCGTATGTTGCAGCATAACTTGAAGTGCTACTGCTATAAAGATTTTTTAATCCCCAGTAAATGTTTGTTGAGAAATTAAATGAAGGATCTTTACTAGTCTTATAATTGCCACCAGTAACAAACAAGTTTCTTAAAGGATCGGCTATGAATATATGATCTTGACGTGTTTTTTCAGCAAATGATACAAAACGACTGGCTATTTCATTGTATTTTAAAGCCACAGAATCGGAATAACCATTTTGTTGGTTTATAAGTCCTGTAATACTTAAATTATAATTTTCGTCAAATACCGTTGGTTGTCCAATTGATGATTTTCCGAAAGCGGAATCCGTCCAACGCTTGTAAGCACTCGCCCAAATAGTTCCCAAACCAGCTTCGATGGTTACATCTAAAGGCTGATCAAGCGTATCAATAAGGCTTAATACACGATCTAATTTTTGTGGTACATTTCCCACGTCATTAGCTGTCAAATCAGTATCAGCTTGATATACACCAGTTGAATAAAGATTTTTAGCTGCATCTGAGACTCTTACCTTTTTAGTAAACCCATTACTATTAACCCAGTTAGACCCATTAGATATATTTGGATTTACAAGAACATGAATATCACGGGATTTCTGATTGGCTAATTGAGCTAAATTAAAGGTAACTGGACTTCCTCCGTTTGGATTTTGTGCGGTTCTATTAGAATAAAGTGAACCTGTATATCCTTCTGTTACATTATAAGATAATGTGGTGACATCCGCATTATATGTTGAAGCTCTTAATTTAAATACTAATAAAGATAAACAATCATTATACGCACTTGCACCAAAACTATATGTTGTAGGGAAGCTCTCTATAACATAAGAAATACTACTTCCTGGAGAGGAGAAAGGTTGAGTTAAAGTAAACGCTAGGCGTGATTGTGGAACTGACTGGAATGTTTGACTATTACCATTATTAACTTGATAAACTGTATTAACACCTGTAATAGCAATAAAATCTGTAGCTGGGTTATTATTAGAATTATCAGCCAATCCTACATAATATCCTTGATAGAGACTGTCAACACCTAATTTAGTAGGATTGACTACGATAATACCTGCACGACCTAAATTTGAGGCATCGGTTATATCTGAACTGTTATAATTTTCATTCCAAGAAATATTATTATCTTCGATGTAGTTTGTATACTGCTGTTGGGTAAGCAATATTGAAACTGGAGGCAATACTACATATTGTGTAGCACTCTGATAAGGTGCATCATTACCATTTGCATCTACTGCGGAGATAGGATAAACCAAAGCACTATAAGAATTAGAAAATCCTGCACCGGTGCCAGAGCCGTATGGCATTCTAGAAACTAAAAGATTGGCCGGTGAGTTATTTAAAATCTGTCTTGCAGATTGATAAAGATAACGCTCTGCAGCATTACTAGGAGTTCCGAATGTATTTTCGAAATCTGAAATACTAGTAACATTTACAATTTCATCTGTAGGCCCTTTTGAGGTAAATCCTGTGACGAAGACATTGGTTTGACCGCTTGTTGATGTTAAGACGCTAAGATCAACTTCGTTAATTTGTACACCTGGTGATGCTAAGGTTAAAGTAGACATATAAAATTATGAGACTATTTATCCTTCATTTGGCACGTTTTAGCATTTTTTTTAGAAACGATGACTTTATATGTTTGAGTTGTAAATATTATTATGATGAAGTTTGATCAAATAATAAACGAGGCAGAAGCCAATATAAATCCCACAACTTTAGACAGAGCTAATGATGCTATACAACATTTGCCTTCTAAAGACAAAGATACTTTAAATGCTACTCTTGATAAATTAGGGACTCAAGGCGGCTCCAATCATGAATTATTAACTACAATAGCTGATATGCTTAACGATGAAACTCCAACTAAATTTTCAAGTCTAGACCCATCAATTCAAGCTAAAACTTTAGAGCTCTTTAAAAAGGCAGGTCTCGATGCCAAACCAATTGATACAGGTACAGTATCTTCAACCAAACCTGTAACTCCTACAGCTTCCTCATCGGAGAAAAATAATAATACACAAACAGATAACAACGTAAGAAGTGTTAACCCTCCAATCAATACAAAAGTTCAGGGAGCAGTTGTCTAAGTAATAACAAATATGGGCAAAAAACCCCGCGCTAAGAAGGAATTCAACCGCAAGCAATCAGGTAGAGTTCATCACGAAACGTCAACAGCCATTGAAGCTGGAAAAACTGCAGACAATTCCCCTTATGTTTTTCAAAGAGATAAGATCTCATTTGATTTAACAATTAAGAATTTGCCTTGGACGGAAAAACAAAAAGAAATTATTGGTAGATTTCTAGATAAAGGTACTAAGGTCCTTTTACTCAAAGGCCCGGCAGGCACATCCAAGACAACTCTTGCTATGTATTGTGGTCTTACTCTTCTTAATATGAAGAGAATTTCTGACATGGTATTAGTTCGATCTGCTGTAGAATCTTCTGATTCTAAATTAGGTTTCTTACCAGGAACTTTAGACGAAAAGATAGCAGTTTATCTTACACCATTTCATGATAAATTTGAAGAACTTCTTTGTAAAGCTCAATTAGATAGACTTCAAAAAGATAATAGATTAACCATTTGTCCTATTAATTTTGCTAGAGGATTACATTTCTCGGCAAAGTTTATATGCGCAGACGAAGTACAAAATTTTTCTACCAGAGAAATACATACTTTAATGAGCCGTATTGGAGAATTTTCTAAAGTATTTCTTTGTGGTGACCCAGAACAAAGTGATTTACCTGTTGGTAAATCTGGCTTCAATAAAGTCTTTGATTTATTCAATAATGATGAAGCTAAGTCTCAAGGCATTTTTTGTATGGAATTAACAGAAGAAGACATAGTTCGTTCCGAGCTTTGCAGATTTATTACTCATAAATTCAAAGAATTACAGCTTCTTAAACAACAAGAAGAAGCTAATAAACAACAACATCACAAGGAAAACAATCATAAAAAAGATTGGAAACCTGGTGACCACGAGTAAATATAGAATATGAATAACAAACCAGATTATCAAATTCTTACCAATCAGCCCATAGCATGTACTTTCTGTGGTGCTCATGTCCAGGGTAGAATTGTAGAAAGTGTCAATCAAAAAACCAAACAGCCAGAAAAGAATATTCGTTGGCAGTGTGGAAGATGTGGCAATTTAGTCAGACAAGGCAGAGCTGCTTAAAATGGATTTAAACAGAGCATTGAATGAAGTTATAAATGAGGATATTAGCACCTTATGGAATAATGCCCATATGGGTGCAGCTAGTGAAGCTCCTCGTAAAGACTTTGTTGGTTTTAGTACAAAAGATGGATATAATTTTCCATATCAACACAATGCTCCTCCAGTATTTCCTCCCACAGATACACAACCAGAACAAACTCAAAGTCTTCCTTGGCCTCTCCAAACAATAAATGAAGATTTAACCGATAGTTTTGTATATTTAACTGCGGCTTATAATAAAATAGAAACCTGCTTAGATCAAAATGCAGCATTATCTAATAACCAAAGAAGACAATTGGAAGAATTAAAAGAACTTTCTTCTAAAACCTTAATTAATATTAAAACTATAGGTTCAGAATTATTAGTAATAGCTCAATTAGCCGGTCCTTTACCACCACAGAGTCCTGGTATTAGTTAAAATCTCCTTGATATTCCTTACACTATGTAGGAATATATCCTAATGAAGATTAATAAAAATTTAGTTACATTTATCAAATCAACATCTGTTGTTTTAGTTATATCAACATTGATTGGTTTATCAGTTAAATTATTTAATGGAAGTTTTTGGGCTTCTTTTATTTTGTCTACAGGATTGCAATATATACTGTTTACTTTATTTGCCAATATAGTTAATAACTATTTTATTCAACAAACCAGGCAAAAAGAATTAGATAAATTAGAACAATTGTCTACAATTTTAGGTTGTGCTTATTGTCAGCAACCTGAAGTTGTTACATTTATGCCAGATGAAAACAAAAGAATTGAGTTTGTTTGTAATAAATGTGATGGTAAAAATGTTGTAAACATTAATTTTACGGTAGCTAGAGTAACAGAACCTTTAACAGTAGCACCTTCTCTCCAGAATCAGGTTGTAACGCCTATTGAATCTTAAAAAATATGACAACACAAACATACCTAAATGAAAACGGAGAAAAATTAGATTTTGGTTCTAATTCTAATACTTTAGAATGGTGGAATAAAACTCACCAAGATGCTATGACTCTTGCTAGATGGATTTCACTTTACGAAGCAGTTAATATTATTGCTGATAAAGCTGAAGAGAAAAATATTGATTTTGAAAATTTAATCAAACCATTAGCAGTCCTTAAATACATGGAATCAACTGAACACATTATTTATAAAAAGATCCTTGAAGAGGATTATAAAATTAAAGTGTGTTATTCAGAAGATACTGAAGAAGATTTCACCAGCAAAGAAATGGAAATTGTTTAATAATTTCCATAAACGCTAGTATCACTGCAAGAATTCTCTTCTACATAATTGAAGTTAGAATCTGCAGTGATATTAGCTATAGCATTATCATCTAAAGACTTGTTACCCAGACCAGCTCCAGGACTACCAGGTTCACCACTATAATCATAACGCTTGCCTTTGAAGAACCATACATAGTGTCCTCCGAGAGGATTGCCTTGAAATTCATCAATAACCTCTGTTAATTGATAGATCGTAGGACCTCTCTTTGGATAATTTAAACGATCAGACCCAAATTCTTGTAAAGTAATAATATCCCCAGCTTTTGGTTCTGCTCCATTACCAAAAATAGATGTATAGGTCTCAAAATGTATGACACCGGCTATATCACCGTCAGCTACTATACCAAATTTAGATAAAAGTATTGAATCATTATTAAGATTTAATAATACAATTAAAGGTGTTCCTGGACCAAAATTAGCTGATGGATCTTCGCCGTATAAGAAATTAGAAGCATCAAGAGTAGTACCATTACTATAATAAGTCACTTCCTGTCCATAGATATTAATCTGTTCTTTCCACCAACCATTGAAATTTTGTCTTTCATTAAGATTGATTTGTTTATTAAAAAAACGTAAAGATTCCATATTATTTTTTCTTTATTCTTTCTAAAGTAAATTTTTTGGTTTGTGGATTATAACTTAATATTATTCCAGTTTTATTAATATCTTTAGAATAGCTCTTGTCATCTATATGAGTAATATGATATGTTTTGGCGAGTCTTTTGCCTGTATAATATGATATGTTGGGCCATTTTCCGTATTTATCATTTTTAATAATATTGTCTATTAAAGGATCCAGAGCTTGTTGGCTTTTTGAATAAGGCACTTGATTCAAATGTTTTCTATTCATAGACCTCATAGGATTTTGTTGATGTTCTCTGGTATGAGGAGTTGAGGTTTTAAAAAATGAAGAAAAGCTTCCTAACATAAAGATACTTAGGGAATTTGGGTAAAAAAAAACTCCATCTTGCGATGGAGTTTTTTATTTTTATGTTTAATATTTAATTAAGCGAAAAGAAACTTACCATTTTCTACACCACCAACATTGTGGTTCTTGGGGCTAGTAAGATCTGTAGTTGGTTTGAAAGGTACTGGCTTACCATCAACTTTCTTACCTTTGTCTACAGAAGCTGCTTTCTTAGGAGCAGGAACTGCACCTTTTACTGTTCTAGAACCTTGCTTGGTTAAACCGTGATTGAGCTTTTCCTCATCCTCTAATGCAGTACCTTCAACTTCAGCTTCAACAGCCTCTTGTTTTATCTCTTCTCCTGCATCCTCCTCACCAACAATATCATCTGTTAAATCATTATTGGCTCCAGACACTAATTTTTCCAAAGCTTCAATAGCATTTTTAAGATGATTTAAAACATGCTCTAAACCTACTTCTTCATCGTCAGAAACTTTATCATCAGCAACAGCATCTACACCTGCAAAAACATCATCAGCTTTCGCTGCATCTTCAGCTTCTGCATCTTCTTCCTCTTGTTCTTCAAGTTCCCAATTCTCTTGAGCTAAAACCTTATTATAAAGAACATCAAAAGGATTTGATGATTCTTTCTTTATTGCCTTAGGCTTGGAATCTTCTGCGGTAACGTCTTCTTGAGAAGGACCATCAACTGGAGTTTCAAGGTCTTTAACATTCTCGGTAGGATCAATAGAAGGATGTGCTTTTTCTTTAGCTCCTTCAAGTTCACCGACCTGATTAGCTGCTACACCTGTGCTTGTGAAGCTCTTTTTGTCTTCGTTTAATACGGAGAGATATGATTTAATGAGTGACATATGTTGTGATAATATTTACCTCGTTTGATGTCCAATTCAATTAAAATTATGCTTCTTGTAGAATTTGTTCTGCTTCTTTGCTTAGATCTAAACATTCTATCAATTCATAATTTTCTTTCCCGTTTACCCAAACAATGTAATTTTTTTCTACTTCTAACCCAGTATGCTTTTCTATAATATGCTGATATAAACAAAGCTGTAAACTATATTTAGTCAACTCACAAGATGGTAAATATTGAAAAGGAGGCAACAAAGTTTCTCCTCTTGAATTTTTCTTTTCTATAGCTTTATTGGTTTTATAATCAAATATTACCAATTTCTTAGTTTTGGTATTATAAGAAAGATTGTCAATAGTACCGCACACACTAGCATTTTCATCCCCCACTACAAATTCTGGTTTGATTAAAACATGATCTTCTTTCCACCATTTATAAAAATTTAAAAAATTGGTAATAAGATGTGCTTGTTCTTTATAATAATCTTCTACAGTTCCTATATTATGATTTTCTTTTAAGAAAACCTCTATAGCCTTTCTATCAATAGGTATCTGTCTGCGTTGTAGATAATTTTCTGCAAATAAATGAAATTCTGATCCTTTATGTGATGAGTAATCTCTTTTATAATCCCACTCTTGTAAAATATCTTCAATTAATACACCTTTTTTATTAGCAACATGCTTTGCCATTTCATCTCTTGGAAACGGCTTTTCATATTTTTTAAGAATTTTAGTTACAGAATATTTAGCAATTTTGCCGTTAATTCTATAACTATGATCTTTATCTACAAAAAGAATATGATCAAAAGTTTTTTCTAATTTTGAAAAGGTATCCATTATCTAAAACCTATTCTTGGTTGTTCTTCTTCTTTCTTTTCATAAAAATCAACCTTATCTTTAAGATTATAAACATCTGCAATGGACATTTTTTCCTTAATTTCTTTTTCTATTAATTCATCTGGGTAGTCTAGTGACTTTGCTAATTTTTTAGCTTCCTCTGGTTTAAGTAAATCAAATTCATAATCAGCTCTAAGTCTCCCTTTCCTTTTTAATGCTTCGTCAACATCTTGTCTAGAACAATTGTAGGTTAAGACAACTGCTGTTTTTAAAATATCGCTCATAATACCATCTGAAAGATTTAGAAGAGAAGAAACACTAGACCCCATTCCATTATCTTCTCTTTTCATAATAGCCTTTTCTGCATCTTCTAAAATAAGAACAGAATTAGATTTTTGTAAAAGTACACTTAAACTATTAGGATCTGATGTAAAGAATTCCAACATACTTGTTGGGACATATATGAAATCTCTATCAATTTGTGCTGCTAAGTGTTTGATATAGGTAGTTTTACCGGTTCCAGGAGGTCCGTGAAACATATATAAACCACTAGATTTTTCTGAAAGTCTTTCTTTAATAGTCTTATCCACCTCAAGAAAATCTTTACCATAATTTAATTCTAAATCTATATTTTCCGGTATATCAATCTTAATAGGTTCAAAATCATATTCTCCGTATTGATTTTTAATAAAAAGATGAACTTTGGCTTTTTCCGGTTTTGAAATAAATTGCACAAAATCTTCTAAGGGATATTTTTGTACACTAGAAGGAGCTACAAAACTTACATTAAAAGTTAAAGAAGAAGAATATTTCAAATCTTCATCCGTTTCTTCCCACAATATTTCCTTAGATGCAAACCCTGCACCAATCCTCAAATGTTCCTTCTCATCTGTTTGATTTTTAATAGTAACTCTAATAAAAACATCTTTATAACTAAACCAAAATGTTCCCCCTCTCACTCCTTTTAAAGAATCTTTTTGTATTAAATCAATTTTACCAGTCGAAGTAAAACTCATTAATTTACCGTTTTTAAGAAGAAATGGTAAAATATCTCCGTTAAAATCTTCATCAGGATAATAAAAACACGGCGCAACTTTAAAGGTATTATAAATATACCTCCTTATAGGGAACTCATTATCATTAATCAGGTTATAATAAGATTCTGTATCATCTTTTTTAAATCCTAATAAATTTTTAGATTTTGCATCAAACATATTATTAATATATAGCTTTATTAGACACTATCAACTTGAAATCTTATAATCAGTGTTTATAATCTAAGTATTAAAGTATGCAAAAATTGACCAAAAAAGATTTATCATTAATATATAAAAGATGTTTAAGTTTGGTCAAGCGTAAACCTCCGGAATTTTTTGCAATTCGTAAAATGAGAGGGGCGCACGGTTATTGTAATTGGACTGATATAGAATTAAACCCAAGTGGTGAATTATTAGCAACTGCATATCACGAATGTGTTCATTATCTATTCCCCGACTGGAGTGAAACACAGGTACTTTATACAGAAAAAAGACTTATAAACACTAGTACACGTTTAGAAAATGCAGCTTTTTTAAAACACCTATCAAATAAAATTTATAAATCAGAATTACAAAAGAATTTTTTAGAAAAAATAGCCAAAAAAAGAAAAAATAAAAAAAATAAATCGTTGAAAATCAAAAAGTTATCTAGAGTTAAAAATACCTTAAATTCTAAGTGATTATTATTTTAAAATAAAGATAATTGATCACTAAATAGAAGACAAAGATATGATATTCGACGAACAAATTTCACGCAAACCTAACCTTTACACCTGGACAGATGAATACATTGAAGCAATGCACAATGGATTTTGGACTGATAAAGAATTCAGTTTTAAATCAGATATTCAACAATTTAAAGTTAATTTAACAGATCAAGAAAGAGAAATTATCATACGTACACTTTCCGCAATTGGTCAGATTGAAGTTGCGGTTAAAACCTTTTGGGCAAAACTCGGTGAGAATCTTCCACATCCATCATTACAGGATCTTGGATATGTAATGGCGAATGTGGAAGTCATTCATAATAATGCTTATGAAAGACTTATTTCTGTATTAGGTCTTGAAGAAGTTTTTGAACAAAATTTAAAGCTTGACTGGATTCAGGGCCGTGTAAATTACCTTCGTAAATATACTCATCGTTTTTATAAAGATTCTAAAAAACAGTATCTTTATGCTTTGATTTTATTTACATTATTTGTTGAGAATGTTAGCTTGTTCTCACAATTTTATGTAATCAATTGGTTCGCAAGATTTAAGAATGTTCTTAAAGATACAGATCAGCAAGTAAAGTATACTCGTAACGAAGAGAATATTCATGCTCTCGTTGGTATAAAAATTATTAATACCATTCGTCAAGAATATCCAGATCTCTTTGATGCAGAATTAGAAGATAAAATTATATTTGAAGCTGGTGAAGCTTTCAAATCCGAAGCAAAGATTGTTGATTGGATGGTAAACGGAATTCAAGAAGAAGGTCTTACTGCTGGAATCTTAAAAGAATTTATCAAGAATCGCATTAATGATTCTCTTGTTCAAATTGGTTTTAGAAAAGCATTTGAAGTTAATAATGAGCTTCTCAAATCGACAAAATGGTTTGAAGAAGAATTACTCGGAAACAATATGACAGATTTTTTCCATTCTCGTCCAGTTGAATATTCCAAGAAGAACCAATCATTTGATGAATCAGACTTATTTTAAGATTGCTATTCATTAGTAATTCGATAAGATATAGTAATCAATTTTTATGACTACCGAAGCGCAGCATTCCGATATTTATTGGCTCAACAAAGATTCCAGAAAATTCCTTCAAAGAGGTTATTTGTTAGAGGGAGAAACACCAGAACAAAGAATCAAAGATATAGCCAAAGCAGCTCAAAAAATCTTGGTTGATTTTACAGGAGATACAAAATTTGCAAAAAAGTTTGAAGATTATATGCATAGAGGTTTTTATTCTCTAGCATCTCCTATCTGGTCTAATTTTGGTCGTAATAGAGGTCTTCCTATTTCTTGTTTTGGTTCCCATATTCCAGATACCATGGAAGGTATTCTAGAGAAAGTTTCTGAAGTGGGCATGATGACAAAAGGTGGTGGAGGTACCTCTGCTTATTTTGGATCTTTAAGAAGTAGAGGTACCCCAATTTCTTCAGGAGGGGAGTCTACAGGAACAGTTCACTTTATGGAGCTTTTTGAGAGTTTAATGAATGTCATTTCTCAAGGAAACGTGCGAAGAGGGTCTTTTGCTTCTTATCTTCCTATTGATCATAAGGACATAGAAGAATTCTTAAAAATTCGTTCAGAGGGCAATGAGATTCAAAATCTTTCTATTGGTGTTACAGTCAGTGATGAGTGGATGAAATCCATGATTGATGGGGATAAAGAAAAACGTAGAATTTGGGGTTTAGTTCTTAAAAAAAGATTTGAGTCTGGATATCCTTATATTTTCTTTACAGATAACGTCAATAATCAAGCTCCGCAGGTTTATAAAGATAAGAATTTAAAGATTAATCATTCTAATCTTTGCACAGAAATCATGCTCCCTAATAGTGATGATGAATCATTTGTATGTGATCTTTCTTCTATGAATCTTGAAAAGTGGGAAGAATGGAAAGACACTGATGCCGTAGAAACTATGATTTATTTTCTTGATGCTGTCATGTCAGAATTTATTGATAAAACCAAAGACATGCCTTTTATGGATGCCCCGAGAAAGTTTGCTATAAGACATAGAGCTTTAGGCCTGGGTGTCCTTGGGTGGCATTCACTTCTTCAATCTAAATTAATTGCATTTGAATCCATGGAAGCCAAATTTCTTAATAATACTATTTGGAAAACAATCCGTGAAAGAGCAGACAAAGCAACTAAAGAACTTTCAGAATTGATTGGGGAACCAGAATTGCTTAAGGGTTATAATCGTAGAAATACAACAACACTTGCTGTTGCTCCTACTACATCGTCATCTTTCATTCTTGGTCAAGTATCACCAAGTATTGAACCTCTTGAATCAAATTACTTTGTTAAAGATTTAGCAAAAGGTAAATTTACTTATAAAAATCCTTATCTTAAAAATTTACTTAAATTGAAAGATAAGAATGACGAGGAAACTTGGAAATCCATTCTCATTCATGGAGGATCTGTTCAACATTTAGATTTCCTTACAGAAGAAGAAAAAGAAGTTTTCAAGACTTTTGCAGAAACATCTCAAAAAGAAATTGTTATTCAAGCAGCAGGTCGTCAAAAGTATATTGATCAAGGTCAAAGTTTAAATCTTATGATACCAGCAGGAACATCTCCCAAGGCAGTAAATGAGCTTAATATTTTTGCATGGGAACAAGGTATTAAATCACTTTATTATCAAAGAAGTTCTAATCCTTCTAAAGATTTAGCTCGTTCTATTATGACTTGTAAATCATGTGAAGCATAAAAAAGTTGAGATAATTTTAGATTAGTGTATAAATATATTCATAGCTCTGGTGCTCAAAAAGACTAAAGCTAAACATATTAACTCGCTTAACAAAGGAGAAATATATGACAACAACAATACAACCATACACGATCGGCAGGGTCATTCCTGCTACAGGTTCAGGAATTAACCAGCTTCCTGCTCTGTTCAATGACAGCTGGATTAAAGAAGTTCTTGAAGAACTTGATTATGGACGCGCTTTTGACGTTCCGAATGCAGTATATCCTTATAATGTCAAAGCGACAAAGGATAAAGATGGCCAACCAACAAGCTATATTATTGAAGTAGCATTGGCTGGTATTGGTAAAGACAACATTAATATTAAAGTCCGTGATGGACATCTTGTTATTGATGTTGAGAAAGAAGAGGATGTAATTGTTGAAAATACAGCCTACGTCAAAAAGGGTATCAGTAAGAGAAAGGGACAATTGTCATTTACTCTTAGTGATAAATCCGACGCAAAAAACATTACATCAACATACACAGACGGCTTACTGCGAGTAGTCGTTCCTGTGGTTCAACCAGAAGTCATTAATATTGACGTTAAGGTTGGCTAAGAGTTTAATTTAGTTCTGATTGAGCACCAGAGGCTATTTTTACAATTTCTATTCCAAACTCTTTAGCAATATCCTCTAATGGATATCCAGCATCATAATAGTTTCTATAAACTATTTTTTTAATACCATAAGCTGCTAATGATTTTAAACAATCATTACAACAAGAATGAGTAACTGCAGCTAGATAACACTCTCCTGGTTTAATCATTCTTAAAGCATTGATTTCTGCATGAATTACTCTTTTATGTTTTTCTTCTCTATTGTCCCAAGGTATTTCAACACCTGCTGGTGCTCCATTATACCCTAAACTAGCTATTGTGTGATCGTGTCTCAATAAACAACATCCTACTTTAGTTCGTGGGTCTTCACTTCGAAGACTAGCAACCTCAGCTATTTTCAAAGCATACTCTTCCCAAGTTATTCTACTCATATTTTAAAAACAATTCCCATTCTCTAATTTTATGTCTGTTTTTAATATAAAAAGTAGAGGGCAATGAATTAGGCTCTTTTGGTTGTCTTATTAATTTTAAACCAGCTTCTTGCGGCAATCTATCTGCTTTTTTAGCATTAACTTCTTTATGCACCAAAACACAATTAGTCCAAGTAGATTTGCCACCACGAGATCTTGGTATTACATGATCTATATTACCTTCATTTGGGGTCAATTTTTGACCAGTATATTGACAAATACCACCGTCTCTATTCCAAATACCTTTAGATGAAAATTTCGGTCTTTTTTGAGGTACTTTATCATATTCGGCTAAAATAATGATTTTAGGAATTTTAATATTTCCTCTTATAGTTTTAATATAACTAGAATTTTCATCATAAGGTAAATTAACCCATTCATTCCATCTATAAGGAACCATATTATCCTGACCTAATACATCAAGACCAGTAGCTGTATCTGAAAACATCATAGCCAAGGCTTCTGATGGAGATTTAACGTGTATAGCTTGCCAATTACGGTTTAACACTAAAACCGTCTGCCATTTTAAATGATCTGCATTCATTGTATAAAGTATATATTATATACTATATAAAAGGAATTACAAGTATTAACCTTGGCTGAACTCTAAATGATTTTTAACTGTGCTGACCTTATCAGCTGCCAATTCAACTAAAGCAAACATCCAAGACTCAACGGTTTTACCACTTTTAACAAAGTTTAAAGCTTCATTAGCTTCAGATTGAATTTGTAAAAGTTTAGCAATTACCATATCATGTACTTCACTCTCTTCTTTATCCATAGGAGAGTCTAGTAAAGCTGGTGTTAATGTGGTGGTTTCTGGTCCCGCGGCTAAAGAAGCTTGTACTGGCATTTCTGGAGAAATGGTATCTACACTTAAATCTTCTCTCAAGTTTCTTTTAAGAACTTTATCATAAGCTTCTTTTAATAAAGAAATGTCATTCATAATATATCTTATTTATCCTGCAAAGTCCCTATATAAGGAACATTTCTATACAAACCCTGATAATCTAGACCATAACCCACTACGAATTCCTCTCCTATATCAAATCCATAATAATCTGGTTCTACTGTATGATCCCTGGCTATATTTTTTTTCAATAAAACACAAGTCTTAACAGAAAGTGGGTTCAAAACTTGTATATTATTTTTTAATGTAGAAAGTGTTAACCCAGAATCTAAAATATCATCTACTAATAATATATTTTTATTTTCACAATTTGGTAAAGATTCTTTAATATTTAAAATTCCTGAGCTTATTTTTTCTCCATTATAACTTGATACTGTTATAGCATATAAATGAATTGGAATGTTAATTTCTCTTATTAAATCAGCTGTAAATAAGATACTACCAGCCATTAAACTAATAATGGTTAATTCTTGGTCTTTATAATCACGAGTAATAGACCTGCCTAAGGACTTAATTTTAGCAGAAAGAACTGTTTTGCTAAAAATTACATTTTCTATTCCTTGCATCTTTTTCATATACTTACCAAAAAATTATTTTAAAACAGCTATGTGTATCAATTCTTTTAATATTTGATTCAAAAATTGTTTCTCCTGTTAAAATAATGTTTAAATTTTTATCGTTATGTATTTTTAAATAATAAACATTTTGTGATTGATTTAAAAATGTATTTAAATCTGTTATATTGGATAATGAATTAGTATCATTTGCATATAAAGATATAGCAATAAAAAAAAGGCTAAACCTTAAAATAAACATCAACACTTTCATGGGGTTGTAATTCTAAAACATTATCTTCTACTAATTTTTGTAAAACTTTATCTGTTATTTCTCTACAATTGTGTTTATTTATACCCCTTACGTTTAATTTAAGATCTGATCTCAATTGTCTAGGCATTGTATAATAACATCTCTTCCTAGATTGTGACATTTGAAATTTCACAAAACGACAGCCACGTGATATTAATGTTTTTTTACTTGGATTATTAAACCTATAAATTGCTGTGGTTATAAAGGAAATTATAGTAATATTTCCAATAAAAAATAATATATCTGTTAAAGTGTGGTGCATAGAAAATGGTACACGAGGAGGGATTCGAACCCCCGACATCTTCCGTGTAAAGGAAGCGCTACTACCACTGAGCTACTCGTGCCTCTGATTATATTAATTCTTCATATATAAAAGATCAAGACATTTTAATATTAATTTTAAAATCTTTTTTTCCTTTTATCACTCGGTGGTAAACACCTGCCGGGATTTTTATTACTCCTTCGATGGGTTGAGGCAGTTTATTATCAAATTGGATGAGCCAATCTGTAGGTTCTAAAGCTTCAACAATTCTATCTTCAGCATCAAAATGCCATTTTAAATCTTCTTCATCTACAAATTCCGAAAAATATCTAATAATTTGTTTATCTGATATTTTTTCCTGATGAAAAGGAAGATCCATTACCAAGCCCTCGATGATTTTAATCCTAGAGCTTTGCGATATCTAGAAATATTACAGCTCCAATATCCTGCTGTTGTTTTGTCTTTCTTTTGTGAACATTTATGTCTTGCTCTAAAAGACTTTGCTCTTGCTTTATTAGCATTACGAACCTTCATATTAGGGTCACCGAAAGTAACTTTTTTTATAGTACCTTTAGGAGTTTTCACGTAAACTGCAAATTTCTTAGGACCACCTGGTGTTCTAAAGGGGTGATTAAGTTTTACTTTTTTACCGTTTTTAGTGGCTTCTGTAAACATACCCTCTGTTTGTTCACCCTTTAAAATTTCTCTCGCGATATTCAATCCTTCTATAACAACGTCTAAATCATCTTCATTAGCACAATAATGAATACCAATACCACCTGCATTAATCCAATTTTTAATATTCTCACTCCAATCATCAATTAAAATATTTGGTCTATTATTTGTAGTAGCATATTTGTATTTTTCTCTTATAAAAATACGTTGATCTGGTTGATCACTTAACTTTTTATCCAACCAATCATTTTTGCCTTTTATTACTTTGCTAGAATCGTGATTTTTAAGATTAGCTGAACACACCTTATAACCACCAGCTACTTCTTTAAGCATTTTAACTAAAAAATCTGTGGATTCATATTTTGGTAATTCAGCAAATATTTTGTCCATATCATTTGCATTTTCTGCAAAAAATTGAGCATACTCTTTTTGAGTTAAATCTTTATATGATTTTTTACCCATTTTTTCTGCAACAACTTTATACAAGTCACATAACACTCCATCCATGTCAACAAATATTTGTGTATCTACAGAATTAGATGGCATAATGGATAATCCCTCATTGAATAAATCTTCATTAATAGTAATTGGTGCATCCAAATAAACTTCCCTTCCTTCAAAAATAGCTTTTTCACCTAAGGAAGATTCAATCAATTCTAAATCTTCATCATTCAAAGCCAAGGCATCTTGGTTATAAAGATTGCGAGCTTCTTTAATTAGAGAAAAATATTCTTCAGAATAAATTCTAAAAACATTTTCTGCCAATGTTAATTTGTTTTTTAAATGATAAGCAAGAGATTCACTAACTTCAATATCTTTGAGAAGAATCATATGCCCTTCTTCTTTACTATAAAAATCTTTAAAATTCATTTCTTTATATTTAGGGCAATGTGTTTATTAAAATGATTCGCAAAGACTTTCCCTATCTTTTGATTTTCTTCCCAATAATTATAATCATCAAAAAAAGAACAATCACTGCTTGAAAGATATGCCTGAATCTCATCTTTTATTACTTTATTGCAATAACCAGTATCTTTGAGGGCCTTTCTCATTTTATTAAAAGTTTTTTTAGGGATTTTACTAATAAGTTTGTCCACTTCTTTTTTATAATTTTCTTTTAAATTATAAAAAGCATGACACAATTCATGATCTATAGTATCTTTATCTCCTCTCACCGCTCCAATTAAATAAAAAGGTTTGTCATTACCTATATGATTAATGAGTTTTTTAAAAACCCCGTCATATTCATTCCAATCATTAGTTATCCAATCACCTTTGTAGAATTTTTCTAAAATACTACCAGGAATATTGAATCCTGCCCAATCTTCAGGATAAGAAAAATAACCATTTCGTTTCAAAGAATAAAGTCTTTGAAATTGCATCATGGTAAAATTCTTATTTCTTATTTCTTCAAAAGGGGATTCATAGAATTCCTGTGCTCGACAAAAAGTCATTGCTAAATCATAAGCATTATCAATTTCACAAAGGTATATACCATCACATAACTTTGTAAGTTTCGTTTTAATTTTCATTTTAAATGGTGGGTAGAGAAGGATTCGAACCTTCGAAGTCGAATGACAAAGCTTTTACAGAGCTCCCCGTTTGTCCAGCTTCGGTACCTACCCTTAAAATTATTGGACGTATAAGGTTTTTTCCTCACACTTAATTTTATCCCAGATAACCTCACTATTATTCCAATATTCTAAAAGTTCAATGACATCTTCGTCAATTTCCGGATCTTCTCCGTTTACTGCCATGTCATCATATTCTTCTTGTGTATAAATGTAATAACGATCTTTGCGAATTTCACCGTTATTGCTATCCACATAAAGATTATCACTATTAGCATTTAACCAATCTTGTATCTCACTATTAGTCTTGCCTTGTAATTCTGGGAAATAGTTAAGATTAAGATTTATATCACCATGATTCTCATAGGTAATATATGATTCCATTAATCTAATTGTTTTAATATTTTCTTGGCTCATGATTTATTAATAATATAATATTTTTATTTTTATGTCAAGATAAAACAGCTACGGCGGTAGGACTCGAACCTACAACTACCAGATCCAAATTCTGGGGATCTACCATTGATCTACACCGTATTAGCTGATTATATATTAGTCTTGTCTCCAGAAAATACAATGTTGTTTTCCTCTAATTCTGTATTTTCAATTATATCTTTTATTAAACTTTTCTTAAACGGATTAAGACCAATTGATACAAACCCATTGTTATCAAAGTTGTATCTGAATTCTCCGACTTTTTCTAACACATCACACTTGTTGATAATGAGTTTAGTTACACCTGAGAGATTAATTGCATCAACTAGCTTTCTAACATTAAGCCAATTAACAAGTCTCTTTCTACCTGTTGTGGTTCCAACCTCGCCACCGATTTCAATAATCTTGTTTAGAATTGGATCATCCCATAAAGATTCGGGGAATAACGGATCTACGCCACTCTTAGTATCATAAATCTTTGCCACACCAATAATATCACGAATCTTCTTTGGAGAAAATCCAAGTGAGCAAGCATTATGAGGAAAGGTTTCAGAACTTGTCACATATGGGTAATCGCCATAGTTAATATCGAGCCAAATACTTTGAGCACCTTCACATAAAATTTTTCCTTTAAGATTTCCATCCCAATGATATATCGGATCAATCGAAGAATCTTTAATTTGTAATCCGACTCTATTTGCCTTTGCCGCATAACACGGAGCAATACCCTGACCAGTAGTTCCTAGCTTTGGTTTAAGATAATCTACATCGAATTTAATATGATCTTTTGTGATTACATGAACGTGTGGATGTATTTTAACTAATGATGTATCAAAACCATTTTCTTTGAGATATTCTATCTCCTCATGAAATTTATTAATATTGACTACGCAGTTAGGACCGATAATTGAAGGTTTATTATGAAATACTCCAGAAGGAATGAGATGGGTTTTATACTTTTTATCATTAAGATAAACAGTATGACCAGCATTTGGTCCACCATTCCATCGACAAACCATATCATAATCTTTTGCCAATGCACTTGAGATCTTACCCTTACCCTCGTCACCCCAAGCAAGACCTACAATGATATCTACATATTCAATCATAGGCTTATTATAACCAATGACTGAAATTAATCAAGTATTATAAGCAATAACCTGTCCGCTGGTTAATTTTATTGATTTGTAACTACCATTTAAAACAAATCCCGCTGGAAATGTAGGAACTGTTATAGCACTTATGCCTGTGGTACCAGATGATGTAAGTCCAGCAAATACAGTTGAAGTTATCATTTGTATTCCGTTAAAATTTCCATCAACTTGATTAGTACCGGCAATTACCGTGATCCCATTACTACCTAGATTGTTAACATTATAGGTGGCTTGAGCATATAATGTACGACTTTGATCGTTAGATACTGTTATCCAAGAATTAGTCCATCCACTATTAGAATTAATTGGATTGGAAGATATAATAGGAGAAAGTGTCATAAAAATTAACCCCAGACAATAGGTGAAACAGAAAGTACTTCTTTGGCTCTAATTAAAGCAGAATCATTTGTCCAATTTCCAGCAGCTTCATATTCTTCAGGTCCATCCCAAAGGGTGATATAACGAGGCAATCCTTTGATTTTAGCAATAATACGCTGTCTGGTAAATAAATCTCTTACATCCTCTATCACTATAGGTTCCTGAATAGTGATTACTTGTGCTTCTTGTATAGTAACTTCCATGGTACATATATTTACCCAACCACAGTCTGCTTAAATAAGAAAAAATCGGGATGCCGAGACTCGAACTCGGAATCTCCTGGTCCCAAACCAGGCGCCTTAACCATTGGGCTACATCCCGTAAATGTATAATATAAGATTTTTAGTATTTATCAAGAAAAATGGAAGAGGGAGTGGGATTCGAACCCACGGTACTTTTCAGTACTTTAGTTTTCAAGACTAACTCTTTAAACCGCTCAGACATCCCTCCTTAAAATGGAGCACGGAGTGAGAGTCGAACTCACCATAAAGGGTTTTGCAGACCCTTGCCTAACCGATTAGCTTTCCGTGCTTATAAGGAAGTGGTGGGATTCGAACCCACGGAGCCGATAAAGGCTCGGCTGTTTAGTAAACAGCTCTCGTAAACCGCTTGAGTACACTTCCTTTAAAATATTTAGCATCGCCAAGGGGAATTGAACCCCTATTACACGGATGAAAACCGCGTGTCCTAACCTTTAGACGATGGCGACATCTATAGGTATATTATGTTATTTTATACAAGATAGCAAGAAAAAATTTGTAGAGATATTTAAAAAAAATATAACAAATTACAAAAGGAAAAAGCAAAACCCCCGTCATAGCAGCTTCTAGAGGATCAAGCACATATATACTTAGTTTAAACTTGGGGTATATTACTACTAATTTTTAATATAGCTTGTTTGACCGACATCCACATATCCAAATAGGTATAAGTTGCTAATCTCCCTAAAAAGATGACATTTTTTTCCTTATCTGCAAGTTCTTTATATTTTGCGTATATTTGTAATCCTTCACCCCAAGGAACCGGATAGAAAGGAATATCATTATCACTACAATCTTTTGGATATTCCTGAGTTATTATTGTAGGTCCTTTATGTTCATAATTAAAATAGCTATGATCATAAATTCTAGTAAATTTATTAGTTTTGTTATTCTGATTTATAATTCCACAATCTAGTTTTGTATTACTTGTTTTATGTTTAAAATCCAAACTTCTATAAGGAAGCCTTCCATAACAAAAATCAAAATATTCATCAATCTTACCTGTATAAATGGTTAAATCTGCTTCCTCTGCATACCTCCAATAATCACAGTCACAACCAAGAACAACTTCAATACCTTCCAACATTCGCTCCATCATCTTCGTATAACCATCCTTAGGAAGACATTGATATTTCTCTCCTTCATACCAAGTAGGGTCCTCACAATCTTTAGTTTTAGGTACTCGATTAGTAATAGATTTAGGAATTTCTTCAAATTTAACACCCCATTGTTTTTCTGAATAATCTCTAAAGATTACATCAACAATTTCTTCCTGTGACAATTCTCTTCCAAGTTCTTCTACAGTCTTTTTGCTATAAGGAAGAGAAAGTAACCCAAGTTCTGTATTACCTTTTGGTTTGTTTAGATATTGAAACCAACTAGTATAACGACTCAAAAAATTAAATACTTCTTCGTCATTTGTATGAAAAAGATGAGGACCGTAATTATGAACTAATGTACCACAAAGATTACTATCATAACAATTACCACCTATATGATTTCTAGTGTCATATATGGTTATATCATATCCCCTTTCTTTGAGAAGAATAGCTGATGTTATCCCTGATAAACCACAACCAACAATTTTAGCTTTCATATAATACAAAAAATGGAGCCCAGTAAGAGAATCGAACTCTTGTTTGATGATTACAAATCAACCGTTTTACCATTAAACTAACCGGGCGTCTAGAATCTAATAGGTGTATCTAATTTAGTATAGACATATCTTTTTTCTCCTGGGACTTTTCTAAAAAGAGGATTTTTAGTTTTTAGAGAATAACAAAGAGGAATATCTTCTGGATTTTCTAAATCTTTTCTACGAGACCATACAGGATTGCCTTTTTTATTTTTACCTATGCCATAATTCATTTGATATCTTTTCTCTCCGGTTTTAATATCTACTAAATTAATTCGATAACGATTAATACCTATACGATTATTATGTGTAATCTTAAAGATAGCTCCTTGTTCAATCAATACAGGTCTGTCATATTCATCATAAGCAATGGAATTAGGAGGAGCTTCGAGCACCATACCTTTAATGACTTGACTTTCAATGTTTGCTAGTGCTACATGAATCATATATAAAATATATGATAAAATATGAGGATAAATCAACCCTTAATTCACCAAAACATCTTTTTTGTTTAATGTATATACAGGGCTATTACAACAAACCCTAACCATATAAGAATCTACTGTTTCGTTAACGATTTCCACTACTTGTCCTTTTAAAAGTGGATCACAATTATTAGTTAATATGACTCCATTACGATAACAGTATCTTTTATTTTTCACAAATTTATTTACTATGCTAATATATTATTTCAAAGCATCTTCTATAAGTTTAATTAAAGAAGGGCTTGAAGATTCATGTGTATGAATTGCAATAGCAGCTCTTTGTGCTTGAGCTTTTTTCTTTGAAAGTGGTTTTTTACTAAAACATTTACCACCTGTTGTTTTACAAACTTTATATCCGGTTTTACCATTTGCTGTTACTTTTCTTATTTTATATGGCATATTATTTTTTCTTTTTTATTTTTCGGCAATCATTAACCATTTTACCATTTTTCTTCTTCATACCTACTTTTTTAAAACCTTTCCAACAATGTATTTCGTTTAGTATAGTAGATATTTTTGCGTCAAATTTCATATTAATTTGAATTTTTTACTGATGTCTGTCTTTCCAAATATGTTACTTTATCATTTAAATTGTCTAATTGTTTTTGGAAAATGCTTGAAAGTTGATTGTAGGATTTTAATTGTTCAGCAAATGCTGTTTGATTATTAATAATAGTCTCTAATTTTGATTGAGTTACTTCAAATCGGTTTTTAAAAATTTCGTCTTGTTTTTCTGTATAAGTTCTAAAATTATCCTGTTTAACATATGTAGTAGACATCCACATAGTGTAATACCCCACTGCTAAAAATAAAGTAACTGTTAATAAAGGTTTAATAATTAAATTAATAAATGGGCGATGTCTTTGCTCAAATACGTTTAATTTTTCTATAAATTTATCACTATTTTGATCAGGGGTGTAACTATTCATCTGATATTATTTACTTATACTATTCAGGTCTCCTCTTGTGTAAAAGTGGCCCAAACCAATGCTGGATGACCGGTGTTATATTCAAAAATAGCTTCGGTCATTTGCTCTTTTAATTTTTTTTGATATTTTCTAACAATTTTATATGCATTTTTAATAACATTCATGTCTTCATCCTTTTCCCATAGTACGGTAGTTTCATAAAAGGGTTCTGGCAATATAACGGCGCCAGCCGAAAGAAATATAGTTTTGGCAAAAAAGGCCTTGTGATTCAAACACAATTCTTCTTTTAATTTTTCGTTTATTTCAAAATAATTCATTATTTTATTTTCATATTTTTTTCCATTTCAATCAACTCTTTTAATGCATCTTCTGGAGATAAAATTTTGATACTAGGAGAAGCAGACTTTATAGGAATTTCTTCTTTTGGCATTAAACTAGCTAATTGTCTCATTACATCAATTTCTAATTGATTAATAATAGGGTCCTTCTCTATAGAAGGGAAATTATTACCAAATCCTAATCCATGACTGGATACAGAGGTTTTTTTAACTTGTTTTGAATATACATCTTTTAAATCCATTATGTGCAAGTTTCTACAAGTTTAGCTTCTGCTTCTCTTCTTTCTAGTAAACCATCTAAACCCTTACCTTTCCATATTCTCTTCATTTTTCTTAGTTCTGCCGCTATACCTTTATAATCTTTCTTTGGTACTAAATCTCGAATATTACGCATTTCCAAGCGACTGTCGCCGGATAGAGAAGACCCTCTATTAAATACTAAAGAAACAATAGCTCCATAAGCATCATCACATAATTGGTCTAAACCAGGAAAAGCCTTTTCTGCTAACCTAGCAAACTTAGACCAAATGAGATTATCAAACATTTCGATTGCTTGATCCCAGGTTACAGCAATTCCGCTATCTTTATGTTTTTTAGTATAATCTTTACCAGCTTGTCCTGTTTTGCCAGATGCACCCTTAATTATTTCTAATTGATCTTTTGGTAAAAAATGAAACAACTTTTCAAGTTCAGTTGGTGAATAATAACCACAATCAACACCAATCCCTAAAGTAAACCCACTAGCACCACCGGGCCATTCAGGTTTTGTTAAATGTTTTTCATAATAGGTTTTTCCTCCACCTACTTCATATTCTAAAATAAGTGATAATGCTTTTGAACTTGGTTGTTTCATATTTCTACCTCCGAAATGTTATAGTCATCTTCCTTTGCATTGTTTGTTAATATAGTTTCATTTATATTAACATCTTTTTCTTCTTTGGTTGTTTCACTGTCTGCTTCTCCTGCTACACTTGCACTAGATGAACTATTATATTTCAAGTCAACAAGACCCTGTGCGCCTATATAAACCGATATGACTAACCCAAATATTTCTATGATTTTTGTGAATATGGTAGAATACGCTGTTACTACAAAATCATGATCTGTTGGAATAAGAAAAAGAAAACCAACTGCCATTAAAAACATAATCACAATCATAATAATTGCTGAAAAGATTACAAAAAACTTTTTAGATGCAAGATGGTTCGTGTCTTCCATCTTCTTCTCCAATTCAGGTGGAGTATTTGGCGGTGCCTTTCCATTTGTAAGAAAAGCACTAACGGTTTGACCTATATTAAGAATATTCTGCCACATGACAGAAGTATTTACCTCAGATTATAAAAGGTAGAGACATTTTACCATATGATATGGCCACCCTTAAACCAATATAACCACCAATTAAAACCAATAATCCAAGAATTACAAAATTTCTATACCATATAGATGAATCTTTTTCCGAAATTTTTAATTTTGCATTATTATAAGAATTTAATAGATCTGATTGAATCTTTTCATTTTTTTGTTGTTGTTCAATTATATTTTTTGTAAATTTATCCTTTTCGGTAATTTCTGATTGTAGTTGTTTTGCAATTTCTTTATTTTTTATCAATTCTTTATAGTCATCTGTATTAACAACTATAACCTTATCACCTTTAAGTTGTTCCGGCAAAACAACAACTCTTTGTCCAGTTGGTGTTTTCTTCACATCAACCGTTTGATATAAACTTTTAACATCAAGTCTAATACTGGGAGGATTTACTAATTTTGTTGTTTCATTGGAATAATACCATGCCAAATCAATTCTACCTTTATCCAAAGAATCATTAACTCCATAGACAGCTTGTTTTAAAGGCTCAGATTGTTTTTCTATATATTTGGGCAAGCACCCACTCAATAAAAAAACGGATAAAAATAAGATAGCAAATTTATTCATAATAATACTTACAATATTATTTTTCATCCATTGTAAAGCATGTCATTTTCAATTTTATATTCATTCCTATAATCTCCAGCAATACTTGTATCGCTATTATAACATGACGGACACATTTTAAATGATGAACTGTCTGCCAAATTACTAAAACCATAAGAAGGCAAATTATCTGTGGAATATGTGTTTCCGTTATTCCAGGCCGTGGGGAGAACTGCCTCACATTCTGTATAACCATATTCGCTCTTAAGGTTATTATCTTTAAGATTTCTGACAGCCTTTTCTAGTAAATTGACAATAATGTCATTAACTGTAATATCCTGCTCACAGGATTCTTTAATAATATATTCAAGGGCTTCCCTTGGCCATTCTTCCATATCTAGTTCCAATTTAACATATTTTTCAAGTTTAACTGATCCATCATTTTGTAATTTAAAATCAAATTTATCCCCAGGTTCAATATTAAGGGTTTTAAGTTCATCTTCCGTAAATTGAATAAAGAGATCATTAGTCGGTTGTAGTGTTTTCTTCATAGATAGCATGATATATCATTTGTGTTGATAATTCAACTGAATAATTAAATGGAATATGAATTTCAGCATTGATTGCTGGTTCGTAAATTGAATCAATCCCAGTAAAGTTTGTTATTTCACCAGCACGCGCTTTTGCGTACAGTCCTTTTGGATCGCGATGCTCGCAAATATCAAGCGGTACATCCAAATAAACTTCAATAAATCGTACATCCGAATATGTTGTAAGAATCTTACGCGCTTCATTTCTCATTGACTGAAGAGGAGAGATCATCGCAACAATAATAACATTAGCCTTCTGAAATGTTAGCATATTCTTAGCCATATAGATAGCTTCATACACCACACTCTCTCTGCTCTTCATGTCAAACCCTTTTGGTTTATCGTGTCTAGCTCTAATATCGTCTCCATCTATTAGTCCGACACGGTGATTATCTTTGAGTAAATTCTGGAGAGATTTAGCTAGAGTTGTTTTACCAGCTCCAGACAACCCTGTAATCCAAACAACAATAGGCTTCATTTGTTTAAGTCAAGATTATACTCTCCGAGTAATCTCCAGAGCTCATCTCTCAAAGCATAACAAGCATTAACTTCTTCCTTAGAAACTTCATCAGTAGCATACTTGGTTTTGTTTCTCAAGAACTGATCAAGATCCCAAAGAACAGAATAATACTTTCCAGCATTATTAATTTCTTCAAATTCTGACTGTTCATCTGGTAGATTAAACTCTATTGTAACTTTAGGCATACTATATTGTAGTGTATATTTTAAATATTGCCAATAAATATTTTTAACAATAATGAAAATTTGTTACAATTTTATGGTGTGCAGAGATCTGCACGAACAAAGAACAAGAGGATTATACAAATATATAAAAAAAAATATAGATAAAAATTCCAACTTTTACCTAATAAGTGGATTTGATCAATTTGATGATATACCAATTGTTAAATTATCTGATACGGATGATTATCTGTCCTGTATAGATAAAACTTTAAAAATATTTGATTATCATAAGGATAGTGATTTTGATTGGTATTTTATAGGTGATGATGATACTTTTGTTAATATACCAAATTTATTAAATTATATTAGTGAACTTGACAATGATAGTTTAGAAGTATTTGGTAATAAAGTTAAAATTGCCGGTAAAAATGAATTTCATCTCTATGGGGGTAGTGGAATTCTTATGAATGCAAAAACTTTTAAAGTATTAGGCAAGTTTATTATTGATAATGAATTTAAAATCAGAGATACAAAACATAGTGATATATCTTTGGTATATAATATTAATAAATTTAATAATTTATATGTTAATAAAATTAACACAATTACAATACCTTATATGTATAGACTCGTAGATGTGGTATCTCAAACTGTAGATTATAAAAAATTAATAACTTTACATCTTAAAGACATTTCAACATATATACAATTTGATAAAATAATACAAAAAGTAAAAAACAGTAAAAATTTTAAACTTACATTTAAAGGGGAATGTTTTAATTTTGATGAATTAAAACCAAAATGTATATTGTTACAAGATGATATAGACAAACAAGTTAAAAAATTTATACATTAAATATGTTTTAATTTTTAATAATTTTAAGCTCTTCTACAACCTTTTCAAGCCTTTTCACTCTTGTTTCGAGGTCATCAGGTAAAGATTCAGCTACAGCTTTATCTTTTTGTTCATTTAACCACTTTTTATATTCTTCAGGATGTGCTGATGCTGCTCCATCCCAGCCTCCCCAATGAATAGGGTACATAGGATGCTTTTGTTTCTTTTCTAAACCTTCTTTTGTAAGCTTATCAATCTCTTCATTAGCTGCCTTTAATTCATCAATTCGCCTGTTGAGACCATCGATATAGTGCTTATATTCATCATAAATATCCTGCTTTAATTTCCCTTTCTCTGCTTCCATTCTATCAAGAACTTTTTTATATTCTCCAATAAGTCTATTTAACTTATCAATTTCTTTATTAGCTGTCTCTAAATTAATCCATGTATTAGTATATGTTGATGCCAATTTATCAGACCTATCTGACTCATCTTCAATAGTCTTTTTAAGGATCTCAAATGATTCTTTCTTTTCCTTCTTCAAAGCTTCAATCTCTTTATTAGCTGCATTGAGCTGATGCTTATACTCATCTCTTTCTTTAGAGTATTTATCACAATCATTTTGTACAGCCTGAAACTTTGCTTCCATATACTTCAGACCACCTTTGTTGAGCAAAGCATTATAATCAACAGTCAACCTATTATTGTTTTTTAGCAGCTCACGATTTTTGTCCACTACTTCTTGATAAAGATTCATCCAATTCTTATTACCATTTTGATTTTCGAGATTCTCATCTTCAAGCTTTTTAATTTTTTCTACTAATTTAACATTTTCATCTTTATGAGCATTTACAGCTGCTGCCATAGTTTCTGAATCTTCTTTATAAGCTGCAGCTGTTGCTTCTGCAGCCAACCATTTTTGTCTAAGTTCTATTGCATTATTATGTTCTACAGTTCCATCCTCTTCAATGGACTCTAGTTCCTCTCTTAGGATTTTATTCTCATTCAAAAGAGTATTGTACTTTGTAATTAACTGATTTACTGTCATGTCATTACCATTAGCATCCTTAATAGTTGTTGACCAAGACCAGCTTGGATATACATTAGAATTCTTATCTACAATGTTTGTAGATTCATCAACAGTTTTTTCTTTTGGCCAGAAGTCGAACATATTTAGAATTATAGAGCAAAAGGATGGAAAGTCAAATAAATAGTCTAGATGTCTAATGTTTTAGTAATCTCTGATGTTCATCTAGGAAGCCCTGTATCTAGAGTTAAAAAGGTAGTCCAGTTACTAAAGAGTGAAAAGTATGATCATTTAATAGTGAATGGAGTGTCAAGAATTTTGAATTTCTAGTCTTAGAAGATTCTCTATAATAGAGGTCATTTCTTCTTATGTGAGCTATAATCTATAGTAATGTGACTACAAGCAATGAACTCTTTACCACATTCATAACACTCTAAGTCAGCCTCTTGACCATGATATTCAAAAAAATCATATGAGTCCTTAAACTCATACCCACAATGAGGACAAACAACATCCCTTGTAAATGAACAATCAATTTCTTTATTAAACATGCCTTAATACTATAGACATTCTATGGGCTAGTCAAGACTAAAAGCTCTTACTCTTTACATATTCAAGAAGATCATTCTGAATAGATGGATTCTTTTGAATTAAAAACTGAACAAGATCATCAACATTATCCAATGCATCTCCTACATGATCAGCATCACCAATAATTGTATGAAGAGGATTCAAAATATCTGTATAGAGATTATGGGATGATTCTTTTACAACCTTTATATAAGCCTCTGTTAATTTATCAAATTTACTCATATTATTATTTATTCTAAATTGTCTAGGTGGAGGTGTCAAGCTTGTTCTTTATAGGCTTTGTGTATTTCGAATTTTTCTCTTTTTCTGGTAAGACAAAGATCTGAATTTATATCAGAATATAATAATTTGTAAAGATTTAGACAGTTTGCACTTCCATTAATTCTAACTGAAAATATAGAATGATCTGGAAAGATCTTAGATGTTGTTACACCATTTTTATTTAAAAATTCAGCAAAAGATGTTATAGTATTAATATGCCCACAGAGCCCAGCTTCTAATGTCTTATATTGCCACTTCTTCACTTTAGGGTTCAAAAGGGAAACATATCCATCTCCATCAAAAACTCCTCTCCAAAAATGCCTTTGTAAGGGTCCATCTATCTGAGGTGTTGTAATGTTGTAAGTTTTATTTCTAGTTAATCCAATAGAATTAAGATCCTTTATCATTTTATCTGATCTTAGATTTAATCTTGAAACTATTGTTTCCTTTTTTATCATTTTCGATGATTTGGTTTTTATAGTAGCTATTCTGTTATTTCCCTTAATACATTTTATAAATGTTTCAATAATATGTCTATCAACATCCTTAATAGCTATTATAACTTCCCTTTCACCAACATGGCCATCAGCAAGCATAAAACCTAAAAAATAGGCTTTTTCTGGTGTATCAATACTCTCAAAGAAATTGTGATCAAAAGTATATTTTGTGCTTGATTCTTGTCTATTCCTTATCTTTGCACCAGTTTCTATAATAATTCTTCTTATAGTTTTAGAAGATATATTATATTTTTTACTCAGCTTAATACTTGATAGTCCTTCATTATACTCATTAAGTATTTGTTGTGTAAGGGTTGGGTGTAATATTATTTTATTCATAATATTACTTAATCATTATCACAACATTACCCTTAAACTTTATGAATAAAAATAATATTTTAGTTATTTCAGATATACATCTTGGTTCACCTGTGTCAAGAGTTAAATCTCTTGTCAAGGTTTTAAAAACAGAAAAATATAATCATTTAATATTAAATGGGGATGTCTTTGATTCAAACTATATAGAAAGATATAAAAAGCATCATTGGAAGGTATTAGCATTTATTAGAAAGATAGCTAAAAAGAAAGAAGTTACACTCATTCGAGGTAATCATGATATCAATTCAACATTCTTAATAAAGGTTCTAGGCCTAGAATTTGTTGACAAGTATGAATTAACAATAAACAATAAGAAGTTTTTGTTTATCCATTTCCATCAGTTTGATTCATTCATTAAGAAGTATCCAGTCATAACCCATATTGCTGAAAGCATTTATTATTTTTTCCAGAAGATAGATAGATCCAGAAAGTTTAGTAGATGGTTAAAGAGAACATCCAAGACATTTTTGAATGTTAAAATTAAGATCAGAAACAAGGCTATAGACTTTATTAAGGATAAGGATTATGATGCCATTGTTGGAGGGCATATCCATTATGCTGAAAGCTTTGTATGTACTGAGTCAGGAAAAGAATATCACAACTCAGGCTCTTTTTGTGATGAACCTTGTCACTATCTAATAATTGACAAGGAAGGTAAAGTTACTTTGAAAGAGATTTAAATCTCATAGAACCAATTCTTCTTCTTGATTAGATTTCTCTTTGCTTTAAGCAAACCTTTCTTAAACTTCCTGCTATACTTCCTTCCTCTCTTAACTGTCTTCTTTACATCCCAAAAGATCATAAGAAAGAATATACCAAAACCTAGAACCATTAAAAGCATTGCTATATGAACTGGCAATAGATAGTCTTCTTTATTCATAATCTTCTTCCTCCTCAATATCTGGAACAAGTTCTAGGACTCTCTTCTTATAACCTTCTATCTCATCTTTATTAAGAGCTTCATGTTCATATGAGATACTATCTTCAGGTGGGTATAAGAACCAATTAATCTCACTCATGATACCTCTCTTCAAGACAGAATGAATAAGAAAGTTTTCAGCATCTTCTAATGTGCCAAAAGCTTCTACACCAATGTCTCTCATGATATAGCCATGGTGCTCAACTTCATACTCAACATGAGACCCATAATAATAATGAGTATTAATCCTAAAGTGACAATCACAGTCTTTGAAATGATCTCCAGATATCAAGGAATACCAGATCTTATTGAGCTCAATTATCTTTTCATGATTTGTCATTGAAATGCCTCCTCTCCAGCTTCATAGATCATTTTGTTTAGTTCTACAATATTACCTTCCATGATCATATCAAAAGGAATTTTATTATCAAGAACCTTATTAGGTGTACCAAGCCAAGCTATAATCTTATCCTTCTCCATAAAAGGCTTTAGCTTTTGAATAAAGAGATTTAGTTCAGCGTACTCCTTTAGTTTATCTTCTAACTCATCCATAATCTTATTCTATAGTAAAAGAAGACTAGGTCAAGAGTTTTTAATCTCGAGACCTAGCTGGGCGTAGAATTTCTTCCTTAGATCATTCCACTCAATCGGGGTATAGTTAATCTGCTCTGCTGAGATACAGAAGTATCTTGGATCAACAACATCATCCCAACCTTGAGGACGAACCTCCATTACCTTTCTCTGATGAATATGTCCATGAATGTTACCTCTGAACCTACCCAAGCAGCCTGGATGAATAGGAATGTGGGTAATAGCAAAGTTGTCTAGAATATGGAATGCTCTGATATCATAGAAGTATGGAAGATAATCCTTTAGCTCTCCAATATCATGATTACCCTTGATAAGAACCTTCTTACCATTGAGCCTATTCATAATATGAATCTGCTTCTTGGCCTTCATTACAAGGTCTCCACAAACATAAACCTTATCAACAGGTCGAACAACCTTGTTCCAGTTCTCGATCATTGCCTCATCCATCTCTGCAGGATTGTCCCAAGGACGAAGCTTGGTGCCATCATCACGAAGGAATCTACAGACTCCCTCATGGGAGAAGTGCGGGTCAGCTATTAGAAATACTTGATGCATGATCTATATATAATAGGTTCTTTAGCTGGAACTAGCAAGCTAAATCTTATCAAACAAAGCCGCTGTTGAATTTATATCCACTTGCCCCTGATCAACAAGAAGCACCTCAATACCGGCTTGTTGAGCCAGAACACAAACTTGAACATTATCATCAACATGAAGAACACTCTTCAATTTTAAAAGAAAAGGAGTTTTATTCTTTCCCGCTGTAGCTACTACAGATTTAATTGGTAGGTTATAAAGCTTAATCAAATCCCAACATTCGGATACATGCTTCTCCTCTCTGGAAGTCACAACGTGAATATCATAACCTTCCTCATGTTTTTGTTGAACAAGGTCATGTACTCTTTTAATAGGTTCAGATGTTGTACCAGAAGCAGCCCAAAGACTTCCTATTTGATAGGAAGGATCTTCAAAGAGACAATCATCAAAGTCAAAAGTAACTACTTTATTATTCAAGTTATTAACCATTTTATTTCTAAATAAAAAATTATTAATATTAAAATAATAGAGACTTTAACAATTAATGGATGATTCCAAATTTTATTCACGTTAAAATCTCTATCCAGTCAAATATTTTAAACATATTAAAATTCCCATTTAGGAGCATCCTTTTTATCAATAATAGAATTGGTCATGTCATCAAGCTGCTTATAGATATGATCATAGGCACCTATACTATTAAGATACTTTTGCTTCTGCTCCTCTTTTTCTTTCTTTTGTTGGGCATGAAACTTATCTTCTTGTTCCTTATAAAAGTTATCAAGACCAGTATCAATAACAGTATAGGTACCATCCTCATCAATCTCAAGGATTTGCTTAAGGCCACAATCAATATCAATACAAAGACCTTTATTACGAAGCTCTTCAATATCAATACCATTTCTCATAGGTGTATGTCCACAGACTTGTTTGATGCCTGAAGTATCATCCCACCAAGAACCTGAATAAGACTCCTGCATCTGATCTCTCCAAAGCAATCCACCAACTCTATGCATTCCACCTCTGCACCTTCCAGCTCCACAGAGTTCATTGCTAAAGATTCGAGCATCAAAGTCCTGTTGAATCTTCTTCAGCTTAATCTCAAGAATCTGATCATCCATTCCATAAGGAGGACTAGAGAACCAATTAGGATGAAACCCAGCATGAGAAAACCAAAATCCATTCTGCTTGTGAGCAAACTTAATTTTATCCCAATCCTCATTATTCAGAATCCTGTTAATAGCATCATCCTTAGCTGGACTATAACCAGAGCAATAATAGATCTGATCACCAAGATTGGATCCAGGTCGAACATTCTTATAATGATAATTGATATCATGGTTGCCCATCAAATGAATTCGATTAAGCTTAGACAATGACTCCTTGAGCCAACGAGCTGTTTGATCAGCATCCAAAGCTGTATCATTAAAGTTGTCGAAAAAATCACCAGTGAACACAATAGTATGAGTATCATCATACTTTGATGCAACAGCCTCAGCTTGTACCCAGCGATTGTGAATATCGCCTATTGCTATAATCTTGCTCATGTACCTATAGTATAGGAAACCTAAGGAATATTCAACGAAAAAGGAAAATAAAAGTCTTGATTAAAGTCCACCAAAGTATAGCACTCAAAGTGAGTAGACCCAACCAAACAATTAAGTTTTCAAATGATCTCATATTAGTACATGTTTCGGATAATCCAAAGCCTCAGTTTGGACAAACTATTGACTGCCTTATCAATAATAATAGAGACATTCTTCCAAAAAGTACTCCAATATTTGAATGTAATCTTATCAAGAACTTTCTTAGTCTTAGTCCAAGGATGATTAATATAAGCATTGTGTTGGTCTATCCAATGTTTTTCATCTGCTTCATTCTCTTCAGCGGTTCTAATAATATTTCCACTAGTGAGCACAAGTTTGGTTAACTTACCTTTAACAAAGGTTGCAGCAAACTCAAGATCCCAGGTATTACCTTTCAGGTCTTCACTGTAGTAATAAAAGTCTACAACTCCAGTATAATCAACACTTTCATTTTTACGACCAGATTCCACAAACTCATAAGGCCAGCAAAACTTCTTTTGCTTTCTCGCCTTCTCTTCTTCGTCTTCAGTCATTGTACGAACATACTCACCCTCAATTTTAAGGACTGAGAGTTTTCCAGACTTACTAATATTATATGTTGCCATCGAATTGTCTAAAGACTTTGTTTGAAAAGACTCTTTAGACCAATCGGTATCAGGAAAAGCCTTCTTAATCTCTTTAGTTAGAGGTAGCTTTTTTTCACAGTGTATATAATCGAACATTCCCATTCCTCTATAATATAGAAAAATAAAAGTAAATCAACATAAATAATAAAAAATGAATTTTAAAACCTTTTTTAATGAAGCTACTCATCAACAAATAGACAAAGCAGTCTCAGCCAGTGATTGGCAAAAATTTAGAAAAAGCTTAAAAGGATTATCTACTTCTACCAAGTTACAAAAATTAAGTAATTGGGTTAGCAAAAAACACGATTCTAAAAAAGCTAAACTCCAAGCATCTAATTATAGAGGAGCTTTAAGAAGGGGTGGTCAATTAAAACCTGAAAAAAAGGTGTAAGTTCCTTTGTCCCGACAACTTGAAGCGTCCTTCATTATGTGTTGGTTTTGTACGAACTTACGACGAGCCGGTTACATCACACAACCTTTCGCGAACGATCATGGAGAGGTATTTGCCGACTTCAATTAAATTGGTGGAGGCGAGGGAATGGAAGCGAGGGGAGTCGAACCCCTGTGTTCATACTGTTCTATTTATACTTCTACATGCTTAGGTAAATTTAGCATTTGATTGACTACAGGCTGCTATGGCTTACCGACCTATCTTTTAGAGTCTGCCTATGTAGTTGAAGAGTACCACACAACCCCTTGTACTTTTTTTCTAAGAATCACAAGTCCTTCTAAACCTATTGTTATGCTAAGAGATTTAATAGGATCCTCTCTCAGTGTTAAGCAGCCATAAGGCAGAGCTCGTCTTCGTTGGAGAAGAGTGACTCAGCTATATTTGTCACGAATGACTTGACAGACTTAACTGCATTGGTTATTACCTTTGCATTTATGTTTTAATCAGCTTTTATAGTGGCCAGCTGATCAACCACTGCGTGCGATACAAACTTCGAGTATGAGTCGAAACCAGTACGCCCCCAAAATTATTTATCAAAGAACTATTATTAATATATTATCCCTTAATAATATAATCAACAGCTTTTTTTATTCTTTTAAGAATATTTGGTCTTTTTTTATTTAAAAAAACCGGCTTCTTGATGTTATCGGATTCTTCTATATAAAAATCTCTATAATTTCTGTTAGATGTATATTTTATTGGTTTCATTGTTGATCTCTATAGTGTGCTCCTAATATTCTTCTTTTTATATTAAAAGATTTCTTATGTTCTTCTGTAATTAATTTCTCTGTAGGAGTTTTTGTAATTTGATTTGTTTCTATCAAAGAATTATAAGCTAATACTAAAGCTATTGCAAGAGGGTCAAAAACTAATACAATAGCAAGCGTAAACCATTTAACAACTGTGTCCACGTCAACATTAAAAGCTTTAGCAACATATTTAAGCGTTCCAATGTCAACTTCCTTTGATCCTGCAATTTTTTCTTGGATTGAATCCTGACTAACTCGAAATAGTTCATTTGTAAGTTCATCAACTCTAGCTCTTGTTGTGTTGATTTCTTCGCCTGATCTTTTAATATCTTCATATATTGGTCTAGCCGATTTGGTTGACATTTCTGGTAATCTTTTTTCTTGTGCTTTTCTTGCTTCATTTAAAGTATTTATTCTATCATTTAATTGTTTGATCTCATTTGTTAAAAACTCTTTCTTAGAATTTAAAGCTTCCTGTTTAGTATCAGTCAGTTCAACCTTAGAATGGGACATTTGATAGGCACCAGTAAGGAATCCAAAGATGCCTAATGAAGTAATAGCCATCAGAACAACAACAGCTATTGTTAGATAAACTTTTAAAAGCTTTCCACAGACATTCCAGTACCTATGAAGAAAGGAAGCAGCAACAAGCTTTCCAGCTTCCAAGCCTCCAGCCATAATGCAAACAGCTATAAACTTAGCTGCATAGAGAGCTGCTAGTCCCTGTACAGAAAAGAAAGCAGCACACCCAGCAACAATTAAAGCCACTACACCAATAAGAATAGTAAACATAGTTACTAATACTTATTCTTAAAGAGCTTCTATAAAATTCATTGTTGCAACAATCCAGGCATCAGAAGCAGCTGGTGACAATTGCTTAACCATTAATACAACTTTATCAGCATCCGAGTAATCAATATTGGATCCCATGTTTAAGAAGTTCAAAGCTGTCTTTACATCTATTGTTGCATTTGAAGTAGCATAACCTCCTAAGAGTTCAATGCCTTGAGAATTAGCACCAGCTGATAAATTAACACCATTTGTTGTATGATCAGAAGGAGTTGTATAAGCCCAC